CTATCTAATTTTTCAACAACAGATAATTTTTTTAATATGTCTTGAAACTTAGAATAATTTACGTTTCTAAAAGTTTCATAAGGTACTTGTTCGTTTAATTTTTGAGATGCAAAATCTATAAAGAAACTTTCAAAGTATTCTAATATCTCAGGTCTAAATGTTGCAATTAAATCCAGTGCCTTTTTGTAGTTTGTTGTTAATGAAAAAGTATTTCCTGTACTTCTAAAATATTCATAAGGACTCGGAAATGTTTGACCACTAAAACTAGTTGTGAAAAAATCGTCAGTGTACCATAGAGTTCTAAAACTTATCTCCTGTGAAAACTCAAATGCATCATCATTTTGTAGTTTATATTCTTCAATACCACCCATTGATGGTAATAAAGTGTAATTCTTATCAGTTGAAATGTATTTTGAATTATCTAAAAATACGTCCCAATAGTTTCTATTTGATTTCTTTCTTACCCTATGTTGTATTCTTTGATTAACGGTATTTGCACTGTATGAAATATTACCTAAACTTGTGTTATATGTGGAGTAATCATTAACTATTTGACTATATATTGCTTGATAAAATGGGTTAACTCCAACGTTAGTATATCCCGTATAAGTTGTACCTGTAGTTGAACCTGTCACTGATGGAATAACATCCGTATATGGAATATATGTCACACCGGTTGTTGAACCTGAAGATGTGGAGATTCTTGGTATGATGTCAAATGTGATGTTTTCATCATAAACAACATAAATCGTCGCACCTGTAAGTCCTGTTAAAGGTGTTTGTGATAATTCAATCGTAGTTGAATTTGTTATTCCTGTTATAATCGTGTTATTTGCGGTTTGTCCGGTACCTGAAATAACAACAATTTTCATTCCTGTTTGTATATTGGTCACTGAAGGAACTGTAACAGTTGTACCTGTACTAGACACCCCACCAATAATTGCTGCGGTAAGTGATGTGTTATTATCAAATAAAGTTTTACCTGATAATGGTCTTACGTTATAACTTGAATTAATACAACCATCTAATATATCGTAACCATCAATTAAATGAGTTTTATATCTATGATAAATCGACCCCCATTTTAATAATAAATGATAAGGTACGAAATGAGTTGCGGAAATTTCTCTAAATAAAGATGACGTTAATATTGTGTTTCCTTCAAATATTATTTCTTCATCTAAATCAATAAAAGGTAACGAATTGAGTAACAAATATGCTGACCCCACATATTTTCCTTTAACGTTTAATTTGTTAAAATCTGAATAAAGTTGATTATGAAAATATGGGGTATTAAGTATTGATGTTGTGTTTCCTGATATGTTTATCGTATTCGAAAATAAATCAATATCACCATATAATGATGAAAGTGGGTCGTTAAATCCTGTTTTTAACCAAGAATTAATACTGATAGGAGAACTAATAAATCCTTGTGATGTGTTTAATTTTAATATACCATTAAATTTAAAGTTATCATCAGTAAATGATTCTTTATTGATGTAATCTAAATAAGTTGTTGAATTAAACGGATATATGTTTTTTCTATATGGTTCAGGTTTGTAGTTCAATAATAACTTATTTAAACTATCTTCGTCTAAATCACCATTAGAATTTGTTGCATTTTCAATATAACTTTCAAATTTAAATGGTTCATTTAATGAATCAACAATATATCCTGTTGTTGGTAAATTGTCTCTGAGAAAATTGAATTTATCAAATGGTGATAATGACGGTAATAAACCATCATATTCGGTTTGTGTAATTACCCTACCGTTCTCATCTAATATTGGTACATTATTAGAATCTTTTTTTGGTACAGAATTTCTTATTTTAATGAAACTATCTAATGATGTTAATTTTTTTGCAATTTCAATCAAATCACTATAATCAGATATTGACTCTTTTATATTTTTAAATTCTTCATTGGCCAATTGTTCTATGATTTTATTATTAAATGAATCAAACATCGTTAAATAACGAGCTCTTTCATAAATCTCATAAACAAAAGACGCATAAGTTTTATCAAGATAAGGTATTTCTTCACTTACAACATCAATACCACAAATATCCTCAACTTTATTTGCATCTAAATTTGAATCAAAAACGTAATTAACATCATTTCTTGTTTGCTCTTTTGAAACATTTGTTTCAACCCTTTTTGTTGTGATATTAATAAATTCTTCAACAAAATCCACTTCAGGCCAAAGGGTCTTATCATACGATTTTAATTTAGAAATTAATTGTTCATCACCCGGATATGCAATAACATTTTGTTTTCCACCTGTTTGTGGTTTTTTAACTTCAGGCCACGGATATATATTTTCACCTTTAGACTCTTTTGAAAGATTAGAAATTAAGGTTTTTCTTGTGTTTGAAGCATCGAACGCCTTGTTATGTACGTCCTTCATTAGTCGTATATAAACTTCAGCGTTTGCTAAGAGGACCGCAAACATATTTCTTATGGTTGGTTCAAATCCAAAACCATCTTTACTTTTTATAACTTCATTCATCCTAGCCTCAACATCATCTTCAACTTTTTTTCTTTGTTCCTCAAATGATTTTCTTATTAAAAAGATATCCTCAAAAATACCATCAATATGGACAATTAACTTTTTATCCGTTAATTCTTTGTAATAAGATTGTACATCTTTTACTTTTCTAATTGATATTTTTTTAAAATCTCCGGTAGTGTTGTTTAATAGTGATTCGGTAAACAATCTAGATTCTGATATTTTTTCATTGAAATTTTTTAAGACCAATTCTAATGAACCAGTGTCATTACCAATAATTTTTTTAGGATTGGTTTTTTCTTTATCTTTCAAATAATACCATGGTTGTTGTACAATTTCATTGTTAGTATTTTTGATATTTACCGTAAAAAATTCATCAGAAAGGTTTATTTGACCCCAAGATTTCATTGAGTTTTCAAATTCATTAATTAAATCATCTAATTCTTTAATTCCTTGGAAAATATCCATTCCAACATTACTAAAAATTTGTTGTTCGAGAATTTTATCTAAACTTTCTGCTATATAACCCATTTCCCTAAGTGTTCTTACGGGAAATCCTTTAGGTATTAAACCTTTAGCCTCGTATTGGTTATAAATTGATTTTAAAATTGCATATCCCCTTGACGAATGTTTAATTCTCCTTTCATATTGACCTGTTTTTTCATTAAACGTGACGTTTTTATTTTCTTCAGAAATAAACATGTATGGACAATTTATGACTGCAGATAATGGAATATCGTTTAACCACGCAAAGGTTGAACCAACAAATGTTGTTGTTATTTCAAAATTACCATTTGACTCATTAAATTTAGAATTAAACTTAGTCATATGTAATCTATACCTAATCGCTTTACCATAATAACCTTTTACTGTTAAGTAAAATATTGGCCAAGGTAAATGAAAGAACGCTCTGTACGGTGAATTCTCACTTGATTCAAAAAGTGTTTTACCTCTAACATCAATGAAATTAATTGTAACTTGAGGAACAAAATTTGCACCTTTAACACTAATACTGATAGAGTCAATACCAAAGGTTTGACCACTTGGGTCTTTAAATTGGTTTTCACCAAATGTTACATCATAACCATCTCTATATGTTGATTCTTGTCCTTGTATTGGTTTTGGAACGAAAGAATCGGTCCAAGTAGAATCAAAATTACCATCTCCCGATGCGTTTCTTAAAAAATTTAAATTACCTTTTGCAATTTGTGTTAAAGTATTTCCTACATTATCATCAGCAATAAGGGTTGTTCTCGGAATTAAATCTGCTTCCAAGTTAACGTACATAACCAAATTTTCTTGTCTATGACCTCTTGGTTGTGCATCACCATTTGAATCCACAACACTGTTTGGGTCAATATAGATAAGATTATTTTGGTCAACTTTTACAAGTATGTTTTCACTATTTGTGTAATCCTTATTGTTCTCCATAATATAGATTATATAATTCTACATTTCTTCTGTAATCTTGTAAAGAGGTAACTAGAGGAAATGGTACTCTAATTACAAAATTATCGGGTATTTCAAACTCCACACTACCAGCGGTTGGGTTAGCTTGAAGAATTAACCAACCAAAAACAGGAGTACCGTAATAATCCTGTGATATTTTATCTAATCTGTCCCTACCTTTTTTATAGAACATATATCTGTCGGTAGTTTTTATTGGTATTTCAATACCGGGAACTATTCTAAAATTACCATCTTCAATAAAAAATTGATATCTATCGAAATATTGTCTACTCATTATTTTTTTCTATAAAAATTAAGTTTATTTGTTACATCATTTGAGTCTGAGAATATTTTCTCAACTTCCTCTTTTATCGATGTGTTTGTTTCTTCCGCTGTTGATGCAATTGTAAACTTAATTTCTTTGTCACTCTTTCTGTTTTTAAACTTGGTTAGTTTAAATTTCTTCTCTTCCGGTACGTTAATGAATTTTTCAACTCTCTTTCTTAACTGTTTCTTTAAACTATCAGGATAAAGTAACGTATCCGTAAATTGTGCCATTAGTGCATCAACACTATCTGAAAGTAGTTGACTCATTATGAAATCAAAATCCACACTTTGTACTGTTGGATTTAAGAATGTAATGTTTGTTCCTAAATCTTCAGTTAGTGTTGGGTTATTTTTCTCAATGTAATCAATACATGTTTCATATTCTTTATATAAAATATCCGATGTGAAACCTGATAGTGTAGAAGAATTAACTTTACCATCTTTCACTGTAGAATCCTTACTGTTTTTGATAACAAAGTTTAATTTATCCAATACTTTTATCAATTCGTTTCTTGACGACTCTAAATCAGACATAATGTCTGAATCGGTTAATGAGTTTATTTTTTTCTCAATAATCTCTTTTATTAAAAATGGTTTAAGTATTTTTTCATTGGTATCAGATAATTTTGAACCTGTCATTTCTTTATCAAATTTCAACATGTTAACTAAATAGTTTGCACTTGAAGTTTCAATAAACGAAACCAATCCTGTTTTTAATCCTGAACCATATACCGTCAATTCTTTTGTTTTTTGGTGTAATCCAATTAATGATAAAGTTTTACCCGGTGTTGGTGATGTTATTGTGAATACATCATATTGGTTTATAGGTCTGTAATCATTACTAAATACCATTGTGGTAATATCCTTACCGTATTTGGTATAAACCTCATTATATTTACTTTGGTATTTGTCAAAGTAGTCTTTAGTTGCGTCAAACATTGATTTAACTAATGATGTATAATTTAACACAGTACCATCTTGTAATTGGCCCATATAATCACCCTCGGAAATCTTATTGGTATTTTTTGTGGTATCAGAACCGGTGGCGTTGGTAAAGTTTTTATTTAAATCATCTAAAAATTTACGAGTAAACTCTTCAGCATTTTGACCACCAATCTTTTCGTTTGTTGCAATAGACCTCTCATCATACATTTCTGTATTTGCAAAGAAGTTAGATGATAATGCGTTTTGTAATCTTTCAACAGGTTTCGATAAACCCTGTCCACCAATAAAGTTTAATGAAAGTGTAACTGTTGCAATCATTGGTTGTACACCAATACCTTCAGGGTTTAAATCCCACAACATTTGACCACCCTCATCATATGATATGTTAACGTCCCTAATAACAACTTTTGAGTGATAGAAATCACCGATTCTTAAAATACAAACAGGAGGTGGACCGAAAGATGTATTTCTCGCCCTTAAATCTGTATCATCCGAAATACCTTTAATTGGTATAGTATCACCCGGTCTAATACATTGCAATAAGAAAGTTAAACGAGCATTTAATCCTTCCGGTGTCATAGAGTGAAATGCTGGATGGAAATACTTTAATTTATCTTTTAAAGATTTAAAAACTATTGGGTCGTTCTCTTCAAGTTTCTTAAAATAGAAACACTCAGATAGTGTTTTTGCAATAATTCTTTTTAATGGGTCAATTGCGGGTCTTCTACTAGGTTGAGATGCTGCGATTTGACCATTTGGTTCTAAACGTGTAATAGGTGTAGGTGTTGGTGCCGGTGGTAGAGGTTTTTCTGAACTGTTTTGATATTTTAATTCAAAAGTTGTTTGTCTACAATAAAACGCTATTGGTGAGACAACTTTTAAATCTTTTACCTTAACAAATTCTTTACCTATACAATTTTGTTCAGGATTATTTTCTTTACCTGTAAAATTCTCACCATAATTTCTAGACTGTATAATTAATTTACCTTCATAATCGTACCCAAAACTTTTTAAATCATATTCTTTTATGATTACAATTGGTTCACCCTTTTGTATTATTTCCTTATCATTTTCACCATTATTTTTGTTTACAGGAGTAAACTTTAACGGCCATTTAATATCGGGGGGTTTAGTATTATCTTTCTTTATTCTATCAAAAATATCTTGGATAACACTGTGACTTCTTCTCATTGCCAATCTTTCGTTGTAGTCGTTAGATGCAACAGACGAACAAGAGGATTCAATTTTTATTACAATATTTTGTGCGGTTTTACCCGAAAGACTATCCACAAGTTGATTAATCGTCTCCACATATTTGTTATAATTGTTTTGAGCTTCATCAAAATAACCCGATAATTCTGATTTTTGAAAATCGATATTTGTTTGAGTTATATTGATATTTGAACCAAAAACATATTCTTTTTCTTTAACTACTTGTGGGTCAGTTTGTGTTAATCCCGATAATGTTAATAATGCACTACCAAGAGTGTCAACATATTTTTGTTTATTTGCAGGAGTAACGTATGACTCATATAGTTTTGTGTAATTTTGGTCTGTCCTTATTTTTAAATTATTTGGGTCGGGTCTATCATTTTCATATTTTAAAACAATTTTACCTGAATTAATAGTATCTTCATTTTTTACGTTACTTGTACCGGGGTCAGGTACTACAGGAAATTCTGTAGTTATCTTGTATTGTTGTATAACTTCAGGGTCAACACCCTTATTTAAATATGATTGAATTAATTTAATGTCATTGGAATCTAACTGTGCAAATCTTCTAATTAGTGAATAAAAATCAAGTTCTTCACAACCCGCAAAAAACGCATTGATGTAGTTTTCTGACTCTTCATCAGACATATCTTTAAAATATTCTCTAACTAATAAATTCAATATACTTGGATGGTCAACAATTACTTTGAATGACAATTGACCACTTCTTGATGTGTCTTGGTATGTGTAGATTGGTTCCGGTCTACCTAAGAAGGTATTATCTTGCCATCTAGCTTGGTTATTTTCACTAATTTTTAAATCATATGGTGGAAACCACATAACACGCCCACCATTAGGACCTCTTTCACAAAATGGTAAATCATTATATGTGAAACCCGGTGTGTTGGATGTTCTCCATGCTAAGTTCTCAATAGAGAACATATATTTTTTAGCATAGAAACCATCAGCACCATAACCAGTTACAGGGTCAGGTCCACTTAAAATGTTAGTAGAATTTCTTGCACCAAATGAATTTCTGAAACTATTTTTTGCATCATAATTTCCACTTGACATTGGAGCAATATTAATATTCCATGGTCTACTTTCACCACCCATAATACTATCATCAAACTTTCTAATATTTGCAGTTCGTTTCATAGTATCTGAATAGTTCATATACGACCTATCTTTTGTCCATACTCTACAAAATTCCGCACCTGTTTCTTGACTAAATTGGTCAACAAACTTTATTGCTGAACCTCTCGATAACATAGAATCACCTTCTTTAAAAATTCTACTTGTTTGGTCAATTACGTTACCGACGTGTGTTCTTGAAGATAAACCATCTTTTGGCATCGAGTTAAGTAACTCTTGTGTTTTACCAAGTATTGAGTCTTCTCTAAATCCATATTTTGTGGAAATTGAGTTGTTAAACGCATCCGCCTCTTGTGATTGAAATTCTTGGTTATGTAAACCAATCTTATTTTGTGAGTTTTTGCTTATCCAAGTAAGTTTAGTACTTATAGCACCACCCTCAGATATGTTTCTTTGTCTTTCAAATAAAGACGCTTGTACAGGGTCAAATAATAGACTTAAATAATAACTACTTTTAACCATGTTATCATTAAAGTCGGACATTGTATACTTAACATCCTCACTTCTATCATCACCAATATATGCAACACCTTTTGGTGCTTCTAAACCTAAAAATTCTTTTACACTACCAGCAACATTATTAACAAAGTTAAATATTTTTGATGATTGTTGTGACCTTGCGGTTGTTGTGTAATTTGGTGCGTATGTTGAATATGATAGTTGGTCAAATAGTATTTGTTTTTGACCTTGTCCCATATATTCAATAAACAAGTCTGAAGGTTTTCTAGTTAATTTTGGTCTTCTTTGTATTCCTACTAATGAACCTAAGACACCTGTAACGTCTTGTAAAATTGCACCTGCTTCTGTTCTTGGTGTTGGTCTGTTCTCAACCGGTCTTCTTGGGTTTGATAAATAATCACCCGGAATTTCACTAAATGGAAATTCAACACCAGAAACTGTTTGTAAGAAATCAACACCTTTACCTAATAAAGTTGATGCTACAGTAATTTTATAGTTCTTTTCAATTAAAGGTTCTCTACCTGTAACTAAATTAATTGCGGTGGATAAATTACCTTCAATAGCATCAATTACCCTTACTCTACCTAAAGTCGCAGATTCTAAATTTTGTTGTAATCTCGCAAATACGGGTCCTTGTCTGTTTTCTCTTATATTAGTTGTTGCGAACTTCATTAACCTTGAGTCGTTATCAAAGTTTTGTCCTAACATTATACTAATTAAGTTTGTTGTTTGTGGTTCAAATGAATTAATATATCCTTGTGGATTTATACCACCATTCAAAAGAGCTAATATAGGTAAAGATGTATTGGTATACTCTTCAATTATATTATTTGGTGGTACATATAAATTAATGAAATTTTGACCAAAATAAACCGGCCAATCAGTTTTAACATCACCCGGGTCTACGTTTGAAAAATTACTTAGATTTTGAACAGCATAATTACCACTATTGAACGTCTGTGGTCCATTAGGTCTATTTAAGGTTTTCGCTATTAAAAAATCCCTAAATGATTTTGTACTATTAAAATCTAAATATGTTGGCATTTATGTATAAATAGGTTAAATTTATTTTATTGTTTATGAAATAAATGGTATTCTTGTATAATCTCCCTTGTCTCCAAATATACTATTACCAATATCATTCATTGTTGATGGGCTCTTTATCCAATATTGAGCTAAACTATTTGCCGTCACATCATTCGCTTGAACCGTTACTTTAGTTTCAACTCTAGCAACTTTTTGTGATTCGGTGTTGGTTTCTGTTTTTGTTTCTTTAGATTTATTGTCGACACTCATAGGTTCTGGAGATTTTAATTTACCCGCAACTTCGGTCGTATATTTTCTTAATTTCTCTCCTTGATTTTTGATAACAGGTGCCGCAGTATCTGCAGCTTGTTTTATTTTACCGGATAAGAACGCCGCTGGGTCTAAATTAAATTCTTTAGCTACCTTTCTAGCACTTGAACCAAATTCATTTCTTAGTAATGCAAAAATGTAACCGACATTTCTTTCCATATTTTCAACATCGGTAGCTTGTTTTTCAATAATTTGTTCAGGTGTTAACTTAGCAAATTCATCTTGGTATTGTTTTAATTGCTGTAATTGACTTGATGTTAAGTTTTCTAAAGCAATTTCATTCGCACCAAAAACTTTTCTCATTTCCTCACCTTGAAGTTGAATTGTCATTTTTCCATCCTTCATGGTTGAGATATTTGTTAAAAATCTTTTTGTGTCATCATCTAAATCTAACCCTGACGCCATTAAAGCTGCTGATGCTGAAGACCTTTCAGCCGCCGCTATTGCACCTTTTTCTAATTCTTTATACGAAATATCAAGTTCGTCAGCCATTGCTTTTGCTTTCCTTAAATTAACACCTGTGATTTCAAATCTACCTTGTTCTTGATTGTATGTTGCTAAAGAACCCGCAACTCCGATTAATGCGTCTTGTAATCCTTCAACATTATTTGTTGCCATATACATTAACTTTAATGGGTCATTGAAATCTCCAATCGCACCACCAATCGCTTGTAAATTTGCTGATAAATTTATTGCTTTATCAGGGTCAAAAAGGTCATCCGCAATTTTAAATACCGAATCCATATTCATTCTGAATTCGGTTGATTTTCTAACCATTTCAGTTAGTCCTTGGACACCATTTTTGAAACCAAACTCATTAAGTCTACCAATTTCCGTTTTTAATCCCGCTGTTATTTTTTGTGATTGTAAACCTAGTTCTATTGACCTACCACCAGCAATTTTTACTTGTTCAGCAACATCAGATGCTCCGATACCCACTTGTTCAAATGCGGGGAACATGCTAACCAATTGAGATAAACTACCAACATATGCCGTGGCTGCAACACCAGCTTCTTTCCAAGATTCTCTATTTAACGCTAAAAATCTTCCCGAATCGGAAATTAAACTTTTTTGGGCATCAACTAATTCTCCAAATCCAATACCAATTCTTAATAATTCAGGATTTGTTTGGGTTAATTCATCTCTTAAATCTTCAGAAAATTTACCTGTTAATCCGGCCTCCCTATTAATTTGTCTTAATAGTTCTGTTTGGGTTTTTAGATATAATAATGTTTGGTTTTTTAATAAATCACCACCAACGGAAAAAAGGTCATTTATATCTTTTAAATTACCTTTAGCATCTAATAATGTGCCAAGCATCGATTCTAAAGATGCTATTTCTTCGTTAACACCCGGCATATAACCTTGTGATTTACTAGCACCCGCTAAATCCGCGGCTGTACCTATAACACCACCCATTATTTTTTGAAACGCATTCGCTGGTTTTACATTACCACCCCCACTATTTGTATTTGAACTTGGGGGTGCTGACCTATATTGATTAAAGGCGTTTTGAATTTTAGCATAATCTGATGGATTGTTTTTATCTAAACGTTCATCTTGAGCATACTCATCAATGAATCGAGGCCAATCACCCCTACCACCATTTGCACTAACCGCTAAATCTATTGTTGACTGTCTAACCGCCATAATTCTTTTATAGATAAATATTAATCAACACTATTTTCTAATTCTATAATATAACTAACATAATATCTTCTTAAATAAACGGGCATAGTAATAATATCCCCATAAGAGAACCCTCTCTTAATTAGAAATAAAATTTCATCTAATTGACCTTTCCTATATTCCGTAGAAAGGGCGAAAAAACTCGACCCCGAATCCGACTTCTACTAGCATGGACTCTCCTGACGGGGATTTTACTGTTTTTTTAAGGTCTAAACCCGGTGTATTTTCCCTAACATATTTTCTGAAGTCTTGGGAATCTTTAATAGGTAATTTTTGGATAAAATTATGTATATTCATCATGTCACGGTTACCAGCAACTGATTTAATCATCATTTCAAGTCTTTTTGTTGCAATAGGTGCAACCCCATTTCCATTCCAACTTTTTTCAATCTCATCCAATTCTTTAATTTGTTTTTGAGTTAAAAATTTGAATGTAATATCAACACCACTCTTTTCCATTCGGTATGGGTATTCACCATTCACATCAGATTCTAAATTAAAATCTTTGAATTTTAATTCGGATAAATCAATGTTTGTTGTAAACTCCTCATTAGTTTTAGGGTCTGTTAAATAGAAAGTATATTCTGAACCAAATGCCGTATTTCTTAAAAAGATTAAAACTGCTTGTTTATCTTCATCAACCATTTCCTCAATTTGGAAATCTTTGTCTAAAATCTTTCTCTTTAGTAACTCTTCAGTTACCATATTATTTGCAATTAAATTTGACGAAGATAAAATATTTTCATCTGCTGCGGTTAAATACGCAACTTTTATTGACTTTTTTTTGTTTTGGTAGTGGATACCTCTTGAAGGTAGTTCTACAACATCATACGCAATGGTTGGGTCTATTCTGAATTCTTCCATATTTCTTTTTATTATAACTAGTTTAATTTACAAAACTTAAATAAAAAAGTAAAGGTCTCCTTTTGAGAGACCTTTTATGTTAAATGATTTCTAACCTCTGTTTTAAATCTTTTATTACCCACTCAGGATTTTCGTTTATATCTTTTTCCCAATACCTAATTAAAGTTATTCCGTGGTTTTTACAGATTCGATTCTTATACCTATCGTTATTTAGTGTTAGTCTTTGTACTTCATACATTGGGGATTCGAATAATAATGGGTTACAATGGTAAAAATCACCATCAACTTCTATTAAGATATTGTAATCGGTTAAATAAAAATCAAATAACCTATGTTTGAATTCATGTTGAAATTCATTTTTTAAATTTAGTAAATCGAGTATTGATTCAAATTTTTTTTCAAGTTTGGTCTTTTTTTTGTTTTGTTTGTTCTTTAACCAATTTACCCTTTTTTCGGACATTTTTTTTCTTATTTCCGGATTGTCTAATCTTTGTTTTTGAGAATTGGATATTTTCGTTTTAACCCCACCATTCATTTTTTTACCGGTAAGAGATTTTGATATTTTACGACCTCGGTCAATATCATTACGTAACTTTTCTTTTATACCCTCAATTTTACTTTTGGTTTCTTGGGTGTTTTCTTCCCACCATTTACGATATAACCCCTTTTTCCAATTTTCAGATTGAGTTTTTGCAGATTTTATTTTTGATTCTGGATTTTTGTGGAAGTTGTTTTTTCCGGGAACTCGATTGTGATGTGTTTTAATAAATCTTGAAAATCCTTTTCCTATTGAAATAAACGGAGAATCACCACCGCAACCACATTCACATTTTGGTTTATTTCCGTTTAAAATATACTCAACATAAATTGTTTCTGAATCCAAACCATGAGATAACGAAGAGTGACTTCTCAAACCAATTAATCCGTCACATTCTTTTTTACAAATTTTACAAATAAAAAATTCCATATAAATAAATATATGGAATTTTAAGTACTTTAACAATGGACAGATATGTATAAATAAAAAATCAATACACTTGAATACATCTATCCATTCTTAATGAACAAGTGATTGATGCGATATCATCTCTTGAATAATCAAGTTCGTTGAAGTTCAAATCAGTGATAAATGTACCTTGTAGAATCCATTTCTCTACAACAACCCCCGTTGGGTCTAACATTTCTAATTCAATATCTTTCTTATAACCAGCAGCATAACCCATACGACCTGTAACAGATTCTGCGTGTAAACGGAACCATTCCATTAATGCTTGAGATGCTGAAGGACCGATTGGGTCTTTGAAGGTAACTCTTATCTCATTCCACTCAAATCTACCTGCAACATATGTTGAAGTATTAATAAACGGAATTGCAACTGAATTTATTTTTGCACTAGGTCTAGCTGCTGATGCTACATACCATTCATTGATACCCAAAGATGATGGGAATCTAAGGATGAATCGGTTAACTCTTTTCGGTTCATAAGGAACCGGCATTTTCATTAATAAATCTGCCATGTCTATATTTGTTTTTAATTATTTTTATTTTTATCTTACCTATAAATATGTTGTATCTGAAAAAGTGAAAAAATTCTCAACCAATACTTGATTATGTCAATTTTTTTTCGTATTTTTTCCATACTAGTATACTAGGTTCCAATATTAACTAGTCTTTCATATCTAGAATTAAATAAACTAGAAAAACTAGAACTAGAATACTGGTGCATATACTGGGTGATTTATAAGTTTAAATTCATTATATTTTTATTGTTCCACGTAAAACATAAAGGGGGAGTTACCCCCCTTCACTATTAAATGTTATCAAATGATGCTCCTGTTGGTGTAATTATGAACTCAACATCGATGAATTCAAGTGAACGAGTAGGTTTGATATAGATTTTACCTCTCAATGTATTTGCATCAATGTCCTCTGGGTCATTAGATACTGTTACACGGAATTCAAATAAACCTCTTTCTCTCTTAATCGCTTCAAGAATTGGGTTAACCAATCTCAAGAATTCATTACGAACTTGTTCGTCATTTTGTTCGAATAGTAATCTAACCGCAACTGCTGAGATTAATTTTCTTGCTCTCAATAGTAATCTTCTTACGTTAATTCTATCCAACGCAGATTCTCTAACTTGAAGTGTTTTGTTACCCCAAATTATTGTTCCTGTGTCCGCGAAGGTTGCGATTGGGTTAATTCTATTCTTATATAGGTCATCTCTTTCATCAAGAGTTAATTTCTTATATGCTTTAATTGAATTAACTAAACCTCTTGAATAACCAGCTACTGCGAACCAAGGGAACGATACATTATCGGTTAACGCGATATTTCTTAATACTTCACCTGTTGGTGGAACATATAATTGAGTTGCGTTATCCACATCTCTAACCTGTATCCATGGCCAATATGTTGCTGAATAGTTACTGTCAATTGACACACCGTCTAACGCATCTATAACCTCATCAGCTGTAGTTAAGTTAGGTGAAGACATTACATATAATGAATCCGCTCTATCTTCTTCAATCATGTCGATTGCGTATGCTGTTAATGAACTATGGTCATAGAAGTTAATACCCGGAGTTGCAAATATATTGATATCAACCGCTTCAGGATTTGAAAACACATCAATACCTTGTTGGTATGCGTAATAATCTGAGTTACCAACAGTTGGGTTGAACACCCCACCATTGTTTGTGTTACCACTTGTATATGTTGATTTACCGAAGATATAAGCATCTCCGTAGGTTCTAACATTTCTATAAATGTCCCAACCGTCAAAACCTCCACCAACTGCCAATGTAAATTTACGGTAGTTAATGTTTGTTAGTACGTTATCAACACCTGTTTGACCTTCTAAATCATAAGATGTTGTTTGATATGTTGTACCTGTGATAGTTGATGCATTTGTTGATAAGTGGAAACCATCCGTAGAACCTACAGCACTTGTTCCTTTAAATTTGAATAAATCTCTATCAAAACTCACTTGATTTACTTGATTTGATAAACCAAAGTACGTTCTTCTTACTTTATCTCCTGAAGATATGATAGGTGTTCCGTCTGCTTCGTAACCTATAGTATCACCGGCATCGTAAAATTCTGTTTTATACATCACCGAACCTAAAGTTTTCGCTGAACCAAAAGAAGTATTTGCAGTGAATCCTTTGAAACCAGCTGGATATGCATCTACAGGGTGATTAGGTGACATTGATAACATAATGTATCTTGAACGTAATTCATATTCACCATCTGAAGTACCGATTTTTCTTGCAACGTAACCCGGTAAATCAGGATTCATTGAACATCTTGAGAATTTTTCAAGAACAACTAAGTTATCATCAGTATCATTAAAGTCACGAACAATTAAGTCGAATTCTGCTGTATCAATGTTAATATTGATAATTGAAATTTTAACTTCATAATTACCTGACTCACCATCTGAAATTGTGATTATATCAAATAGGTCATCAACTTCACCACCACGAACTTCAGAAACTACTGTTGGAGAGATTGGTGTGTCCCATCTTGTTAAGAATGAGTTACCATCATCTTCAAACACTTCAGTTAAACTTAAACCTCTAACAAAACCTTGTTTATATGCTTCAGATAGGAAGTTTGGATATGATTCATAAACATAAACCGGAACTTCACTTCTTAATTTGTCATATACATCAGTACCAAATACTTTTGTTACGTATTTTGATGATGTATTATCCATACTACAAGTGAATGTTTTAGCACCACTTGTTGAACCTGTAACATTCACGGTAAATTCAGATAGAGGGTTTACAGATAAACCACTACCACTAATTACAAAACTTGTGTTTCCTGTTACTTCTAAGTTAAGAACCTGTCCTGAGTAAGAACCTCTTGACCTGAAAGCCACAACAACCTTACCATCGTAATCTGTATTTAATGATGCTTCATATGTAAATCTTGTCACATCAAATTCTGATGTTCCACTATTGTAAACAAATAAGTAAGAATAAACTTCATCATTTGTGTTATTCACAAGTACGTTATACCATTCTTTACCGTTATTGTTTGTTGCGTTACTTAAACCTGTTAAAGGAGAAGTTTCCTCAAGTGAGGCGGTTAAACTTACGATAGATGAATCAGGTACTAAACCCATAACGAACCATTGACCGTGTTGAGCCGATGTGTTACCACTATAATTTGAAACGATGTAATCTGTAATGAAAGAACCATCAACCGATACCTTATCAGATAATTCGGTGTAGAATGTACTTCCTGTTACGCCCGTTAATGTCGGAACTGTAGTACCACTAGTTGAACCACTGTAATCACCCAAAACAATACCCCCTATTGTTTGTATACCGAATGTCTTAACTGGTTTGTAACCTGTAAGACCCAATATTCTTGTTACAAATAATTGATTCGATTCTTCTAAATATGATTTTGCGAAATAAGGTAATTCATATTTTGGGTTACCATTTCCATCTTTCAACGGACTTGTGTTACCAAAATATGACCTAAATTCATCATAACTTGTTATTAGGATAGGTTCAAAAGCGGGACCTTTTAAGGTTTCACCCACCAAACCTAATGTGCTTACACCAACGCTTTGTGCAACGAAGGTTAAATCCTTTTCCGAAGTATAGACACCCGGAGACACAAAAACTCTATTTGAATTTGCCATTTTTAAATTGTTTGGTTGTTAATATTTTATTTCTTTATCAATAAATATCTTTGTTTTTAGCAAAGATTTCCTTGATTTTTCGAAAAATTATATTTAAGGATAGTAAATTATCCTTTTCTATCTATATTTATCTTTGATATGTCAGAACCCTTTAAAAACGTTAAGATTAGTGAGAAGCACCACAATATGCTCAAAGAGTATTGTGACAAAAACGGATTGAAAATTTATAAGGTAATCCAAAAATGGATAGATGATACTTGTAAACCAAACAAGGTTAATGAGATATCAAAGAAGAAGGATATCTACGGAGATTAATTACAACATATTTGTTGATGTAATATCAATAACAATATTACCACTAATTAAAGAATTTCCCTCGATAATAAAATTATCAGTTCTTTCCAAAATTAATGACGATTCGATATGGGATGTGTCGACATTAATACCGTATACCACATCATCAACAACTAAATTAATTATTAAATTTTCACATATTTCAATATGTGAACACGTTTTTTCGTTTAAAAATTCTTGTATTGTCATATTTTTTACGGTATTGGTGTTATTGTTGTAACAGTTGCCCCTGAACTAAATCCTGTGCCGGTATTAAGTGTTGTATCTAATGTTCCATCAGAGAACAATCTTACAATTTTATCTACAGATGTTCCATTATATGAAGTGAAATTACCACTTACCAATATTTTACTATTTGTCTGAACATAAATACTAAGCACTTGATTATCAAATCCTGTACCAATATTAAACGTATTGTCGATTGAACCGTCCGAATTCAATCTTACAATTCGATTCACAGATGTTCCATTATATGAAGTGAAATTACCTCCAACCATTATTTTACCATCTGAGAGTGCTGACACAAAATAAACACCATTATTAAATCCTGTTCCAATATTAAATGTGTTATCAATTGAACCATCGGAATTTAACCTTATTATTCTATTAGATGTTACTCCACTGAAAGTTGTAAAATCACCACCAACAACAATCTTACCATCAGATTGTACTGATGACATATATGTTAGAGCATTAAAACCAACACCTATTGTTGTATTAAAACTAACGTCGTAGCTTTTATCAGGGTTAAGTCTTTCAATTCTTTTAAGAGTCATAACACCACAAAGAATCATTTTACCATCTGATTGTAAACTGATATCATAAACGGTCGATGATAAAATAGTTGATGTGGCACCACTAAATGTTTTATCAACACTACCATCGGAATTTAACCTAACTATTCTAGTGGCTGATGTATCACCACTATACGATGTAAAAAATCCACCAATTAACAACTTACCATCTGGTTGTGGAACAACACATTTTGTAATGTTATTAAATCCTGTTCCAATATTAAATGTGTTATCAATTGAACCATCTAAATTTAATCTAACGACATAATTAGATGTTGAACCACTATATGATGTAAAATATCCCGTACCATATATCTTATTGTTATAAACTACGTGATTTTCTAAAAAAGTATTAAATCCGGTACCACTATTGAATGTATTATCAACAGAACCATCTGAATTTAATTTAACTATGTTGTTATGAATTGCACCATTATATGTACCAAATCCACCCGTAATTAAAAGTTTATCATCCGCCATTGAGGAAGGTGTTGGGGTTTTGGTAACGCTCGGTGTTGGTGTGATAGTTGGTGTCACCGATGGAGTAGTACTCGGAGTTGGTGTAACACTATTAGTTATCGACGGAGTAATACTCGGAGTTACTGATGGGGTAACACTTGAAGTCGGGGTAACACTATTGGTTATCGATGGGGTAACACTTGGAGTTGGTGTAACACTATTGGTTATCGACGGTGTTGGTGTTGATGTTACGCTAGGTGTTGGTGTTGGTGTTGGAGTAATGATTGGTTGAAAAGTTGATTCTGTTTGATAACTGAAATTATACTTTGTCTTACCTATTGAGTCTATTGTGATTCCACTAAACGTATTATTAAATGTTAAGTTATTATAATTTTCATTAACCACATATTGAGTTGTACCTGACATTTGATTCGTATCAATGAAAATATCAACAGGTATAATCACATCATCACCATTTGTTTTTTCTAAAACATCATTAAAAGAAATCTTAATAGTTTTATCCACTTTAAATAATGATGTTGCACTATAATTTGCAATAATTGAACCACTTGAGTAATTACTTCTAATAGTTATTGGATTAGATTTTTTACTTAATTTAGTTGCTCTTGTATCAACCTCACTCATTAAGATAGACCTAGCAATTGCCGGTGAAACATCGAATTCTTCTTCATCAATCAAGAATCCCAACATGGTGAAAGAATAATTTTGAACATAAAATCTTCTACCATCTAATGTGTCCATTGGTGTATTATCTTCAATCCTATCTAAAATAATTGGAATATAATGTCCTTTAACTCTTGTGTATGCTTGTCTTGATGAGAATTTTTGTAAAACCTTTTGGTTGAACTTGTTAATGTCTCTAAATTTAGTACATATAATTGTTACATCAAAACTTATATCAACTGCAATAGGTTGAGGTATTTTATAGATGTCCGCACCCATTTGATTACCGTCCCATGTTGGAACTGAAGCATAAAAGAAATCTCTTCTATCGGGTATTGTTCTTTGTATAGACGGGTTTGTACCTAACTGAACGTCAGGTTTTCTCACAACAGCAACGAATGGTAACTTAATATTACCATCATCATCAGAAAAAGACCAATTATTTGTATATTCCGCCCATCTTTGAATTGTTAATATTTTTGGAATAACAGGTATTTGTTCACCATCAGAAATCACTTTAAAGTTTTCCTGTACAAATTCAAGCATACCTAAATCGAGGTCATCGTGCAATATGGAATCAGGTAGAAAAGTGTCAGATTTTATTATTTCTTCTAATAACTCTTTTCTTCTACCAACTACCGCAGGACCATCGGTATTTTTATTTGCACCGTATACTTTAATATTTGTTTTTCTTTTTGGTAATCCCATAATTAAATTCCTCTAAATTCAGATTCTTGTGCTGGTACACACGTTATTGTTCTATAGAAAGGTTTATAACCAAACATATTGTGTTTATTATCTGATGTTACTTTCCCATCGTTTGTTACGGTGTAATATCTAATTTTTTCCTCAGATTCGGGGTATCCGATAAAATCACCGTATCTAATATCAATATCCAACTCTTGAAGATGTTTCAAGTAAACGGATAATGTCATATTACCGGGTTCTAAGTATCTATTTACACCCTTATTATATGAATTATTTTTAGGTTCATCTATTTTAACTAGACCATAAAATTCAACAGGTGGTAAAAACTTTATTTGGTCTTTACCCACTTCACCATAAACGTTGTCAGTATCAGTTTTTTGTCTGTCTACTCTAAATAGTACCAATTTCATACCCAAATCACCATGAAGATATTCTTCACCCATTTGAATATTAAGGTCAAAGTCTGTTTGTGACCAAAATTTACTAATTCTTGTGATTGGTAATTTATTTTTCATATCATATAAATAGTTCCATTATTGAATCTATTTCTTTATATTTAAAGTATTGTATGCAGACTAACATTCCTGAAATAGAAGCTAGGGACATATTAAATAGATACCAAGGTTTTAATAACCAATTGCTCGAATGGAAGAAAAAGTTTGAGGAAATGAAAAATTTTCAACTTACTCGTCCACAAGCTGAATATGTTCTGAAATACCATGAGGTAGTTCCTCGTGTTGCAAAAAAATATATCTCGATTGTTGAAAATTTCGGTGAGAAATTGATGCAATCAAAACACCTAACTAAAGTACCTGATAAAATATGGTGTGAAAAATTACTATGTGAAAGTGACATGGCTTACCATATTTGGGGTAGAGTTATAGATACTGAAAAAAACCACGCAATGTGGTTACCTAAATTTGCAATCATTCAAGAGGAGAAGAAATTAAATAGAGAAGTTGACTACAGTCCTTATTCTAAAAGACCCCCATTACCTCACCAAAAGGTTGCGATTGAGAAATTATTGGCGAATGACAAGTATATCCTTGCTGATGATATGGGTTTAGGTAAAACAACGTCTGCAATCATCGCATCATTGGAAAGTGGTGCTAAAAAGATTTTAATCATTTGTCCCGCAACATTAAAAATAAACTGGCAGAGAGAGATTGAAAACTATTCTAACAGAAAAACATTGATTGTTGAGGGTAGAAAATGGGGTTCTACGTTTGATTATTATATAATCAACTATGATATTGTGAAAAACTACCACACAATTGGTGAACCTGAAATAGGTGAAGAAAGAAACAACCAAATTCTTAATGAAAAGTTTGATTTAGCAATAGTTGATGAGGCTCACTATATTTCAAACAATACCGCACAACGAACAAAACTTATTAATGATATTCTAAAGACAATCCCGAAAGTTTGGTTGTTAACCGGTACTCCGATGACATCCCGACCAATCAATTTCTATAATCTTTTGAGAATCGTAAATTCAAATGTAACTTTAAATTGGCAATCATATGTAAAAAGATACTGTGGTGGTTACCAATTTACTGTAAACAAAAAGAAGATTTGGAAAACTGACGGTGCAACTAATTTAGATGAACTTAGAATGAGGACTAAAAACCTTGTTTTAAGAAGAATGAAGACCGATATCTTGGATTTACCTGATAAAATTATTGCACCTGTATTCTTGGATTTAAAAAGTACTTTTTATGATGAAGAATTGGAAGAATTCATGAGAATTACTAGTGAAAATAAACATAAAGAATCACTTTCTGTGACTATTAATCGTTTAATGAAAATTAGACAAATAATTGCACAGGAAAAGGTTAATTACACATGTGAATTAATTGATAAATGTTTGGAACAAGATAAGAAAGTAATTGTCTTTACAAATTTCACCTCAACCTTAGACATGTTGCATGAAAAGTACAAAAAAAATTCTGTTGTTTTAGATGGTAGAATGTCTAAAGAAAAAAGACAACAGTCAGTTGATAGATTTCAGAATGAAAAGAAAATAAAATTATTCATTTCAAATATTGTGGCCGGTGGTGTTGGTATTACCTTAACTGAAGCTGAAGTTGTTATTATGAACGATTTGTCATTTGTACCAGCTCACCATAGTCAAGCGGAAGATAGGGCGTTCAGATATGGACAAAAGAAAAACGTCTTGGTGTATTATCCAATATTTGAAAATACAATTGAAAGAATTGTATACAATATGTTACAAAAGAAAAAGAATATTATTGACCAAGTGATGGGTGACGGTGAGTTCTCTGAAAGTTTTGCGGAATCAATCCTTAAAGAGATACTCTAATTTATTCAACATAGATTTTTTATCTTCCTCTTTTGTTGTTATTGATTCAATAATTTTAATCCAAACGTCCTTAATTTCGTTTGGGTTAAAATTTTTACTCTCTTTAGGTAAGATTACGTTTATCTTTCTTTCTTCTTCTTTAAAATCAAAAGATGTCTCATCACCAACCTCAAGAGAGAATTCAACATCATTCTTTGTGCAATATATAAAGAATTCGAAAAATACTTGTGAATGAAATATATCGTCAATTTTTTCTTGCATAATTAAATTTTCTTTGTTGTAAGTATATCCATCTATTAATTTAATTAACATATCTTCATCAATCCTTAGAAATATCATTTTATTAGGATTGATACTTCCATATTTAAAGTCATAGTTTAATTCAACTAAAACCAGATAGTCTATACCTTTCTTTATGTAAGTGTTTATGTCTATGTGTTTTTTAAACACGTTATTATTGTCAATCCTGATTAGTTTAGATTGAAATTTCTTTATGATACTCGGGTCATCTTTGTCATAAATAAACAAATCACAACCACCAATCATATCGGTTAAATCTCCTCTTTTAACTGATGTTCTAAAAATGTTAGAAAATGGAAATTTTTTCTTATAAAAATATTCAATACAAAACTCACCATATGTGCCCGAACCAAGTGTTTTGGATGCCGTTTCAAATAAAGAGTAAAGAAAATCACTTTGACCCATATTATTTTGGTCAATAAAAATCCTATTACGATAATACCTTAACCAAAAGAAATAGTTATCAATCTCATCACTAACATAATCGTCAGAATTGGGGTATTCGGTTTTATCAAATGTAATCTGTTTCACTTCCTTACCGTCTATTTCTTGAACTCCCCTGAAAATATGGTCGTTCATAATCCATTCGTTTATTTTTTCGGATAATTCGACGTTTATTGTATAGTTTGTGTTGAATTGGTTCAAAGGAGACCAATTACCTCTTGGAGTTAAAACCCCTGTTGTATTATTTTTATGGCAGAAACCATACTGATTGTATTCAGAATAAATTTCCTTACACAATTCCTCCCATGATTTTAGGAATTTTCTCTTGTTCGGACCACTAAAACTTGTTATTTGTACAAAGTGTGAATGAATATTTTTTTTTACATTTATTGGGAACATTAAATTATGAGTTATATAAGACAAATATACGGATATTTATTGATAAAACAAAATCATGAGCACAACCGTAATTTCAAATACCGAAAAACAAAAATTATACACACAAGTGTTTCATTTACTTGGTTTACCCGTTAGAGGGGTTGAATTAACCGAGGAACAAATGGACACGTTTTTAGAACTTTCTCTATCGGAATATGAACAGTATGTGAGTGATTGGTTGATTGAATCACAATGGTCTGCATTAGCGGGTCTTGATGTTGATACTCAGTCATTAACAAGAGCATTTACAACAAGAAGTTTAGATTATGAGACACAATATACACACCCATATTCAAAAATTGTTGGTTTACAAACAGGTGGTGATAGTGAGTTAAAAAAAGATTATATTGAATTATCGGCAAACACTCAAACATATATTATTCCTGCCGGAAGAGAAATAAATGAACTTTTATGGTTCACAAGAGCGGAATTAACCGACTCTATTGTTGACCCATTCTTAGGTGGATTTGGTGGTCTTGGTGGTGTTGCATTTGGTGGTGTTGGTGGTTTTGCACAACAAGGAGCGTCAGGTTCATATTTCCTATTACCAGCATATGACTTATTGTTAAGGATGGGTGATAGAAATATTAAAAACCGACTAATTGGTGGTGATTTAACATACAGAATAACTGCCGGACCTAATGGAACAAAGGTTGTGCATCTTTATAATGTACCGGGTGGTCGTTTTGATTTTGGTTCAATACAAAACAATAGAAGTAAAGTTTGGTATTGGTATTATGATACAACAGGTACTGACACTTGTTTAGATAAAAATAGTGGTATAGTTAAATTACCTTCAGATGTTGATACCGAAGAATTGACTTGGGATATGTTAAATAAACCCGCACAGAATTGGGTTAGAAAATACCTTATTGCTTACTCAAAAGAAGGTTTAGGTAGAATTTGGGGTAAATTCTCAGGTGATTTACAAGTACCTGACAGTTCTATTAAATTAGATTACAGCACCCTACTGACCGAAGGTAAAGATGAGAAATTGAAATTAATTGAGGAACTAATGGGGAGATTGGAAAGACTAAGACCGGATAAAATGATGGAAAGAAAGGCCAATGAAGCAGAAAACCTAAACAAGGCTTTAAAGTTCAGACCTTTCCAATCACCATTTAACGTAATCTAAATATTGGTTGCGTGGTACGCATAATCATTACCATTGTTTTCGATTATTTCGTCCTCGTTACTCTTTATACTGTTAGCTTCTAAAGAAACAACTTTTCTGTTGTGTTCAACCCAATAAGGGTCAGCAAGTTTTAGACTGTCCTCAACGTACATAAAGAATGGGTCTCTATTCACTCTATTCCAAAATAGTACTTCACTATCAGAAAGAGTCATAACCTCATCATATTTGTCTTGACCATCCTCTTTTAATGGGAATCCACTAACTAACTCACATTGACTTTTTGTGAAGTATTGTCTATCTGCGGGATTTTCAACTAAAATATCTTGTCTAATCTCAGGACTAAACACAACTAAAAGAGGTTCTATTCTCTTATTGAAGTTGGTTAAATAACGTGCAACATTATAATCTCCTGTCATATCAGGGTTGGTTGTTAAATCCCTTTCTGATACCATATAACAATTAATTTCAATATGATTTGGTTGCATTGGAATACCATATTGTTTCATATGTTCTTCTTGTTGTTTCTTTGTCGGTTTTGTTATCTTTTGAACATCACCGTCAGACTTCTTCACACCATTATTGATATAATAAATCGTCTCACCAAGAGTTGCAGGATAATTATTTTGAATAATTAACTCCATGTGAGCTTGTCTTGACATCAAAGAACCCGCCTTAGTTGTTTTCTTGATGTGTTTTTTGTAGTCATCTACAGACTGTTTAACACGAGATTTATTCGCAATCTTAGATAATGGAATCTGTTTATTATATATTTGTTCAACATATCTGTAATAAAGTTCAACAAAAGATAAACCATCACCATTTAAAAGATGTTTTAATCCTTCATCTAAGAATTCAACAATGTATTGTTGTAACTTCTTAGATTTGATTGTGTTACCCGTTAATTTGATTTTTTCTTTACCTTTTTTGAGTAATTTGATGATGTAATTTTTTCTTGATACATTAATACAAGCCGGTGCAGTATAATCAATATCAAGACCCATCTCATTTCTCATAAACGTATCATTAAATTCTGCGGTGTCGGCCTCAATACCACGATATTCCTTCCCCTCCTCAACCAATTCATTATAACCTTTACCGATATAAACGTGGTCTTGCACATTATCAGGAGTTGAGAAGTTCACACCGTCCGTGTCCATTACCAGTGGTTTGTAACCTTTCTTCTCGAAAAACATAATCATCATACGAAGACATTGACGACCTGTACATGTGATTGTTTCACCTTTATTCATATCACCCCATGGGAATACCTGTGGTGCGGATAATGAACCAAAATATGCGTTGATGAAAATCTTAATTGGTAATTGTTTACGGTCATACATTTCCGCTTGTACCGGGTCTTTATCTTTAAGTTCACCAGCAAGACGTTTGTATTTGATACGAATATTACGGAAGTACTTTAACATCGATTTCTGTACACCCATTACGTCACACTCAGGGAATACATCATATACAAGTTGAATTGATGGATAAAGTGATGCATAGTCAAATTTAACGATGTTCTTTGCATAACCCACATTTAACAATCGGGATAAACCACCTGTAATTGCTCTTTTTTCATCTTTTGCGGGAATCGCTAAGTTATTTTCGTAAGACCACGCCAACATGATGATTTTCCATAATGTGGCAGTACCCATAGTTGCGATTCTTTCGTAAGTTGTTGGTACTAGCTTTGATAGTAAGAATGTTGATTGAGAGAATGAATCGTCCACAATCATGGTTTCATACAAGTCATCATCAAGATATTGTTCGATAATTCTTTGACCTGGCCATATTTCATATTTACCGGGATATCTATCTAATAGATTTTCAGTTCCGGGTTCACCTATTTTTTTGTATTTACCCGTTTTAGGGTTCACATAGTAACTATGATTATCTAAATAGATTTTGGAAATAAACGCACCATCTACATAAACTCGATTAGGTTTCTCTTTTTCAAGATATTGGGTAATATATTTCAAACCCCAAGATTTAATCTCTGAATTGATTGCTTGGGCTCTACGAACCGCATGTGCAATATCAACAATATTGTGACCCCAAATAACGTGCTGAGTGTATGGTTCGATTTCATTGGCGAGTTTTAACACTCCCTCTTTCTGTTTTATACCATCATGTGTCAATATTGCCGTTGATTCTCTTATATCAACACCTAATATTTCCGCCCTTTTTAATATAAACGGAAAGTCGAATGATGCTGAGTTGTAACCACCAATAATCGTTGGTTTTAAGTCTTTAATGATTTGGAAAAACTCCTCAATACACTTCTTTTCACCATCCTCACCAAATGCCGGTATTGTTTTATGTAGACCACGGTTATCCTTAACACCAATCAAGATTATGTTGTTGGTTTCAGGCTCTAAACCTGTGGTCTCAATATCGAATACAAATCGATGGACTCCCGAGTAATCATCAATCCCCTTGAAAAGTCTTTTTTTCTTTTGAATTAGATACTGTTCTACGGGTGATAATATTGTAAAGAATGGTTTAAACTTTTCACCCCATGGGTCAATCCCACCCTGTTTAAAAAAGTTTATGAGTTCTGAATAACCCTTCAAACTTTTTACCAAATAGTTTTGACCACTTTCCAATCTTTCATTTCCATGGGTATCTAATTTTTCAATAAGAATACCATACTCACCCATTTTTTTCTTCTGCAGTGATTTGTTTCCTTGATAGAAATTCAGACCTGATAAGTCACCAACCCATAGAAATGGTGTGAATGAATCGGATTTAACAACTTTACCCTTGTCAGGGTCTTGAATGATTTTGTAGATTGTGTTGGTTCGATAATCATACTCTACCCCTACTATGTATTGTTCGGGGTCCCAACCGTTTAAGAAACTCTCAATGATTTCTTGTGAAATTACTTCTGACATAACGTATTATTTTTAGTTTGACACATTCGCTTATAACACCATGTTATAATTTGTCTTACCAAAAATATACGAATTAAAAATGACTTATCAAAATATTGTGATAAACAATTTTTCTTTAACCGGTAAAATCAACTTGGTTGTGGGAATTAAACTCGTATCCAAAAATTGAATTGTAATAATACCCTCATATCTCCCGACCTTAGAAGTCTGAGATTCAGTAAATTGGTGAACAATATAATACTCGTCAGTGGTTTGATTATATTTTTTTGTTCTTGTGGTTATTTGACAGGTAGAATTTAATATTTCGGGTTCACCCGTTTCCACGTTGTACATAGCTAAGGTGATATCACAACTTTCTAACCTGTCATTGAAACCCGATTTGTCGTTTTTACCGTCATCAACCATTTTCATTTTTAAAATTGGTTCTGATGACCCTTGTCTTATAAAAAATTCCATATTATATTAATTTAATTCCAAATTTGAATATATCCTAAATAAGATGTGTAATCATTTGAGGTATTACTATTCATTATTAATTGAAAATCACCACCCGTAAATCCGGTAACACTTATAGGTATAGATGCATCACTAAGAGCATATCTTTTATAATCACCCGTGTTATTGCACCATCCTATAGAATAACAACAAATTGCGTTACCACCATTAAAAATTATTTCACCGTAAATTTCAGCAGGATGATTATTAGCACCTATGGTGTTGGAACCACTAATTGTTATTGTTGATAATGTATCATTACCAAATTTAGTTGTGATATCAATTTCAGGAGAGTTATCTTCACCACCCCATTTTCCTGTAATTCTAAAATAAACAATTTTATTATTGTAATTTATACTATTTGTAAAAAAAGATTGGGGAAAATTTCTAGAACCAAAATTAGTACTACCACTAAATAAGTCTGTAGTATCACCCTCATTATAAGTGATTACATTAGTTCTCGAATAAATGGTTCTCATTGTTGAACCATTAAAATTATCCGTGTTACCTGAGAAATTAGGTATATTATATAAAAAATCATTTTTTGACATTTGACATGTCACACCATCAACAACAATCACAATTTGGGAATCGGTATTTGCTGTAAGGGTTATTGGTAATTGAGATATTGGTAAGTTTGACATATTCTATAAATATTGTTTTAATTATAAACCATATTTGGTTTTAGTTGCATTAAAGTTTGTTGATATTTCTGTGGTGTTTAAACCTTTTGTGTAAAAATAACACGCACCTATTTTTCCGTTTAAATATTGTGACGAAACACCTGAACCAATCCAACCTAAATAGAATGGATTAGTTTCCCCATAACTATCATTACCGTGAGCTGCGGTTATGTATTCGGTATTGTTTATATAAACTTTAGTGGTATTTGAGGTTGCGGTTATTTGTGATATGAATGTAAATAAATACCAAGTGTTAGTTGTTATTGTTAATGTTGATGTACTGATTCTTTGAACTGCAGTACCATTTGTTACACATCTAACAACACCACCATTTGAAAATAACCCACCCCAATATCCATCAAAACCTGATGCACTTGATAGTTTACCAAAAACAGGTACTTGAACATTCAATGCTGGTAATGCGTCAAATTTAACCCAAACCTGAACTGTTTTTTGTCCTGTGGTTGTTAAACTTAGATTAGATACGTGAGGTACACTGATTGTATCATTTGTACCATCTAAATCAAAAATACCACCATCTGTTGATAACCAAGTTGCACCATTAATTGTTGCATTATTACCATTACCGGTCTCGTCAGTCCAAGTACCACTTGTGTAATTTGATGCATCTAATTCCATGAATAGATTATCCGTAACAATACCACCTGAAACTACACTTGTTGATGGTGTTGGGGTGACTGAAGGTGTAATGGATGGTGTTATGGATGGTGTTACCGAAGGGGTAACTGAAGGTGTTCTTGTTGGTGTAGGTGTTGGAGTCACAGATGGTGTGATAGATGGTGTGGGGGCGATAGGTTCAATACATATCTTATAATAGTTTTCTTGAAAAATAAAATCACCATTTTCTTGTAATAAGAAATTACAACTCTCATCCTCAACAAAAAGAGTACACGTACTACCAAACGCGGGAAAAAACAATGAATATGTACCATAAAAATATGGTGCAACATAATCATATGGTAATGTTACAGTACCGATATTAATTGTACCACCCGTATCTGGATAATATGTAATTACAGCTGTCTGTCCGTTGTAGTTATTTGATATTATTTTTAAAGTATCCATTAATTTTCAATATATGTAATAATTAACTTTTTTTGTAGAGATATTTTATAATCCAACCACATTGTCTACACAATCTTCGTTACATTCAATTATATCGTAATTTGGTTTAGTATCAACCAAATAGTGGTGTCTAACTCTCACGAAATTCAAAGGTTCTTCGTAGTACTGCACCCTTTTAAAGTTAAAACAAGATATTCCTTTGTTATGTATTCCACCGGAATATTGAGTACCACCCGCCCAAGATTGTATCATTGGTTGATATCCTCTTGTTGAGGGTATAACCTCCTCCCAATTCTTTATTTTATAGATTGTTCTACCGTTTAGATAAATTTTTAAAGTACCCAATCTTCGATTTCTTTCGTCAGCCCATTTTTTATTTAATGTCTCAACATATTCGTAAGTCGGAGTTTCACCTGTTAACCAATCTTTAATTGTGGTTAAAAGTGTTTTACCTGTTATTAAATCATTCCACCCACCTTTATTTTCAATATCACAATCTAAATAATATTTATCCCTTTCAAATGTTATTGTTATGTTGAAATCTGATGATGTTCCATTTGTACATAACACCGGTGTTTGACCTGAAGATGTGTAAAATGTTTCTGTGTAACCACTATCCGTTATACAAACACCCGAATATCTGATTGCTCTCCATTCTATCCTGCCGTCATCACTAAATGAAAATGATAAATTATTATCGGCATAATCAACTAAATCATTTTCACCTCTTACACCTAAATAATAAATCATATTACCATCAGACCACGGATTACTATCTTTATTCAATACCAAATCAATTGTCCAACCTTTTTCCGTTCTCCTGTTTACTATGTAATTACAATTGTCTGCTCCGTCACCATGATTAATTTGGTACGCCCATGGTTTTGCATTTTGAATTGGGTCTTGTGGACAACAATTAGTCTCATCCTCAAGTTTTTGAATACATGAATATGATGCTCCGGTTATCCCTGTTGTAAATCCACTTGTTGATAATGAAAACGGATTAGAAAGTGGGTCATTATACGAATCTATTGTAAGATAATGGGTATTTCCATTCAATTCGTAACTATAAACGTCATTCTCTAAAATAATATCCGAATTATTTAATGTGTTGGTTAATGCGGAGTATGATAATGTCCAAGTAAGTGCGGAATACGTATAACCACTATTATTTACGCTATTATCATATTCTACAAGGGATATTGTGTCTCGGGTACAATCGGTATCTGATAGACCTGTGGTATTAATAGTCAAACCGGTATAGGTGATACTATTATTTAAATCCAAAACTAAATCATCGTAATCCAAATCGGTTTTATATACTTCGTAATCGTGAAATTCCGAAGAATCCAGTTGTAAATCCAATTTACTACCCCAAAATTTAAGTATGTTTTGACTATTCATGTTATTCTATAAATATCTTTCCTTTCTTTTGATATTTATATTTAAAAAGATAATTACATGGATAATTACATTAAACATATTATTGAAGAAACTTTTGCGTCTAAAAAACAACAGAGATACTTCTACGCTAAGGCTTCTGACAAATCTTTACCTAAAAAAGAAAGAAAAAAATGGTCAAAGTGGGCTAAAGAATTTTCCGCAGATACTGATTTTGAAAAAATACCGGATGCGGTAGAAACTGAAGTTGATGAGATTGTTGATGAAAAAGGTAACATTACAGTAAAAAAAATACCACAAACAAAGGATAGTGGTGGAGCATCCAAAGCAACGACCGACCAAGTTATTAAAACCGGAGCGGGACAAATGGGTACACATGGTGTCCATGGTACACACACGACTTTAAAATATTGGGCAGAGGCAGATATGAGTAAAGCACTTGGTTTTGAGAAGACCATGGGTCAAGACAAAGACATGGAAGATGCTGAGGATTATTTTATGGACGATTTGGGTATGGGTGATGATGAAACAGAAGAAAGATTATCATCATATGGTTATGATGAAGATTTAAGTGGTGATAAAGTTAGACTAATTGAAAACCCCAAAAAATACGTAAGTGACTACGTTGAAAGTGTTTTAAAAAAAAGAACATCATCTGACGATTTGGTAAAAAAAGACCAAACTGAAGATGTAAAAGCAGAATTAAATCCAATAATTAAAAAACAAATTGAAGCATTAAAAAATACGTTAAAAAAGAATAATCTTTCAATTAACGATGTTATAGGTGACCTAAAAGACTCTAAAGAAGATGAATAAAGACTTAAAAGGTAGGATTTTTGATATTCCACAAAACATTTTAGACAAAATAAACCATACAGTAAGTGGTTTAAATGGTGAGAATGTGCGAGGTATTCAAAGAGCTAAGAAATTATTAGTCGATAAAAAAGTGAAATACGGTCAACTTAAAAGAATTATCCACGACATTCAAAACATGGATAAAACAAAAGATAGAGTTAAGTATGATTTGTGTGGTGGTGATTTAATGGAAAAATGGGCTAATCAATACCTTCAAGGAGAAAGAGATTTGATTAAGGGAAGAAAAGAATCAAAAAAGAACAGTGATGAAATGATTGGAATGACCGGTGAAAGAAAAAATAGTTATCTAAAATCACATAAAAAAAGATTCAGTTTTAAAGTCCCAACAAATCTCGTTAAGAGTAACTCACATAAAACAAGTATATCACCATTAACATCCTTAAAGTTATTTGAGGAAATGGATAAAATAAAAAAATTAATTAGTTACTAATATGCCAACACAATTAGAAATAATAGCAGACAGAGAAAGAAACATTCTACTCGCAAGAAATGAATATAACTATGGTGACCTATACAGTTCAGTAAACACGGGAGCATTATCTGACGGTGATGAAAGAGGTAAAGGTGAACTTTCGGGTAGTATTGGTTCAAAAACTGATATCGCGGAAAGAACCACATTACAAGCAAGAAACATATACGGACCAACAAATCAATATTCATCAGGAAACTCAAATGCATTATCTGATGGTGATGATAAAGGTAAGGGTGAACTCTCAGGTAGTATCGGTTCAAAAACCGACATTAATGAAAGAAAAACTTTGTTAGCAAAAAACACATATAATAATTCATTTGAATATTCATCAGGAAATCCAAACGCATTATCTGACGGCGATGAAAGAGGAAGAGGGGAGAATTCGGGTAATATTGGTACTAAAACTGATATTAATGAAAGAAAAACTTTGTTAGCAAAAAACACATATAATGGGGCTTTTGAATATTCTTCGGTAAACCCGAACGCAATATCTGATGGTGATGAGAAAGGTAGAGGTGAAAATTCAGGTAATGTTGGTACTAAAACCGACGTAAACGAAAGAGTTACATTACAAGCAAAAAATAAATACGGAAGTTCAAAGACATATCCTGATTTTTAATGGTAAACTTCAATAACATATTGGATAACTTAATCAATGAAGATGCTCCGAAAACTACAATCAGAGCAAAACTTGAGTATGCCATTAAAAATAGGATACCAGTATCTTTTTATTATAGAGGACCTTCAGGTGAAGTACAATCAGGTAGAAGAATAAAAGTCGAAGCGGTTGCATCGGGATTAACGAAAAAGGGTAATCTTGCGATTAGGGGTTGGGTACAACCACCATCGGTATCAAAAAAGGGTTTTACGGAACACGGTTGGAGGACATTTTTAATTAGTAGAATTTCGCCGGGTTCGATAACAATGTATGAAGATGAACAGTTTGACAGTAAAAGACCACAATATAAAGAAGGTGATGATTCAAGTTTCACAGTAACCTATGTCACTTCGGATTGGGACACATCAAAACAACCTAAAACAGAAAAACCGGCACCACAACCGACTAAACCTGAACCAAAAAAGAAAGAGGAACTACCACAACCAAAACCAAAAGAAAAACCACCTATAACTCCGTCACCTGAAATTAAAAGGGATGTCGAGGTCTATGATGACTTAAAGAGTAAAATAAAAGTGATTAATAACCAAAAACAAATAACTCCTGATGAATTAAAACTAGCTATCGACGATTTATACAAAAGAAAATTGGACGATTGGAAAAATTCACAAAAAGAAATTGGTGGTAACTTAACACCGGGTGAAGGTACGAGAAGAAGACTTGAAAAAGATTCGGAAACCGACCTATACAAATTACTGAAACAAGACAATGTTCAGGTAGTCAAACCGGAAGAGGTTGAACCTAATCTAAATTTACAGGAAGAAATAAAAAGAATGAAAACTTTAATATTCTTTTAAAAATAGTTATTATATAAAAAAAGTATTATGGAAAAAACAGGACAAGGTGTATTATCTCAAAACGATTTGATGCAGAGATTAGTACAAGCAAAAAAAGTTATGAACAAAGTTGAAACCGGTGATTTTGAAAAAGGTTCGGTTAATGAAGAAATATTAAGAGTGAGTCCCGAAGAAATACCACAAACATCATTACCTAAACAACAAGTAACTAATGTACAAAGAATACAGGAATCTAAATTACCTGAAGCAATTAAAAGAGCGATGATTGAAAACCCTATACCTCAAATTAGTTTAAGTGATTCATTAGATATAAATTTTGTTGAAAAAACTAAAAGACTAATGGAATCTGAAGGTGTATCAACCAAAAAAAGTCAGGTAAGTAAAAGTAATACCCAATCATCAGTACCTCAAACCAACTCTTCAGATTTAGTTAAACAACTTACTCCTGTTATTGAAAATATCGTTAGAAAGACGGTTATGGAGATATTGGATACCAAGCTAAATCAGATATTAACCGCACAGCAAACGATGTCAATTCACGAAAATTTGGTATTGAAAGTTGGTGATTCTGTATTCAAAGGAAAAATTACCGGAGTAAATAAAGCAAAGTAAGTTTGATTTTTCAATTTTTTTTCTTATTATTTGGAAAAGAGAATTAATTGATGTCAAAAATTAGAATATTAGCAATACCGCCGGATTCTCACGGTGTAGGTAAATACAGAATCCTAGACCCCTTCAAATACATAGGGGATAACTATTCAGGAGAATTTCATGTGGATATTACGCTTAATGCGGAAAATGATGATAATTTCTTTAAAAACTACGATATCGTTGTCTTTCATAGTTTTATCCATCAAACAAGTCACGAAGACAATATTAAGAGAATCAACTTCTTAAAATCCCAAGGAATTAAGGTTGTAATGGACATTGACGATTTTTGGTCACCCGACCAAAAACATCCTATGTATCATCAAATCAGACAAAATGAGTTACCTAAGAAAAAGGTAGAAATGATGAGATTGGCTGACCATGTTACATGTACAACCGAATTTTTTGCAAACACTATAAAAACAAGATTGGGTATTAAAAATGTACACGTATTTCCAAATGCGATTGACCCTAAAGAAACCCAATTTAATCCGTCACCAACAAAATCAGACAAAATTCGTTTTGGTTGGTTAGGTGGTTCTACTCACTTACATGATTTAGAGTTACTTAGAGGTGGTATTTCCATGATAACAAATCAATATGACAACGTTAAATTTGTTTTATGTGGGTTTGATTTAAGAGGTACTGTTACTGAGGTAAATGCACAAACTGGTGAGAGAAAAATGAGACCCATTCAACCAAAAGAAACTGTTTGGTTCAAATATGAACAAATTTTCACCGACAACTATAAATCAGTTGATAATGATTATAAAGCACACTTAATGAATTTTATGGAAAATCCTAAAATTGATACAAGTGATAAAAAGTACGAAAGAGTTTGGACACAACCAATCGGAAGATATGGAACAAATTACAACCTATTCGATATTTCATTAGCACCAATTCTACCTTCCGAATTTAACGCCAACAAATCCCAATTAAAAATTATTGAGGCGGGTTTCCATAAAAAACCTATTATTGCAAGTGAAAGTATGCCATATACGATTGACTTGAAAAACGCGTATAGGGATGGTAAGTTAATGGATGATGGTAATGCACTATTAGTACCACAGAATAAAAATCACAAACAGTGGACAAAATACATGAAACTGTTAATTGAAAATCCGAATATGATTGAGGATTTAGGTAACCGTCTATACAATACAGTAAAAGACAAATACTCATTAGTAACAGTCTCAAAAGACAGAACAGAATTTTTCAAATCAATAATTTAAAAACAAAAAAAAATCAAAAATTATGCACTACTTAGTAACAATCGGTTATGAAACCGAAAACGTGGACAGAAACGGTAATCCTAGATTACAAAAATTGAAGTACATTGTCGAAGCACAATCAGTTGAAGAAGCAACCATAATTGCATCAAAATATCGTGCGGGTGACATGCGTTCTTCTGAAAGTTTGTCAATCGTAAAGATGCCAATTGAATGTATCATCGACCAAAACAACACTCCTGAGTACTACAAAAAGTAACCTATGTTAACCGCTGAACAAATTCAATCAAACAAAAAAAAGTTTTTAGACACAAACTCTAAATACAATATCTTCACTAAGGAATTAGAAGATTTCTTAGGTGAAGACTTCTTTATTGCTCCAGCATCCACATCATTAGATATGTATGGTTGTTATCCGGGTGGTTTGTTAAGTCATTGTTTTAAAGCAGCAAAATACGCTGTTAAAATAAATGATTTATTACCTGAAAGTATGAGAAGTCAAACATCGTCGATTTTAAAATGTGTGTTCTTATCTCAAATAGGTAAAACATTCATGTTTAAGTTAAACGATAATGAATGGCAGAAAAAGACGTTGGGTAAAATGTATGATTTTACCGAACACGAGGTTTCAATGAAAGCCGGTGAAAGGTCAGTTCATTATGCAACCAAATACGGTGTTAACCTAACTGAAGAAGAGTTTCAATCATTACTAAATTCAGATAAAGAATCTGATGATAAAATGGCGAAATACCGTTCAAGTAACTTATCAAACGTTGTTAGAATGGGTTTTGAATTATCTATAATAGAAGAAAAAAATGGACAAAAAAGAAATTGAATCCTACATTAAGAAACTCCAAGATTTAGAAAAAGAAATTCTAAGTGAAGATGGTGACGAGTCTTCAATTATGGGTGACTTAAATAAGTTATTAAACACACTTGGTAATAACATTAAAAACCAAGTTGAACACAATGTCAATAAGTTCGAGGTGAAAGTTAAAAAATTATCACCTAATGCGGTTATTCCAAAATATGCAAAAGATGGTGATGCAGGCATGGACTTAGTTGCAACAAAAATTATTGAAAACACAAGTTTTCATGTAACATATGGGACAGACATCGCAATGGAAATTCCCAAAGGATATGTCGGGTTAATTTTCCCTCGTTCTTCAATAAGAAAAACAGATTTAAGTTTAACAAACTCTGTTGGTGTTATTGATAGTGGGTATAGAGGTGAAATACAAGCGACCTTTAAAAAGGTTTATGGACCTAATGATGTTAGGATTGACCAAACAGATTATAAGGTCGGTGACCGTATTGCTCAAATCATGATAGTACCATATCCTCAAGTTACATTCGTTGAAACGGATGAATTAAGTGATACCGAAAGAGGTCAAGGTGGATTTGGTTCTACAGGTTCATAATAATTATTATTATAATACAATAAAAAATTGAGAAGAGCAACATCAAAAACAACAAACTCTGTTGAGGAAAAAAAGGTTAATAAAAAACAGAGAATTAGAGAACTAATCAAACAACCTAAAGAGAAGTTCCTAACTAAGAACCAAGAACAGTATTGGAAAACACTTGGTGAAAATGAAATAACATTATGTTTCGGACCTGCAGGTGTTGGTAAATCCTATATTGCCATGAAAAAAGCAATCGAATTATTGTGGGATGACACCAACAAGTATGAAAAAATTATCATAGTTAGACCAGCAGTTGAAGCAGAAGAAAAGTTAGGTTCATTACCGGGTGGATTAGAAGAAAAACTCGACCCTTACATTTACCCATCTTACTATTTGTTAAACAAAATAATTGGTAAGGAAGCTAGAGAAAAATTAAAAGACGAAGGGTTCATCGAAATTGCTGCATTGGCTTACATGAGAGGTTGGAATGTAGATAATACAATTCTTGTTTTTGAAGAAGCACAGAATACAACACCATCTCAAATGAAACTCCTATTAACTAGGATTGGTTTTAATTCTAAATTTTTCATATCGGGTGACTTAGAACAATCTGATAAATTTAAGGACAAAACCAAAACGGGTTTATATGATGCAAAAGTAAGATTAGGTGATTTAAAAAATGTTGGTGTTTTCGAATTCGGAAATGAAGATATTGTTAGAAACCCGATTATCACGCAAATTCTGAAAAGGTACGATTAACCTTTACTTATAATTTTTTGTATGTTATATTTCCTTCATGGAAATATTTGTAAGTATAGACGGTGTTTTAAGGAACACTATACAAAAATTTGATTATCATTATAAGGATTATTACCTGAATACTGAACCGGATGCTGAAGAATCTTTCGACTACGGAATAAACGGTACACCAATTTCAATAGAAAACTTATTGAGCACATACAGATTTCAGTCTGCCGATGAGTTCAATAAGTTTTTGTATTTTGACTTCCCCATAGAAATATACGGACATGCGGGGTTAAGTTATAATCAAGCAGCCACGGAATTCAACACCATGGTTTTTGAGAATCCAAATATTAAATTCACTCTTGTCGGTTTAAGTGAGAAAGGTAAAGCAAAACCAGCAACTCTATTCTTTCTATCCAAGAATGGTATTATTTGTGATAACATCATCTTCTCAACACCTGAAAAAATAAAAGATTTATGGAAAAAATGTGATATGTGGATTACCGATGACATTCACGTTGTGAGTAATTGCCCATCCAAAAAGAAAGTTGTAAAGTTTAATACGTTTTACAATAATCACTTTACAAATAAACAACAAATAAATAAATTATCTGAAATAGACAAAAAATGGTTGAAGTACTCGGAAAAAACTATTACATCGACATTGATGGGATTAGTAAAAAGTGTCAAACAGGCAATCAAATAGAAAATGATGATGGCACAACAACATTAGAAATAAACATTTTCAAATATGAAGTAATAAAAACTTGTATTGAAAGAGTTTTAAACGAATATGATGAAGCGGATGAAGAATTGGGAGAATTCGGTAGTAACGGATTATCAATCTCATTTAAAATCGCATTCAACACCTTAATAAAATATGAAATATTAATACCTGAAGATGAACAAGAATAAAGAAAACATCGAAAAATTATCAACAGCATTAGATAATTTAAACAGCAAAAAAAATGTCATTTATTTTTTAGTATATGACACAAGAAATAACCCAAGAGCGTCTGTTAAATATATTTACGATTTAGCATTGACACTAAAAGAAGACGGTAACAACGTAAAAATACTTGTTGAAGATAAAACCTATACGGGTGTTTCCGGTTGGTTAGGTGATAAGTACAATGAATTGGATGTTGTTACAATTAAAGACGACAGAGTCGAGATTAAAATCGAGGATATAATTGTTGTACCTGAATACTATTCAAACGTATTGGAATCTTTAGCAAACATTAGATGTGTTAAAGTTATGTTAGTACAACAAAAAGAATATATCTTTGAAACGTTACCTATTGGTAGTAGATGGTCTGATTATGGTTTCGACCGAGTTATCACAACAACAGAACATTCAAAAAAATACATTAGTGAAATATTCAGTGAATGTTTAGTTCACATCATCCCACCAATTATGGGTGATGATTTCACTCCAAGTGAAAAAACCCAAAAACCTATTATTGCAATCTCTTGTAAAGACAGGTCAATCAGTAAGAAGATTATTTCAGAATTCTACATACGATATCCTCATTTGAGATGGATTACATTTAGAGATATGATTAACATGTCATATAGTGACTTCTCAACAGGTCTTAAAGAATGTATGGTATCTGTATGGGTTGATGATGACTCAACATTTGGAACATTCCCGTTAGAATCAATGAAATGTGGTATCCCTGTTATTGGTAAAATTCCAAAAAATGAACCGGATTGGTTATCTGAAAATGGAATGTGGACATACGATGAATCAAAAATTGTTGAAATCATCGGAACATACGTTTCAGCTTGGTTGGAGGGTATTGAAATTAATGATGAGGTAAAACAAAAAATGAAGGATACATTATTACCGTACACCACAGATGTAACTAAAAATAACATTTTGAACATTTTTGATTCATTTAGAAATAAACGTATTGAGGCAATCGATAAAGCATTGTCTAAAATAAAAGAAGAAGATAAAGAAACCCAAGAAGTAGCATGAAAAACATCTCAGTAATATTACCCATTCATAAATGGGACGAAGAACATATGTATATGTTCAAAAACGCATTAGAATCTGTTGAACAATTCTATAATGACGTTGTACTATTAATCGTTGCACCCAATAATGTTTTATCTTCTATTAAAATAGAAGAAACAAATTTGGAATATAGATTTGTTGAGAACAGTGGTGAGATTGATTTCTGTAGTCAAATTAATTTAGGTATTGAAAATTGTGAAACCGAGTGGTTTTCAATATTAGAAATTGATGATGAATACACAAAAAATTGGTTACCGTCAATGACAACTTATATGAGGGAAAACCCCGAAGTGAATGTATTTCTTCCGTTGGTTAAAGACATTAATGTTGATGGTAAATTTTTAAGTTACACCAATGAATCAACATGGGCATATGGATTTACCGATAAACAAGGATTCTTAGATAATCAAGCACTATTGGAATATCAAAATTTTCAAATTAGTGGTGGTTTGTATAAAACCTCAATTGTTAAAGAATATGGTAAATTTAAAACAAACATTAAACTTACTTTTGGGTATGAGTTCCTTCTAAGATTAACACATAACAACGTGTTAATTATGTCGGTACCGAGAGTTGGTTATCAACACGTTAATTTTAGAGAAAACTCACTATTTTGGAGTTATAAAAACTCTGAAGATGTTAAGTTATCTGAAAAAGAAGTTAAGTTCTGGTTGGACACAGCGAAAAAAGAATTTTTCTTTAAGAACATAAGAGATATAAATTATGTAGAAAATTAAAAAATGCCGCGTAAACGAACCCAAAAAATATATTTTGGGGAGGAACAAGAACAAGCGGTTGTACGATACCTAGAATCCGAATCCGAAACAGATAAGAATAAGATATTCAATGAATATTTAAGAGAACCTCTCACAATAATGGTCGAAAGTATTATTCGACGTTATAAGTTGTACAGAAAAGACATAGAATTTGACGATATTCATGCAGATACTATGTCATTTCTGATGACTAAAATAAACAAATTTGACCATACTAAGAATCACAAAGCATATTCATATTTTGGTACGATTTGTAAAAACTATTTAATGGGAGCAATCCAAAAGGATGCTAAAGAATTAAATAGAAATGTGTCTTATGATGATATTTCATCAGACATTGAAGAAAGTATGGAATTTTCTTATTCAATTGATGAATTTCACTTAGATTATAAAGATGTGATAGTGAAATTTGTTACCGAACTAGAAAATTTTATGGAATCCGAAGAACTTAATGAGAATGAACAGAAACTAGGTTATGCATTGATTGAAGTCTTTGCAAATTTTGAGAAAATATTCCAAATAGGTGACGGTAACAAATTCAACAAAAACTTGATTTTACTATCTCTAAGAGAAATGACCTCACTTTCAACAAAAGAAATTAGGGTATCTTTAAAAAAGTACAAAAAAGTGTATGAGGGAATTGTTTCAGGGTTCATAAATTAACTTATTATCTATTTATAGTGTATGAGACAGAGGAAAAACATCATATCATTGGACACCGATTCCGCTCTTGCACTAATGCAAGAGATTTATAATGATATTGTAGAACAAAAAAACACAGCATCGTTGATAACAAAGAAAATGTTAACATTTATGAAAGATGCGGAAGATATGAGTGTTATCGGACCTGTCATTAAAGAGCAACAAAAGATACTAAATGACTGTACCGAGAAAAAAATATCATTAGTTAAATTACAAAGTGCTCTATTAAAACAAATGCACGGTTCGGGACCCAATTCGAATGGTGGTAAACTCCAAATAACTGATGAAGACAGGGCGTTACTTGAAAAACTAATGAACGAAACGAGTGATAACTCAAATGAAGAAAGTACATATAGAGAATAATGAGTAAAACACAGGAAACCAAAAAAACTCTTCAAGCAAAAATTGAAGGAATTAAAAAAATCAATGATGACCCAAAAGAGAGTCTTGGTTCACTTTCTAATGCGTTTCAAAATAATCTACCGAATCCTGAAGAACTTATTGGTAATAAGTTAGATGCACTTAAAAACAATAAGAGAAAACAAAAAAAAGACAATAAAAGTGATATTTTTACAGAACTTATCACAGTAACAGAACAATTCATAACAACATCTAAGAAGACATTAAGAGAAGGTGCTGGTAACATTAATACAATTAATCCATCAAAGATTGGTATTGACGTAAATGTTGATAAAAACCCAGCAAAAGGAAAAATCAAAAGACATGCAATTAGTGCAACTAAAACAACTCTTGGTCAATCTAAAGAAATTGCAGTAAAAAGATTATCAGAAGCGTTGTTTATGGGTGATGGAATTTGTGGTAGTGAATCTTTATTCGCTATTGATACAATCGCATTAAGACCCGATGAATTTGATTTCTTAGATATTTTTACAATTGACCCTGATAGTACTTGTGGCCAATTAGTGTATGAACCCAAATCACCTGACAAAAACAAACAAAAAACAAATAGAGAACTTTACGATATAATTTCAAACGGAAATACATACACGTTTAGTTCAAATAGTGGTACGGATTTATTTACCGCAACATGGAGTGCTTCAACCCAACAATTTGTTTTTACTGGATTAACCCAAGGAACACCAAATGCGGTTAAAGTACAAGATTTTATTCAAAATTACTACAGTTCGTTAGAGTTTCCTGACATCAATGATATTGTAAAACAATCAATGTTATTAACAATTCAAGGAGGGTCTAGTTGTAGTGATTCGAATAAGTTTAACGTTTCGTTGGATAAGATAATGAGACTTATAAATAAGTTATTATCGTTTTGTGGTAGTGAAAAAAACAAAGATGAATTAAAAAATCAAACACCTGTAGATATGTTTGATGAAGACGAAGAAGACCTTGAGTTTTATTTTGATTTTGATGATGTTGAGGGAATTGATTTGGATGATGAAAATGCAAGATTTAGAAGAGTTTTAAGATTTAAAGATTGTTACAATTTTGAAATCCCTATTGATGATTCACATGTTGAAGATTTTATTTATTTATCAAATAATAAAGGTACTTTAAATTCGATAGACGATACGTTAGAAAATGTTGCAAGAGACGCATTTGAACAGTCAGATTCATCACTATCTATTGCAGATTTTTTAAATAATTTACTTAACAATTTCATACTTAATTTACCAAAGGCATTAATGATGTCTATATTGTCCGCTAAATTATTTTTACCATTAATTATCCTTTATAAGATATTCAAAACAGGTTTAATAAATGCATACATCAATATAAAAGATTTGGTTAAAAAGTTCTATAAAGCAATCTCTAAAATAGTGTCAGATTTATTTTGGATTTTTATCAAAGAATTTTGGAGATTAATTAAAATAGATTTAATTGCATTTGTAAGTAAAATTGTACAAAAAATAATCAAAAATAAGTACAAAAGATACTTGTTAATTATAACATCATTAATAATGTTATTAAGGAAAGTATTGGATAATGAATTGAACAATTGTTATGATTTATTTCAAACAATACTATCAACCATCGAAGCTGCACTTTCCGCGAGAACACCAATATCGGTACCACCAATTCTTTTACTATTTTCAGATGCATTACCGGGATATAGTCAAGACAGAGCGTTTATGAATATTATGAACAGATTAGAAGCTTCAGGTGTACCAACAGGACCACTTTATGGTGAAAGTAATGATATAGGTAATTTGGTAAAATCGATTGTTGATGGTCACACCGAAGAAGAGGATTCCAATTCGTTTGTTAAAATAGTTCTACAAGGAGGGGCATTACCTGGACCACCATTGGCAGGTGGTGCGATAATACCACCCGGAGTAATATCGGGTGTTGGTAAAAAGTTTTAATATGGACAAAGATAAATTTGTAAATGTAATAGAGAACATAGAACATAAATCAAACAAAGATTTGTTTGAAACTGAAGAATTTTTGTATAAACAACATGAGGAGTTAAAAACGTTAATTATTGATTTAACTCATAAACTTGAAAAGATTGAAGAGTTATACGAAAAGGTTGTGAAAGAAATTGAAAACAGAAAATTATAATGAAAATAGTTGATTTAGGTGTTTGTATTGATAATAACGACCCAAAGGGTTTGGGTAGAATACGTGTTATTGATTATGATGATTTTGTTGGGGGTAAATCCAATATAAAAGACAATTATGAAAAATGGAGTAAAGATGACCCATTTTTAGCAATACCGTTTTTACCGAACAATATAAACTTCATACCTGAATTAAAACAAACTGTTAAAATAATCAGATACGACACTGAAAAAACAACAGTTAACCAAGAATACATCGCGGGTCCGTTTACTACTAGATTCGATTTTAATTCTCAGACGTTTAATGAACAGATTGCGGACACGTCTTATGGTGTTTCAGTTAAACCAAAAGACGATATTATAAAAAATGAGAATGGTGAATTACCAGAAAACTCAAAAAATGCACTTTCGAAATATAAAGATTATTCGATATCGGGTAAATACGGTTCTGATGCGGTTTTTACCGAGGGTGGTGTTGTTTTGAGGGGTGGTAAATTATTATCTAAAAATAGAGCAAGTACTTCTGAACGAGAATTAATTGCTAAGGGTTTCCCGTTAATGTCAAAAAAGGCTGCGAAACTTCATTTAAAAAAATTCGCAGAAAAGAAGTTTTTAGTTGAGGAAGTTGAAACACAACGTGTAGTTGAAAGTAAAAGACTTAAATTTATTATTGAATATGATGTTGATGATTTAAGTAACCCAAGATACTGTAATTTTTATGTTTATCAAATTTCACCAAATTTTTCAGTACCAAAATACGATTCAAACAACTTTACAGAATCTACAGAAATGTTACAGGGAGAAACGGTATTTTTAACTGAATCGGGTAATACGTACACATATAGAATAGATTTAAATGAAGTTGATGGATTTACCGGCTCAACATTGAACAACAAAATTTATCAAACATACCTTTCAATACGAAACAATTTAAAAGATGTTCATAAAAAGGGGTTTAACGGTATTTTACCATTTAAAATATTAACTAATCTAATAGTAACTAATGTAGGTACATTTAACCCAAATGAATTAATTGAAATACACCCATTTTATTTTAGACCAACATTTGAATTTAAAAATAGGGTAACATCCTCAAGTACGGAATTTCAAAATAGAACATTAATTTTTTCAAAGATTTATTTGACTTCAAGTACAACTTCAGGTTCAGGGTTGGTTTTTAGTACCGATAAAATATCACCACCTGAAAGAAATATTGAAAAAACCAAACAGGTGTTAAAAACAGATACCACGGTTAAGGAACAAACTTTTGCAAACATAACAGCGGACAAACTATACTTACTTTCAACTGATACTAATTTCACAGACAAGACAGTTGATTTTTCTAATTTAAACACTTACGAATATACACAAGAGGATTATATTGAAAAAATTGACCCCAATACTTATTCATTTGTTAGAGGTGAAATACTACTAGAATTTATCGATGCGGTATATAAAGTTCTCACAACTCACGTACACAATATAAATAAACCGTATGTGAAGGGTGATTATGATGCACATACCGAAATGGAACGACTATACAACAAGTTAAGACAAGATTTAATAAATACTTCTATTAAATTGAACTAAAAAGATATTTATTAGATAAAAGCCAATGTCATATTATCGTTCATATTTCTCAAAAAATAACACTATAATAAAAGATAGTAATGTCAATACCGCAAAAAATCCAACAACAGAGATTTATTACGGATTAGGACTTTCTAGATTTATTTTTAAAGTGGATTTCACTGATTTACAAAATAAGGTAAATAACGGTGACTTAGTAATCAACGCAAATACCCGTCATTATTTAAAAATGACAAATACTGTTATTGGTGACCCCAAATTAATTGGTGATGATAGAGCCACCGGTAGACAAAGAGCAACTTCTTTTGATTTGGTTGTTTTCAAAATAGATGAATCTTGGGATGAAGGTGTTGGTTTTGACTATGAATTTGTTAACTATGATGATAGTTTAGGTAACAAGGTTTTTGATAATAGACCATCGAATTGGTTTAATAAAACAACATTAAGTGGTTGGACAACTCAGGGTATATATTCAACAGGTTCAACAGTTATTAACACTATCCATTTTACCAATGGTAATGAGAATATTAACTTAGACATTACCAATTATGTTAATGGAATAATTCTTTCAGGTAATACCGATAATGGTTTGGGTATTAAGTTTGATAATCAATATGAGACAATTGATAATTTAGATACCGAACAATCAGTATCTTTTTTCACAAAATACACCCAAACATTCTTTGAACCATTTGTGGAGACGATATTTGATGATACCATAGAAGATAATAGACAGAATTTTATTGCGGAAAGAACAAATAACCTTTACTTGTATGTTACCAAAGGGACTAATTTCTATGATTTAGACACTAACCCTACAGTTGACATTTTAAACTCAAGTAGTGTTTCTATTTCGGGTTTAACGGGTCTTACAACTACAAAGATTAGGAAAGGTGTTTATAAGGTATCATTTGGTATTACCGGACAACTTTGTGATGGTAAAAGATTCTTTTATGATAAATGGAAAAATTTAAGTTTAGATGGGGTATCTATTGCGGATGTTACCCAAAAATTCGTTCCTAAACCATATACTTTTGGGTATACAGTCGGTGAAAATCCAACAGAAACGCAATCATACAAAATACAATTCTCCGGTATTAAACAAAATGAGAAAATAATCAGAGGAGAATTAAAAAAAGTAGTATTAAATCTAAAGTCAATTGAACAATCTAGAACAATTCTATTTGATGAAGTTTATTACAGAATATTCATTAAAGAAGGTAACACCAATGTTGTTATATATGATTGGACAAAAACTGATGTCACAAATGAGAACTCTTTCTTCTTGGATACCTCATATATGATTCCAAGGGAATATTACATGGAATTTAAAGCCAAAACTTACACGGAAGAGATATTCTATGATAACTACGTGAAGTTTGAAATACTATCAGAAAAATAAAAATATTTATCATTATGGACAATTTAGAAGGAATTATAAAACAACAATTAGCACCTTACAAAAGTGAGGAAAAAACTGAGAACTACATGTTCTTCAGTAATCTAAAACAAATACATAGACAATGTCAACTTCTGTTAGAATTAGACCCTATGGTTGTTGAGGAAATATTACAAAATGGTCATGATTGGGCTGATGACCATATCACAGTTGCGAAAGAGAATATGGACCAAGTATTTGACTTTTTAATGAACACAACTAAAGATTCATTAAATGAGGAAAATCAAATTGACGAGTCTAAAAATAAACCAACAAATCCAAAACTTTGGGCATCATGTTTATCATGGGCTAAATCTAAATATAAAGTTTGTCCAAGTGCGTATTGTAATGGTGCGGCAGCTAAAAGATACAAATCAAAGGGAGGTAAATGGAAAAAAATTTAATTTACCAATTTTCTATGTTTATCCACATATTTATAAATGGATAAACATATTTTATGAAAAAATGTAATAAATGTAACATAATTAAAGATGACATCGATTTTTATAATCCAAAAAGAAGTTCAACATGTAAAAATTGTCATTTAATTGTTACGAGAGAATACAAAAGGAAAAAAAGAGAAAGTCCTGAATTTCGCAAAGAAGAATCAACTAAACAAAAAGAAAGAAGAATTAGATTGTGGCAAAATACACTATTACACGATTGTAAATATAGAAATCATGAAATAGATATTGATGTTGATTATATAAATTATTTATTTAAAAAACAAAACGGTAAATGTTATTGGTTCGGTGTCGATTTAATACCTTCCGAAATTAAAAAACACCCCCAACAACCGTCATTAGACCGTTTAGATATTAACTTTGGTTATATTAAAGGTAATGTTGTATTAAGTTGTTATAGTGCTAATATTGGTAGAAATGAAAGCTCACAAGATGTTTGGGTTGAATTTTTAAAACTAATAAAACCAAATATTTATTAATAATGGATAAAAAAATTACTTGTCATGAATGTGGGTGGAATTGGAAACTCTCAGAAGGGGGTAATGACCCATATGTGTGCCACAAGTGTGGTAACGACAACACTGAAGACTACACAACTAAAATCCACATTAGTGAAGAGGATTTTCAATATGTAAAAGAATCCATTGAAAGTGGTGAAGTACTTACCGAAGATTTGGGTAGGTGGTTTAAAGAAAAATGGGTTGACGTGTCAAGAAAGATTGACGGTAAACATCCCCCTTGCGGTAGAAAATCTGCGGATGGTGAGAAAGGTAGAAAAGGTTATCCAAAATGTAGACCATTAAAAAAGGTTTCAAAAGATACACCAAAATTGGCTTCTTCATATAGTAAAAAAGAGAAGAAATCAATGACATCACAGAAAAGAAGAGCAGAAAAGAAAGACCCAAAACCCGGTAAAGGTAATAAACCCACATTTACTAGATACGATGAGAATGTAAAATCAATTAGTGAAGCATTTGATGTTTCACCAAATGAGTATAACAAGATTTTACAAACACCCGATTTCTTAATGGTTGTTCCATTTACACACAACGCATCGTGTAAATATGGTGCAAACACTAAATGGTGTACAACAAAAAGACACGATGATGAAGACTTTATCGAACATATTGAATCAGGTTTATTAGTTTACATTATTATTAGAAATTCTAATTATAGAGAAAAATTAAAATCGGGTAAATTTGCAATATACAGACACATGTTTGATGATTTAAACAATGGTGCCGTTTATAATGATTTAAATGATGAACACACATTAAGTTGGTTTAAGAATTTAATGAATGAAAATGGATTGGGTGAGGATTATGAGAAAATCATGGAAACATATAACAAATACTATATGAAAAACGGTTACATGGGTATGAGTCACACTATGAATGAAAATAATATAATTACATTAGATATTGATGAGGTTATTGACTCATATAACCCACCGAGATTGACGACATTGTCCGAATCAAAGGTTATCATTAGTGAAGGTTTAAACTTCCATATAACTAAAGAAAAACCGTTAATTGAGAATGTTTATCGAGTATATTCTGAGAAATTCTTTAACCTATTTAATGAGTCTAGAGAATTGTTGAAAAAAGGGTATATAGAGGTATATGGTGAGGACTATGAATTACTAATGACCGATATTGGTAAAACAGGAATTTATGAAGGTGAAGAAGTTTATTTAGATATACCATTCATACTCGGAGAAGAAGAATATCTTGTTGAGGCGAAACACAGAGGTAGAAACGTAAAACTAAATAAACCATTTAGAACACCGGGTGGACCTAAAAAATTCGCAGTATACGTTAAAAATAAAAGTGGTAATATTGTTAAAGTGACTTTTGGTGACCCTAACTTAAAAATTAGAAGTAGTAATAAAAAGGCAGCAAAATCATTCAGAGCTCGTCACAAGTGTGACCAAAAGAAAGATAGAACAACCGCAGGATATTGGTCATGTAACATTTCTAGATATCGTAAGGCTTTAGGAATAAAATCATCTAATCCATGGTAAAAGAATTACCATTTATAGAACAATTAAAAGACGGGTTTTACGTCAGAACATTTTCTTCAGACTTATCCGAAATGGAATTAAAGTGGCATTTCGATGAAGAAGACCGTATTGTTGTGTGTGAATATGAAACCGATTGGTTGTTTCAAATGGATGATGAATTACCTGTAAAGATAAAAAAAAACACCCCCATTCACATACCTGAAGGTGTTTATCACAGAATTATAAAAGGAAGTGGAGACTTAATGGTTAAAGTTAAAAAACTTAGTAATAAATAACCTCAACACCACACTCATTTAATAGTTCGATACTCCTTTTTTGGGACTCTTCCCATTTTTCTTTATTAGTTGTTGTACAGACAGTTTTACAATAAACTTTCTTAATACCGGCATTTACAATACCTCTCGCACAATCCATACAAGGAACTCCCGATGTGATGTAAATTGATGCATTTTTTAAAGGTGTTCCAACCCTTGCGGCGTTATATATTGCATTTCTTTCAGCGTGTTCAAACCAAAAGTATTTTTCGGGTCTTTCTTGACGTTCTTGTTTAGTGTCATCCAATCCTCTTGGGAATGAGTTATAACCCGTAGATAACACTTCATTATCCTCACCCACTATAACAGCACCAATCTGTGTTGATTGGTCTTTAGATTTGATTTTTACGTTTTCCGCAATGTTTAAAAAGTATTCGGTCCAGTTCATGATAGTTTTTGACTTGAAATATAATAAACTCTGTCGTTACTGTAAAGGTTCATTCTATGTGCAATTCCTTTTTCCACTAATTTTCCCATCTCTCTACAGTTATCGGAGTCTCTAATATCAATCCCAACCATAAACTTATTATCACTTTGTTTTTGATACTCTATTGGTCTTATATATTTCCCCTCATCGTCCATGATTAATGTTTTAACCATAACTTCTTTTGTTGGTTTACAATCGATATTTCTACTTTCAACCAAACTTTTTAAAACATCCAACCTTAATTTATCATACTCGATTGGTTCATCAGACTTCAGTGTCTTGTCAATTTGTTTTTTTGATAATTTACCCATATTATAGAACTTCAATTACTTTACCGTATATTTGTTTTGTCCAACCATTAATACCACCACGATTATTACCAATTAAACAACCTCGGTCATTGTTTTTTGATATAACTAAATGTGTATAATAATTACCTTTAACTTTACAATAAACAATATCACCGGGTTGTGTGTTAACCCAATCACATGGTTCTAATTTGTGCTCTTGACCCGACTTAATTAGTGGTATCATTGAATTACCTTTCTCACTTGTCACGAATGTTTCACCATTCTGTAACTTCTCTAATTTATAATTTTTCATAACGCAAATATAAACAATTTTCTTTTTTATACAAAAAAAAAGGAGGGACATTGTCCCCCCTTTCTATTTCGAGATGTTTAATGATTATCTCAATGTGTCAAGACTGAAAGTCTGTAGACCATTTACGTTAATCACACCGAAGTAACGGTTGTTAACCATTTTCTTAGCGTATCTTGTCATGATACCTTTGATTGGTGTGAAGTTAAATGGATTGTACATTGTAGGTGTTAATTGTAATGGAACGTATGGTGCGTATATGTAACCAGCGTCCAACAATGATTTACCTTTGTGACCGATGATGATTTTACCTGCTGGTAAATAAGGGTCACGGTAAACTTGGTAACGACCTGCTAATGAACCGATTTTCTCGATACCCATGTTGTATTGGTCTTGCTCAGGTTGAGCGTTTGATACGTGGAAGTATTCCAAGTCATCAAATACTGCTGATACCTCAGAAGATACAACAATCCAGTTAGCACCACCTCTTAAAGTAGTTTTGTGGATTTGAGCTGAGATTTGGTTAATTTTGGTAACCAATGTTTGGTTCCAATCTTTTTGAGTGTAACCAGCGTATGATGAACCACCATTACCGTATTTCCACTCGTTATAGTCCCACTTAGCTGTCCAAGCTGCACCTTTACGAAGGTCACGTAAGATTTCACGGTCAATCTCAGCTGCGATTTGCTCAGATAACAATGCTGTTAACTCAGCTTCAGCGTCGATGTTGTGGAATGCACTTACGTCTTGAGCTAATTCAGGAGACCAGCTAGCTCTTAATTTTCTTTCAGTTACAGAAACTGTTACTGATTCCAAGTCGAATGAAACCTCACCGATTTCTTCTTCGAATTCTAATGAACTGTACTCTCTCCAAGAAACAGTGATGTTAGCTAACGCTAAATCGTTACTTGAGTAGTCAGCTGCAGTGTAACCTGATGTGTTAGTGTAAGTTTCTACGTCAACACTTAGGTAGATAACACCTTCAGCGTCACATACATTAAAGTAGTTACCTGTTCTACCCGCAGATTTACTACCGTATTCAACGATACCCTTACCATACTTCTGTGTTACTACGTTGAAGTTTTTAGCACCGTTGTTAGCAGTTGTGTTACCCGCGATAGTTACACCTAATGAAGCTAAGAATTCTTCAGTGTCCATTGGGTGACCATTAGGACCTGCAAGTTTACTACCACCATCATAAGTTGTGAAACCTGATACGGCGATAATGAAACTTGATACACTTGCTCCTGACAATGCTGCCGCAGATGTAGATGCTGAACCAGCTGAGAAAGTAACAAACGCATGTGGGTTTACACTAATGGTACTGAATGCACCTTTTGAGTAGTCGAACAAACCTTGGTCGTTAGCATCACTACCCTCATAGAAACGGTCATATAAGTTGTTACCTGTATAACCAGTGTTAGGGTCAGTTAAGCTGCTAGGGAAACCATATGGTTGATAGTGTCCGTTACCTGCTGTTCTTTCTTGGATTTTAGGTACGAAGTAGAACAATTTACCGATTGGTAAGTTCATTGCTTGTACTGATACGATGTCATTCGCTAACAATTTAGAGAAAACACGACGGATGATAGGGAATACTACAGTTTCGAATGAACCTGAAGCATCTGCTACTGCCGCTTCGTTGATTAGGTATGAAGCTTGGTTTTCATACAATTGTGCGATGTTGTCTTTTTGGTGACCGTTAAGACCCTCTAGGAATCCTAAGTCATCCCATTTTTTAATGGTATCTTCTTTGATAACGCGAAGGTGCTTAAGACCGATGTTACCAACCATACCTGATTCTAATAATGCTCCCATTTTTTTGTATTTTTTGGTTTTTTAAGTTTATTTTTTATTTTTATTTTAACTTTGACATCAAATCTTTCATTCTCTTGAATTGTGGATTTTCGTATGCTTTTGATTCCGACAATACTTTTCCTGAAGATGAAGACGTTGGTGCTGTAGTTATTTTTTCAACCACTGATTCTGTTACAGGTGTTTTAGTTTCTAATTCAGATTTAATAACACTGTAAAGATTTTTAGATTCTTTCAAGGTTGAGATTGAATCGAATCTTTTAAGTATGTTCAACTTCTCTTGTTTGGTAGTTGAGTGTTCTGTGAATATACGTGTAGCGTATGCTAAGTTAGCGTTGAATACTGCAACCTCATTTAACTTTTCTTTGAATAGTACAAGAGCTTTCTTGTATTCATCGTTTTGTTTTTTAAGTTTACTAACTTCTTCGTTGATTTCTTCTCTTTTATTACCAGCGTAGAATTTCTTTTTAGATTTTAATCCTCCGTGATAACCGTTACCCATGGTACGAGCAGATTCTTCAACATCGCTTTCGTGAGTTTCTTCCTCAGAATCGTCATCACCTTCGTTCATGTCATCTTCATGACCTTCACCATCGTGTGACTCTCCTTCGTTCCAATCTTCACTTACGTATTCTTCATCAGCATCAAGTTCAATTTCGTAAACAGTTTCTTCTGTTTCTTCATCAGACATCATTCCTTCTTCCATTGATTCTTCTGAACCCATAGACTCATCGTCCATTTCTTCATCTAAATCTTCGTCAGAATTCATTTCTTCGTCTAACTTGATGATATACTCATCATCACCATCAGATAATTCGATGTGTTCTTCATCTTTCTTAACGATAACACCATCATTTGGACCCATTGCTTTGAAAACTTTTAAAATTTCGTCTTCACCGGCACCGGTCATGTCAACAACATCTTCATCATCTTCATCAGACATTTCATTACCCATCATGTCATCCATTGGGTTTTCGTCTGAATCTAATGAATCGATATCTTTTGACGGTTCGTCATCGTCAGATGATACTTCATCATCTCCCATATCTGAATTATCAAGACCTGTTTCATCACCAGCGTCTGCCGGTACATCATCTGTTGTCTCTTCATCAGGAATTGGTTGTTCGTCAACCTCTTCCTCTTCTTCCATAGATTCTTTTAGCAAATCATTTAGTTCTTGCTTCATGGTTGATGCAAGTATACCCTTTGCATTTGCTTTCACTGCTTCTTCAAGTGTTTGTACTTGAAGTAACGCTTGTTCTAGGATTGATTTATTACTCATTTTATTGAATTGTTTACTAATAAATATGTCGTTATTGTAAAAAAATACAGTTTATAGTATTATAATCTCTAATAAATTTATTATCTACCTAAAAAGGAGTCTAATTTTGACATGAGATTTTTCATCTTATCTGTGTCTTGGGGTTTTTCGTCTATTGATTCTTGATACTGTTCTCTGTCTTTTATATCTGAGAACACATATGCTCCGGGTGTACTTGGAGATGACACCAAATCAAAACAAACCAATTCAAAGTCGTCTTGTACGATATTTTGTCCTTTAACATTTTTTAGTGAACCAACACCTCTTGAAGAAATACCTAATGTTGCACCATTCATTAACAACATTGCAGCTTGGTCACCTTTGGTACTTACAATACCCATTTTTTTCCATCCGGGTGATGTAAATAATTTTATTTTACCCATTAAGATTTTTCCATCCCACCAAGTTTCAAGAATAGAATGTGAAACTCTGTCTAAGTCAATTAAGGATGAAGTTGGGTGATTTAATTCGTTTAACGCACTTCCTTTTTTTATTAACGTTTGGTATTTTTCATTTTCTCTTTTTAAGAGAACTTCGGGATAAATCCTTCCGTTTTTATTTGGAGTGTCGTATTTCTGTAAAACAGCATAAAGAATTATATCGTCAGAGAAGTCGATGTCCTTCATCTCAGATATAATTCTTTGATTATCTTTTGGAGATATAAATCCGGCGTCGTACTCTATTAATATTCCTTTTCCGGTCTCGTTTGGTCCAAGTATTTTCATCCAACGTATTTTTTATAATAAATACGTTGAATCTTGGATTAATTCTTTTTTTCGAAGAAATTAAATAAAGTTTCGTCTGTCAAAGTTGTATCAATTATGTTTTTTGATAGATTGTTAACTATATCTTTAATTTCTTTAGACCTTACATCGAATGGTTTGTTTACGTATAGAGTAACTTCCAAGTCCATGAAAGACCTTTTATTGGTCTTAATTCCGTTTGTTTTTATATCTAAATCAACAATGGATTCTTTCTTAAAGAACTCAGAATTTAAATTGTAGATGTTTTCTTTTATTTTTCTGCGGGTTTTGAGAATCAATCTGTCAAAATCATGTTCCTCAACTGTTGGTTGTGTCCACGAATTTAGTTGAATGTATATTGTCTTCAAATTTTTATAATCAACTGTACCATAACCAATCTTTACATTATTGTGGTTACCAACCGTGATAAATTTACCTTTCTTCATTAATTTTTCATAATACTTATATACTTTATGGTGTATGCAAAATATACACAATAAACTTAACAAATCAAAATTTTATCATTATATTTAAATAAAAAGACTATGATTATAATAAACGTCAAAAAAGAAAAGAACCTTGAATCTGCACTTAAAAAATACAAATACAAGGTTCAAAAAACAAAACAAACTGAAAAGTTAAGAGAAAAACAACAGTATGTTAAACCGTCAGTTGTTAATAGAGCTAAAAAATTAAAAGCAGCATATAAACAACAAATTAGAACAAACGAGGAAAAATCAAATTAATCCGTTTTTTAATTCCAATAGTTTAAAATAGTTGTATCTTGACACGTCTGAATTAGTGACCTCAGACTTAACAGATTTCAATTTATTTAACATTGAATCATCTGTAGACTCACTAAGTAAGTTATCTAATTTTGTTGTTAGTTCATTTTTAATGTTAGTCATTTCTGACAACAATTCATCATTACTCATAGAAACAATTTTATTAAATGTTTCTTTTTGTTCTTCATTTAAGAATTCACTATACTTGATGTTAAAATTATTTACCAAAACTGTGTTTAGTAATGAGAAATTTTCAATTTGTACCGTTGGTATTTCAACTGTTTCTTTTTTCTTTTCGGCTACTAAGTAGTTAACAATATTTTCTCTGGCATCAATTTTCTTAGAGATGTTGTGAATATTATTTTCTTCTGCGAGAACATCCAAACTACTATAGAACTCGTTGTTCTCAACAACAACATCTTTAAGAATTTTTCCAAATTCTTTCATGTCTTTTTTCAAAGATTTGATTTTGTCAATTAAGATTGGTTCAATAGACTCCACATAAAGTTTCGCCTTATCTTTTGTTTGAATATTCAAGTTTTCAATCTCATCGTAGAAGACATACATCTCCACTAATGGTTTATTTGATTTTAATTTCTTTACTAAATCCTTAACTTCACCATTTTTTTTATTGGCGTAAGACTCTGTTAATTTAGTTAAGAGTTTTGTTTTTAATTCTCCGAAGTTTGTCATTTTATTTATTCGTTTAAAATATCTTTCAGTTTATTTTCTATTTCATAAATATTCTGTTGTGCTTTATTAATATCAAAAAGGTCTTCCAATTTGTTATTATCACCCAACATACTTAGAATTTTATCTTTTTTACTTTCACTTAAAGGTCCTTCACCTCCACCTGCCGGTGGTGTTGGTGGTGCACCTCCACCCATATCCATTCCACCCTCCGCTGGTGTTTCCCCACCTTCCACTCTTTCTTCTTCAGGTACACCGTATTTAGCGTCAACATCATCAAAGACACCAGAACGTTTAATTACATTTTGAGTATTCGTTAATTCAAAACCAATTGCTCTCTCAAGTCTTTGTTGTTGTAAATCTTGGATAACTTCACTATCACTCATACCTAAGATATTTTTCTTAGCCCAAGTATGTGATACCGGTAAAATACCAACCTGAGATTGGTCTGAAGTTGCGTCCTTATACAATGTAATTTTCTCTTTCCATTGTTCAATTCTTAACAAATCAGATTGTGCCGATGGGTTTGTTAATGAAAGTGAGAAATTGTTTAATTCATCTTCCATACCAAGAAGGTAAAGGTGAATTAATGCAATTTTATTTAACTCTTGTATTAATGATTTTTGGATTCTGTTGATTGTTCTAGCAAAACGAATATCCATTAATGCTAAGGTTTTTCCATCACCAACAACTTCTTCAAAACCTAAGAACGCTTTTGGTATACGTAACGCAGCTAACATTTTCTTTTGTATATATTCAATATCTGCGATTTCACCTAAGTTTTGTGCACCTGCTAATGTTTCAATTGGGTTAGTTTGTGCGGGGTCACGTACAGGTATGAAATAATCTTGGTCAACCGCCATTTGATTGTATCTCATATCAACTTGACCGTTTCTTGAATCAACCACTTGGTCTCTCTTAAATTTATTCGCAACACGTTGTACGTAAGCCTCAATATCTTTATCATCCATGTTACCAACGAACACTTTAAAGACACGTCTTTCGGGTGCTCTTGTTGTTCTATAAATTAACATCGCATCCTCGGCAAGAAGTAATTGTTTCCAAATTCTTCTTATCTTGTCCAACATTGATGTACCGTATGGTAATTTTCTATCGTCACCCAATAATCTAAAGTGTGCAATTTCCCACGCTTGGAATTCCATGTCTTTATTTTTCCATTGGAACCTCAACTCTCTTGACGGTAATTGTAGTGGATTCTGTTGATTAGGTGTTTTACTTTCCCTACCTTCCATTCTTTCAATCTCAATGTTTGGTAATTGTTGACAACCAACAACACCTTTTTCGGGGTCAATTTTTAAATACACAAAATTGTCACCGTACTTACAAACACCTCTAGCCCACATTTGTAGGTTAGTGTTTAAATCAAGTCGATTAATGAATAGGTCTTCAAGAATACTTTTAATTCTTGTTGATTCCGAGAAAACGGTAAGAATTTCACCTTTTTCTGATAATGTGGTCGATTCTTCAGCGTATATATCCAAAGCTGCGGAAATTTCAGGAGTAAACTCCATGGACTCGTAATCATAATATGCAGCCAATCTATTTGGTTCATAGTAAACTGATTGATTGTATAATGATTGTTCTAACTTAGTCCATTTATCTGCAATGTATTGACTTTGTTGAGCCTGTAACATCGCTTTTTCGTACTCTTCTCGACTACTTGTTTTTAGAATTTCTTCTTTATCGAAATTAAACGACGGTGGTTGTTCAGTGGTTGGTTTGTTTGGGAAACCAAACATTCTAGTTAATCTCTGAAACACCGTCAAATTATTATCTGCCATACGTATAAATAGTTTATAAGAATATAATTAAAAAATGGTTTATTATAAATGGTTATCTTTTTTTACCAAATAACCATGAATATTGTGAATATTGTTCTTTTGTTGCATTTTGTCTTTGAGGTAAAACTTGTTGACCATCAAGTGACATTGAACCTATTTGGTCAAATGCGGTTCCATATGAGTAAAATGATTTATTTGGTTCATATGTTCTCTCGGATATTGTCCAAGATTCCAACATCGCTTTATTTGCATTTTCGTTTCTTTCTAACTGAGTGAATGAAATATCCGCAGCATAAAGAGCCATAGATAAACTCATAATGGCATCATCGTGTGCACCTTTCATGTGGTCTGCTCTACCGTTTATATAAACAAATGTGTTCAATTCGTTCATTAACCTTGATGACCTAACTTGAAATCCTTTCCTTAACTGTTCTTCAAACGCTGCAATTATTTGACTTCTTTTATTGTTAAAATTCAATCCGGGGATTTTATCCATTGCTTTTGAATTATATTCCCAAATATTTTTGACATTAACACCATCAATAAAAAGATTTCTATAATTCATTTCCTGTAATTTTCTTGATGTTGCAACACCCATACCACCGGTAATATCAATTACAATAAACGCTTCATAAAGTACACCCCATTTGTATGCAAGTGATGCTAAATCGTCTGGGGGTATTTTACCGACATATTCTGCAACTTGTTCTCTTTCATCAAAATCAATTATATTAATTGATGAGAAGTCTTCACTATCACCTCTACTAACATCAACACCCATAATATATCTGTGACCTTGAACAGGTTCTTTCCATTGCCAAAAAGTACCTTGCATATACTTTTCTTTAGGTTCTCTCAACATATTTTTAGTGATGTTGTCTTGTATCTCACCTGATATTACACCATCACCTGAACCCAAGAAGTCACATTCCAATTCTTGTGCAATTTTTCTTCTATCGAACTTGAATTTTTTAGACATACCTTCAAACCAAGAAGAAAGTGGTTTATAACCTTGTTCCAAGTACTCATTATATTTAGTTATGTCAAAATCTGTCATAACAACCTCATCGTCGTTATATAAATCTCTATGTAACATGTAATGAACAATATCGTTACATTTAACCCATCTTAAATCCTTTGTATATCTTGGGTCTTTAAACCATCTTAAATCGGTTATATGGAAATCATTAACACCTCTAATTGCTTGGTCATACACCCCATAGTAAATTGGGTCAAAACCGTTTGGTGTTGAAATAAGGATAATCTTACCACCTGTAGATAGGGATGCCATAGATGCGGCCCAAAAGTCTTCACCCGCTTCGATATATGCCGCCTCGTCAAATACAAGAATGGTTGGTGTATAACCACGTAAAGCATCTCCTGATGTTGCTACTGCTTTAACTTCACAACCGTTGTTTAATCTAAATCTACTTTCTGAGTTTTTATCGGGTGAGAAACCAACATTAATCCAGTCAGGCCATTGTTCTAAGAAATGTCTAATCTTATTGGCCATCTCAACTGCGGTATCTTTTTTATTTGCAATTACAAGTACCTTATCGGGATTTTCCGGTTTTGCTAACTGTAATCTTTTAGAAATCCACGCAGCAGTTACGGTGGTAACACCGGCCTGTCTATATTTTCTTGTTATGTTCTCATTATACGATTCGTAGTCTTTTAATAGTTGTATTTGGTCGGGGAACAACTCTAACGGAACGAATTTTTTCTGTGTATTATCGTATGTTTGTAAATATGTTTTTAACGCATAAGGAGTGTCTTTCATTATACGAGCATATTCCTTTAACTGTTGTATTTTCTGATTACTCATATATATAAATACAAAAAAAGGGAGGTAAAAACCTCCCTTTCCTTTATAGTTGTATTTATTTACTCGTCATCATCGGATAATCTAATACCTAAACCACCTAAGAAATCACCTAAATCGTCATCATCGGTATTGTCAGTAACGTCATCTAAGTCGTCTTGGAACATTGATAATGCCTCTTGATAATTTTGGTCTTTGAACATCTCATCAATACCCCTCAACAATTCACCCATTAATCGTTTTCCATTTTCTGAACCCGATATTACTTCTTTCATGAAAACCAAAAACTGTTTAGCTGGTAATTGGAATATTGATTGCATTAGATAGTTCTGTAATTCAAACTTATTCTCATCAACCAATATTTCTTCAGGGAATTGATTTCTAATTCTATCCCAAATCGCGGGACCTAAACGTAAATCCCATATTTCTTTCTCTAAAGTATCTTCAGATTGTTCGATTTCAGACCATCTTGGGTCTTCATTACCTTCTTCATCTGTTGGTCTACCTTGAATCGCGAATAATTCCATAACCCCTTTAATTAACTCATGTACAAGAGCGGGAAAATTTACTGCTCTTGCAACAATTGTTGGTGGGTTAGTTTCTCTTTTAACTTCTTCTTTACCGGCAACACTACCACCACCTCCGGGTCCACCCATCATCATTTTCATGGTATCATCACTTAATTGCCAATACAATGTATCGTTAATTGACATCAATATACCATATTGATTTAGTAATGTTTCTGACCCTGTAATCTCTCTAATTTTATCTGCAACATAATGATACATATAGTGACCTTTTTTAGATGCCCCTTGTATCATGTTATTGATTAATCTTCTCTTGGCTTTTTCTAAATTCATGGTGGCCAAATCATCAGCTAAATCAGTTTCAACATCAACAGTGTCCATGTTTTCTTCATCACCCATGTCTCTGTTAAAATCTTCAGTATTAACTTCACCCAATCCTACGATTTTAGCGTCGAACTGCAACGCATCTTCAGGTATTGACATTTCTCTCTTAACCAATTCAACAGCCAAGTTTTCCAAAGCTTCTTTATGATTTCTTTCGGTTGCAACAATTTCATTATGTGCGTTCATCATCATTTGGGCTAACGGCATTATACCTTGTTCACCACTTAATGGTGTTTGAATACCTGTATACTCTCTAACTTTAGCAATTACTTGTCTGTATCTTTCAGAAGCTAATAATTCTTGGAAGTTTTTATTTGGTTCATCACCTGTTTGAGGTAACGGTACTTTTTTGAGTGGTGTATCACCCTGTGCAAGTTTTGTTTGTATTCCCTGATACGGTCTATCGGGAGTGTCAAAATCCATTGGCATTTCTGTAATATCTTCTTTCAACAAAGATAACAATTCTTTTTTTCTAAACTCCATTTTATTATTTTTTCTTTTCAGCTAACGCTTTTGGTTTAGGGTTCGTACCAGGTCCCGGTTCGTATGGTGTTCTCGGTTTAACCGGTTTTACAGGTGTTTTTGGTTTAACCGGAGTATCAACATCAGGTTTTGATGGTGATGTTGCTTTCGGTTTAGGGTTTGTACCCGGTCCCGGTTCGTATGGTGTTCTCGGTTTAACCGGTTTTTCAGGGGTTTTTGGTTTAACAGGTGTATCTATGTCGGGTTGTGATGGTGAAGGTTGAGTTCCAACAATTGAATCATAAGTCATAAACTCAGGGACATTGTTATGTCCTCTTTTCGCTTTTGAAGTTGGCATTGGTTGGAATGTCTCCATTTTTTCATTAATTACATTCATGATATCGTTTTTTGATGTGAATTGTGTGTATTTTGATTCTGCCAAATCTAATACCCATTCCTCAACTTCAGAAACATTTTCTCTCTGAACATTTTTCCACATAGCTGCAGCCGCAACCGCTTTAGGGTCTTTAGCACCACTTTCTTTCGCCTTTTTCTCAATGTCTTTAAATGATTTACCTTTCTTTCCTATATCTTCACCTTTTTTTGCTTTCTTAACTACTTCACTTTTCTTTTCTTTTGAAAGTCCTGCAGATGGTTTTTCCTCTTTAATTTCCTTGTGTTTTTTGTCATCGCATTTGCAATTTTTCATACCGCAAACAGGACAAACACCCGAATCTTTCTTTTCTCTCAATTCCACATTAAAACCGGCATCTGTATATTTTTTTACTTCTGCGGGTGGAGTTGTAGCTTTTTTCATAACAAGAGAACCTGCAGACTCTTCTTTTAACACTGTATTAGATAAAGTTGTTAATTCTTTATCACTTAAACGTGAAAGAGTTTTTTCAGTAAAACCCTCCTTCAATAATTTTTCAATAGTTATTTTTCTATTCATGATTTTTTGACTTTTAAATCTTTTTTGTCAAGAGTTATACCTCTTTGTTTTAATTTTTTTGAAACATTTTCATATGTTTCACCAAAACGGAAATACAATCTATCTTCGTCCAAATCAAAATTTGATTTTTCCCACGCCATCGCAATTATACCGTCCACAGCATCAATAACACCGAAATAGTCCGAATTTTGTATTAATTCAAAAACTATGTCGGTGTCTTTAAGAAGACCAACTTGGTCTATATATTCTACATGGGGAGATTTCGAACTTACTGTCGATGAAGCCGGTACGTCAAACCATTCGTCCATGTCAATCTCAGTTGATTCACTAAAAATGAATTCATACTGTTTTTGACCTTTATAATCGGTTCCGATTTCATTAACATATATAAGACGCATATTACTTAAAGTATTTACCTAAAGTTTCAGCTATACTTTTGTTGATTTCGTTTTTAATTTCATCTAAATCAATTTCTTTAGTTTCGTCTAAACTACCTAAATCAGAATATTTAGATAAATCGATTTCATCAGTGGATACTGGTGTGTTTATAAAATCTTCCAATTTGTCCATTGCGTGAATTTCACCTAATTCCTCATCACCTGTTGGTTCTGCGGGAGTGGTTTCATCATCAGCAGGGACATCTGGCATTTCATCACCCATCTCAGCATCAGATTCAACATCTCTGTCAAACTTCTTACCGATTTCTTCGATATCTTCATCGTCAAGTTTATCTAAATCAACAGCTGAGATAATCATATTAAGTACATACTTAATATCATCACTTTCCATTTTTTCTTTTTGGTCTCTCAACTCTTGACCTAACTTACCTGAGAACTTTTGAATTTCAGACATGTAATCTGATGGTTTAGCACCCATTTCTGATGAAGGTTCTTCCATACCTGCATCCATTGAAGGTTCTTCCATACCTGTATCAGGTAAAGTAGTATCTTCAGGTGCTGGTGGTATATCGGCCGGTGGAGGTGGTACATCACCTGTTACCGCTGGCATATCTGTTGTTGCTTCGGTTGAAGGTTTTTGTTTTAACACATACTTTGTGGCTTCATTTAATTCAGAACCACTTAATAGTTCTAATCTTTTAAGAGCCTCAGCATATGAGTTAAATCTATTTTTATTTTTCATGAAAAGACCACCAATGTAATCAAGTGAACTTTCATTCAAACCTTTTTTTACATAGTATCCGTCTTTCTCTTTAACGATACCATACTTAAATCCACCAACAGATTCTGATAAGTATTCAGTTTTAGATGTTGATGATGTTTTGGTGGTTGATGATTTTTTATCATTACCGTAATACGTTAACTCAAGGATACGCTTTAATTTATCGTCACCTTGAAGTTTTTCACTACCTAATGGTTTTATGTCTGCCATTTTTTTTAAATATTGATAATTATATTATTCTTGTATCCTATAAATACATGCATATATGGAAAAAAATTCGGGTTATTTATTGTGGAAGTGATAATTTCTTATTTCTCACAAATGTTTTTATCTTGAACAATTTTTCAATATACCCGTTTCTTCTTAATAATTTAAAAGTTAGATTCTCATAAGAATACTCACCACCACTCTCTAAACCCGATTGTCTGAACTTCTTTAACTTACTCTTTAGTTCATCAACTTGTTTTGTCACATCTTCACCATCTTTCGCTTTACTCAATAGACCATCTATTGATTTTGCATATTCTTCACCTTTTTTTAATATTTTTTCCTCGTCTATGTTGTGTTCACCCCTTTCCGGTTCTATAACCCATTCATTATTAAGAATAGAGTAAACTCCTGTTGACACCGCTTTATCGTCAATATCCTGAACATAAAACTCAACTTCAAAACCTTTAACTTTAATATCGTTTGATGATGCCCAAGCTTTCTTTTTTAATTCAAAGAATTCCCTAACTATTTCGTTATATGTAGAACTATCTTCTTTACCGTTACTAAATTCATCTAAATCAACCATAATATGTATGTCTAAATCAGAATAACTAGACCAATTATAGTTTGCTAAAGAACCGGTAAAATGTATATCGTATATGAAAAAATCGATACCCAAAAAAGATAAAAACTCATTAGTAATTTGAAGTAATTTTTCTCTAATTTCTTCTTTTATAACATAAGAATCACCATCCTTATCAAAAATTTCTTTAGATAAAGAATCTTTAGGGACAAAGGATTTCATAATCTCTTTGTCTTTTTTCATATCCTCAATAAGTTCACTTATTATACTCATTTGACCTTTTTGTATTTGTATGCTTTGGACATGTTTTTACTAAAAAAACTACCCTGTGATTCCGCCATTCTAAATTTAGTGAAGACCTCCCAAGGGACTTCTTCATACTCATAAATAGCACCATTATTAAATTCCACCAAAAGATTTTTATCTTCTGTGTTGTATTTTGCACCTTTAAGATTAGAAGACGAAATTTGAACTTCAATAATCTTACCTTCAATTTTTTCAGAAATAATTCCCATATTGTTTTTTTTATTTGGAATAATATAAATAATAAATATCAAATAAAAAACCCCGATTACTCGGGGTTTGATTTAATTCAGGGAAATTAATCGTTCTGAGGATTTTTTCTCTGTTTTTGGGAGTCTTATTTCTAGTACACCATTTTCAACTTTACCCGTGATTAGTTTATCATCAACATCATCAGGTAGTTGATATGTCTTTTTAAATGAAGAAACGAAGGAATGATTCTTTTCATTTAACTCCTTTTTATGAGATACCGTGAGATAACCATCTTTAACCGAAATTGTCAAATCATTTTTAGTCAATCCGGGAACGGCAAAATAAATTTGGTATTCTCCATCCTCTTTGATTATTTTTGTTGAAGTTTCACCCATGATAGATGGGTAGTCAAAGAATGTGTCTAACACATCTTTGTACAGGTTCTTGTTTCTTGTTATCATAGTTAATCCTTTTTTTAAAAAAGGATAATCAAATGATGCACCAAATAAGAAAAATAGACAATATGACAGTTATATCTTTATACAACTGAAAAAATGTCTATTATTTGTTTTTTGAAATAATTTTCCGTATACTTACAAAAAGTAATTTAACATGTCAGTAGATTTTTTTGAAGAGGGTCAAGTATCAAACCCAAAAAAGACAAGAAAAGGTTCAACCACTCCAATACTTGATAATTTTTCAAGAGACTTGAATAAATTAGCAGAGGAAGGTAAAATTGACCCCGTTGTTGGTAGGGATTCTGAAGTTAAGAGAATCGCACAAATCCTATCAAGAAAGAAAAAGAACAATGTAGTTATCGTAGGTGATGCTGGTGTTGGTAAATCAGCATTGGTTGAAAAACTAGCATTATTAATTGTAAAAGGTGAATGCCCATCAAACCTTTTAGATAAAAGAATAATGTCTTTAGATTTAACCTCATTAGTTGCCGGTACAAAGTACAGGGGTCAGTTTGAAGAAAGAATTAAAGCAATTCTAAATGAACTACAAAACGAACCAAATGTGATTGTTTTTATAGATGAAATACACACAATGGTTGGTGCGGGTAATGCTAGTGGTTCAATGGACGCAGCAAATATTTTAAAACCTGCATTGGCTAGAGGTGAAATACAATGTATTGGAGCAACAACATTCGATGAGTTTAAAAAACACATTGAAAAGGATGCCGCATTAGTTAGACGATTCCAAAAAATTGTCTTAAAAGAACCATCAAAAAATGAAACCATACAGATATTAAACAATCTAAAAGGTTCATATGAGAGTTTCCATAAAGTACATTACGAAGATGGTGTCACTGAAACTATTGTGAATCTATCTTCAAGATACATCACCGATAGACAATTTCCTGATAAGGCGATTGACATTTTAGACGAATTAGGTTCTGATAAAAAAATCAACACAAAAATTCCTGAATCAATAGAAAAACTTAAAAAAGAATCTGACGAAATTAAAGAAAGAAAGATTCAAGTTGTTAAAAGTCAGAACTATGAGCAAGCTGCAAAACTAAGAGATGAAGAAAGGAAAATCACCACTAAACTTGAGGATGAGAAAAAGAAGTGGTTAGAATCTCAAAAGAATAATAAAGTTCCTGTTACGGTAAATGATGTTTATGAAATTGTTTCACAAATGACGGGTGTACCAATTTCAAAAGTGGACAGTAACGAGATTAACAACTTATTGGCACTTGAGGAAAGATTAAAATCTAAGGTAATTGGTCAAGATGAAGCAATCTCAATCATTTCAAAATCAATCAGAAGAAATCGTGTTGGTATTAAAGATGCAAACAAACCAATTGGTTCTTTATCTTCTTAGGTTCAACAGGTGTCGGTAAAACTTACTTGGCAAAAACAATTGCTGAGGTGTTATTTGGAGACCCTGAAAAAGTAATCCGTGTAGATATGAGTGAATATATGGAGAAACACAATGTTGCAAAATTAATCGGTTCTCCTCCGGGTTATGTTGGTTATGACGAAGGTGGTCAATTAACCGAAAAAATCAAAAATAACCCATTTGCGGTTGTCCTATTTGATGAGGTTGAAAAAGCACATAAAGATGTGTTCAACATCCTTCTACAGATTTTAGATGAAGGACATTTAACAGATTCTTTTGGAAGAAAGATTAACTTCACAAACACAATTGTGATTATGACATCAAACATTGGTGCTAAAAAAGTATCTGAGTTTGGTAAAGGTGTTGGATTTAACACATCATTTAGTGACACACAAAACTATGAGGTTAAAAAATCTATAGTTCAAAAATCACTTAAACAACACTTCAACCCCGAATTTTTAAACAGAATTGACGATATTATTAGTTTCAATTCTTTAAATAAAGAAACAATCCATAAGATTATTGGTATCGAATTGGATAAACTAATTTCAAGACTTAAAGAGAAGAACTACAAAATTTCTTTTGATAAAACGATTGTCGAGAGAATTTCAGAATTAAATACACAAGAAGATTTTGGTGCTAGACCAATTAAAAGAATCATTCAAAATCTTTGTGAAGATTTTCTAAGTGATGCGATTCTTCGTAATGACATTAAAGAAAATGAAGGTGTAAATCTGAAGTTCAAAGACGGTGAAATAAAAATTTTTAAGAAAAAGGGGTAAATATTTACACTTTTCTAAAAATCATATATATTTATATTCACACAGGACATCTTTGCCGATATCCTCACGTTTTTAGTCTGTGGCCTTGAAACCACAAAAATGACCACATCCCCCAACAAACCGTTGGGGGATTTTTTTTTTTGAACTGTCGAAAAAAAATTGTATATTTGTAAAAATACCAGTATTATGAATTTCCCAAAAGATTTAATTTTGTTGAGGGGTTTACCGGGTTCAGGTAAATCAACATTAGGTGAGGTTATTTTATATCTACCAAATAACAACCTAAAACCATTGTCTGCGGATGATTATTTCACCAAGCCCGATGGTACATATAACTTTGATTTTGAAAAATTAAAGGAAGCACATAATGACTGTCAACAAAGATGTGCTAACCTAATGATGAATGGTGTTATTAGGATTGTGGTTGCGAATACATTTACCCAAGAGTGGGAAATGAAACCATATTTTGAAATGGCAGAAAGATACGGTTATCGTGTACATACCCTTATTGTTGAAAATAGACACGGCGGTAATAATGTTCACGGAGTACCGGACGAAAAGTTAGAAATTATGAAAAATCGTTTTGACGTTTCCTTGTAATAAAAGAATGGGGGACGACTGTGATGGCGGAAGACGAATTAAAAATAAATGGGATAAGAAACGTATTAAATCACCCAACAAGAAAATGTGGTGGATTCGTTTGGAAACGAAAAAATAATTATGATTGAAATATTAATAAAATATCATGAAGATGGATTGTTACAAAAACAATCCCACCCAACCAAAGACCTATTGATTTGGAATTATTCACCAAAAGTTCAATATGAATCTTTGTGGGATGATATTACCATGCGTTGTCGCGGACTTATAACTGACAGTCAAGGAAACATTGTTGCAGAACCATTCGGTAAGTTCTTCAATTACGAAGAAGTGATTGATAAAAACTTAATTCCGTGGGATAGTGAATATGCATACATACAAGATAAAATGGACGGTTCGTTAGGTATTCTTTTTTTCTACGATGGGGAATGGATAATGGCAACCAGAGGTTCATTTACCTCCGAACAGTCTATACGTGGAATGCAAATTCTAAAATCAAAATATGATTTAGATAAATTCTACAAGGAATTCACATATTTGTGTGAAATAATTTATCCCGAGAATAGGATTGTAATCGATTACGGTTGTGAGAAAATCACATTCTTAACAGTTACAAGACCTTCAGAAGGTGAGTTAAATTGGGGTACTGCACGTGCAATTTTTCACTCGTCAGAGATTAAAGAAGAGGATATAGTTGAGAGTTCAATGGTAACCTTCAACAAGAACACGTTTGATGTTTATAAACAATTAAACTCACCAAACAAAGAAGGGTTCGTTATACGATTCTATCCATCAAATTTTAGAATGAAAATAAAGTTTGAGGAGTATGTTCGTTTACATAGAATATTGACCAACATCTCTAATCGTGACATATGGGAATACCTAAAAGAAGGTAAACCTTTGGATGAGATTATTGAAAAGGTACCGGACGAATTCTATAATTGGGTTAGGGAAACCAAGGAGAATTTTTTGACTCAATACGCGACATTAGATAACGAATACAAATGGATATTCAAAATAATTAATAGAGTACCAAATGTTGAAAATAGAGCGGTGTTTGCAGAATATGCAAAAAAATACAAACATCCGGGTATTTTATTTTCAATGTTAGACGGTAAAGAATATTCAGAACAAATATGGAAATTACTTTACCCAAAATACTCAAAACCTTTTAAAAAAAATGAAGTATAAAATATATTTAGACGATATTGTTTTTTTTTTCTTAAATTTTAATATTTATGATAAAACAATTTTATGAAAAAAATAATTGGGGTGTATAAAATTACAAACATAAAAAATAATAAAGTTTATGTTGGTAGTGCAATTAATATTAATAATAGATTTAAAACACATAAAAGACTATTAAAGAATAATAAACATTACAATAGTCATTTACAATCGTCATTTAATATGTATGGGATTGAAAATTTTCAATATGAGATTATTGAAATCACCAATATAAATGAATTATTGTTAAAAGAGAAATATTGGATTGAAACACTTAATGCGAACAACCCCAATTATGGTTACAACAAAAGATTAATTGTTAATAGTAATTTGGGAATTAAGTTATCTGACGAAACTAAGAGAAAATTAAGTGTGAGTCACATGGGACATAAGAGAAGTAATGACACTAACCAAAAAATAAAGGAATCACAATATAAAAAAATATGTCAGTTCGATAAAGATGGTAATTTTATTATGGTTCACAATAGTTTACAAGAAGCGGCAAAATCATTAAACAGTAATTATACCACATCGATAACAAATTGTCTTAAAAAAAAGTTACCTTCGGCATTAGGTTTTTTGTGGTGTTATGAGAATGAAAAAAATGATTTCAAACCAACCCCATTAAAAAAACGAGGTGTTAAACCAATTGAATTAAAAGTAACTTGTCTACTAACTAACAATATAACAATTTTTAATTCAATTGGGGATGCAATTATCGGTTTAAACATGTCATGTGGGTTAATCTATAAAGGAATAAAAGAAAAAAAATTTAAAAATTTGTTATGGGAAAAAATTTAAAAACTTACCGTATCTACCTTGACGATGTAAGAACCCCAATTGACCCAAGTTGGGTGGTTGTTCGCAATTACGATGAGTTCGTAGAAACAGTAAGTAAAATTGGTTTAGATAATATTGAGTGTATATCATTAGACCACGATTTGGGTGATAGTGCTATGAAGGAATGGCATAAAAATGTTTATCACAACTACACACTTAACTATGAGAATATAACCGAAAAAACAGGTTATGATTGTGCAAAATGGTTGGTTGAGAGATGGATGAGTGGAAAAAATGTTGTTGATGTCTATACACATTCAGCAAATGCAATTGGTAGTGCCAACATCATGGGATATATTAACAACTACAGACATGTTAATCATTTACCTCAAAATTGTGTTAGAGTACAAATTGAACATACTGTGTAAAGTTAATGGAAGGTATTTGTTATCTTCCATTATTTTTATTATGTTTGTATAAATCAAAAAAACAGTCAAATTAAATGAGTGACCAAAACAAAAAACCAAAAGATACTGTAGTTAAAAAACTAACAATCAAAGAACAATATAAAGATTTTTCATCTTTTTACTCATCCAATAAAGAAGTAATTTACAAAACAATCGTTAGTCTTTTTAATAGTCTTAAAAGAAAAGATAAACAAAATTTAGTATTAATTCTTTCAGCAAAAATAAACAGATTACAATGGGAAACTGAACTAAAATTTACTAGAAAGGAATCAATTGTGTTGGTTAGAGATATTTTACCATTTTTTGAAGAATCTGAAGAGTATGAGTTTTGTTCCGAAATTACTGAATTGTACAACAAAATTCAGTTAGTACAAGTTAATTAGATGAAGAAGACAAATCACTATCACCTTTAATTAGGTATTTTATATTCAAGGTGATTGATGATGTGATTAAATTCACGGTAAAATAATCATAGGATACTACCGTATTAAAGTTACTTTTGGTTATAGAGTCATAATCCGAAGATTTGAACCACAATATCTCTTTAAATGGTAACATACCTGTTATGTTTGCACCAATAAGAAAAGCGTCGGATATGGTTATTTTACCATCTTCATTAATATCACCAGCTCTTAATTTTAAACCTGTATTTAATACTTGACCAACCGGCATGTTATTTGGTGTGTTTTCATTTTGTGATTCCAAAAACACACTATCAAAATCAGATGATGTTAAGGTATATGTTGTAAATTCAGGCACAATTTTATAGGTTGAATTGTGTTTAGTTGGATTTAAAATAAATGAACCATCGGAATTTACCACAACGGTTTCGATTAAAGTCTCAACACCACCTTCAACAATATAAAGATTTAATTTAGGTCTATTTGTTAGACCCGAAGGAATCTTTATTGTTCCACTTATTTTCTCATTTATCATAACTGTTGCTGTAACTTCGGTTCTTGAGTTACTTAAACAACCTGTTGTCATATTTCTTGCTTGTGCGTAGTACTTTGTTGTTGTGGATATTGATGGTGTTGTGTATGATGTTGTATTAGTCGCTATTGGATTACCACCTGTTGAATTTGAATACCAATCAACAGTTTGACCTGTACCCACAGTTGCCGATATTGTTACTGTACCTGTCCCCATTCTTGAACCATTTATTGCGGTTGGGGAATTTGGTGTTTGTGTTGGTGTACATGTAATTTGGTGGGTAACGAATCCCGTATAAAAATCTGTAAATGTTTGATTAGATGGGTCACTCCATGTACCATATTCAATAACATAACCACTAACAGAACCCGGAAATGAAGATGCGGGTGGACCAAAGTCATTCCAACAATTACCACCACCCCATTTAGTAACTGTATAATTTTCACCTGAACCCCAGTTGTTTGGTTCGCCACCGCACCAATTATTATATTGTCCCGATACATTACCACCCGAATTAGACGTTTTTATTGTTGTACCACTTTCAGGACCGGCATCCCATTTCCACACACCTTCTTGCAATCTATCTGAGAGTGCAATTAAAATATTACTACCCGGTACATTCGCTTGAACGAAATCTTGTTCATCTTGTGATGTAACAGTTACTAAATAACCTGTTTGACCTTTAAATGATTGTGAGGATGCTAAACTCAAAATATTCGTATAAACCGAAGGACTTGTACCCGTATAACTAGCACCTGTTGGCCAATTCATAGGTCTATAAAAGTGACCGTTTGAAGGAAGATAATAATATCCCGAAGGGTTTTCTGTTGCGGTTACCGCGATATAAACATTACCCGGCGATGAACCCGTATTTATTTTTAATGAAGATAATGCATTATTGATATTTGTCTGCGTACCTGTAAAACTAATTCTTTTAAAATTAGACCACGATGAATAACCTGTACTTAAACTCAAACCACTTGTTGTTGTTAAAGACAACGTAACAGATGGTGGTGGATTTACTAAACCTATTGTAACTAATAATGTTGCACTTGAATTAAAACTTGAAAGAGAAAATCCACTAGCGGATTGATTACTTGTATTCTGTACATACGAAGATGCTGACGGTGAATTTACCGATTGTGAAAAACCAATCAATGGTATTAATAAAATTAAAATCAAAAATAACTTTCTCATAAATTAACCTTACTTCCAATCAAGAAAAATGATAATACCGGAAAATCGGGATTAGTACTCAAATTTGCTTTATAATTCACATTCACTTTGAATCTTTTTGAAATTTGATAATCAAATCCACTTCCAACAAAACCACTTATATATCTATCTGTTATTGAGACTTTTTCTTTTGTTGAGTAAACTAATGGTGTTGAAATTACATATAATTCAGGAGACACAATTAATTTTTTACCAATCTTAAATGGTCTTGTATAAAATGCGGTTATTGATGGTGAATAATAACCACTTTTTTCCATTGAAATCACAGTTGCTGCTGCACTAACATTAAAACCTGTTATACCATATTTTCCACCATTTATTATACCACTATAACCAATAAACCCTAAATAATTTCCATAAGTATAAACTCCCGTTAAGTTTAAATTATGGATAAATTTTAATTTTTTAGATTTATTATAATGAATTTTAGTGTATCTACCTGAAACTGCAAACTGATTAAAATTTAACCATACCATGCCCGTCACACCAAAACTTGATAAACCTGTCATTGATGATTTACTAGTTCCAATATTAATAATCGGAGTAAATGTTTTATCTAAGTTTTGTGCTGATGTTATATCTGAAGATATAATAACCGGATTTGCTCTACCATTACCTTTACCCCCACTATTACTACCACCCCCATTATCATTGTGTGCATCAACATTCATTGTTAATGACGTACCAACCTCCTCTGTTTTATTTTGTGGTGGTTTTTCATCAGTTTTACCACCACCATTTGTTGTAGAAGTATTGGTATTAGTATTTGTTGAGGTATTGGTATTTGAATTTACAGGTGGCTGAGTCGTTGAACCTCCCCCTGTAGTTGAGTTACCTGTGCTTGGAGTCGTTGTATTGTTTGTTGGAGTTCCACTTCCTTGTTGGTCACCACTTCCTCCATTTTGATTAGTAGTCCCTGAATTTGATTGGGGTTGTCCTCCATTTTGATTCGTAGAACCATTTGTGACACCTCCTGAAGAATTGTTATTTCCATCTGACTTAGATTTATTTTTTTTCTTATCCGAATTTTTATTGTCTTTGTCACCAGCATCATTACCACCAGCATTTACCGAACCACTTTCAGTATTTGATGATTGTACTTGGTTATTTGCAAGAATGGAACCAACCAATGATTGTATTGTACCACTTATTATTTGAGTCGTTATTTGATTCTGTGTTACTTGACCTTGTTGCTGTGAACAAGGATTTGTTTGTCTATAAACAGTATAAACTTGATTCACCCAATTAGTAAAACTACCATTGGATAAATCGTTGGCATCAAAATAACCAATCTTATTTAAGAATATAATCATCGTCTTCCCACCTTGTAATGGTACACTAAAATTTGTCACCTCTTTTGTGCAAGGGTCAATAAATGTGTACGTTGATACTTGTGCGAATCCAATATTACAAAAAATTGTAATAAAAAACACTAAAAAAATCTTTTTAAAATTTAAGTTCTTCATTTACAACATTAAAAAGGGGGAAAATCCCCCTTTTATATTTTTTTTAAAGACATATTCATTATTTGGTGAATACACCCTTTTTAATCATTCTTAATAGAATTCTAGAACATGCAATATCTAATGCTTTCTTGGTACTAATACCTATGGTTGACTGATTAAACTTAACTTCACTTAAATTATCATCGTTAAGTAACGTTAATTCTCTAATTGTTACGGCTTCACCCAAACCACTAGCAGCAATTATTTGACCTGTTTCTGCGTCCGTGAACCTAACCTGTAAACCTAATCTTGTTACCATTTTATTTTTAACACCATCAGATAGGTTAATTGTTTCATCTTCACTTATTGAGAAATCGTACACTTCAATTGTAACAAAATAATGTGCCAATCTAATCTTACCTCTACCATTTAGGGTATCGTAACTAATACCGGCTTGAGATGCTTGGTATTGTTTAACCATTCTATTTTTTATCTCAGTTTTGTCTTCAGTAAAAGTAAATCTATTTAGATTCTCCAAGTATTCAAGAACGATATTTGCAACACCCAATCCAACTTTCTTTTCTTTAAGTTCAGGATATTGTTCATAAACTTCATCACTAATACCAATTTTTAATATTTGTATTGGTATTTGGGGGCCCTCATAATCCATTAACGAATCAATGTTTACACTTGTCTCAAATGATGCTTTATATTGTTCAGTTTGTGTTTTACCAACAACCTGAGCAGTTGCAGTACTCGCAAACAAGAACATCAATACAAACCAAAGTATTACCAACAATATTGGTGATAATACTCTTTTAATGATTGTCTTTTCCATATTATTCAGAGTCTTGTATTTTACCACATTTTAAACACTCAATCTCACCATCACCATCGTTATCACCCCAAATGTGTTCACATTGACGATGTTCAAAATATTCATCTATTATTCCATCACCATCATTATCGTAACCATCCATAATACCATCACCATCTTCATCAATTTCAACTCTTTTTTGTGTAACCGAATCCGTTATTTGTGTTGATGTTGGTTTTGGTGCAGAAACGGGCATTTCTGAAGTGTTAGATAAAGAAACACCATCCTCTTCATCCATTTTTTGAACTAACATTTTATCTTTATCGGTATCACTAAACCAGTAATCGATTATTTTACCATATGAACCAATAAATGCACCTAAAAGGAGAAGTAATAATTCTTTCCATTCACCACTAATTTCACTACTCTCAAAAATCGCAAGAAAAATACCCCCCATTATTAACATGAAACCACCCAAAACTATTGCGGTGATAAACCACCTTCTTTTCATCATAGAATTAAGAAGGTCTTTAAATCCTGAAGGTTGATTATTATTTACCATTGTGGTTCTTTTTCTTTAAATTCATCACCCTCTTTTTTAGGTTTAGAAGGTTGTTCTTGTTTATTTGGTTTCTCAATAATTCTTTCTTTAATAACTGTTGTTCCTCCACCATTATTTGATGAGTTATTTTGAGATGAATTATCAACATTTAAATTAATAATAGGTGCGGTTTGTTGAACCGGTGCGGGTTCTTTTTCTTCAGCACCACCATTAAATAATGTTGTTGTTAACCATCCACCTCCAGCTAAAATTATTGTGGAGATAGTTCCGATTAATGTCTTTTTTAGTCCTGACCAAGTTCCGTCAGATTCTGGTACGTTTGTTTCTTCGCTCATAGTTTTAAATTTTTATGAATTGTTTGGTTAATTGTTTATTATAATTATTTAGAATCAAATAATAATTCCCATTTGTGGATGATGTCATATCAATTTGTTTATATGCGATTCTTTCGGCATAATTTGGTGATACCTCACCTAAATTTTGAATTAACCTACCATTCACATCATAGATGGTTGCCATCATTTTCATATTAGGTTCAGGGAATTTAACTTCTAATTCAAACCATCCCGTTGTTGGGTTTGGTCTAATCATTGCGGTCACTTCTTGATATTCATCTACCGACGGTAATCCTCTTTTAAATAACATAACCGCCATTTGAGTTGTTAGATTTATATTTAAATGGTCACCATTTTCATCGGAAGCATCCATTAATTGTCTTATGTAGATGTTTGAAACAACATCATTATTTCCAATCGGTGAAAATTTAACCTTAAATGGCGTTGATTGACCAATTAAACCATTTTTGAATTGGTTATTCATTCCACCAAATCTAATTGTTCCTGACACCTCATCGTGAGTCACATATTGTAACCAAGGACCACCATTGAAATTAGAAATTATTTCATCAAATCTAACTTTGTCTTTTTCGTACTTCATTTCAAATTGTAAGCCATAATTCATATCACCATTTGTGTTTATATTAAAAGGTACATAAACCGGTTGTTTTCCTGTTGCAACTGTATTTGGTATGTCAATATCTAACTTACCTCTAAACACCGCTTTAGCAACTAATATACCCGAACTATTCCAAACTCTAGATGAATATGTTCTATCAACATCACCCTGAATAAAGTATTTTATATCAACAGTTAAGTTAGTTGTCCCAACACTATCAGTTATGAAATTCGTTGCAGATATGTGATTAGGCCAATCATTCCATTGGTTTATACCTAACACTAATGAATCATAAACACTTGCATGGAATACCCTTATCATGGTTGTGGTGTCTATTTTTTTAAGACCACTAACATTTGCATAAATTAAATAAGGGTCACCACCGTCAAGTTTACCGTTTTGATTCATATCAGCAATTAAGTGAGATAAACCAAATTTTAAATGTTGGTGTTGGAAATTTTGATTCACATCTGTTAATGAAAACTCATCGTAAGTTTTAACCGCATCTGAAATTGTTACCGCGTAATCTCTAAACATTTCCATACTGTCGGTAGGGAATCTTAAAAGTAACTTATATTTTGTATTTTTATCTACGTTATTTAAACTATAAAATCCTGTGGTGTCACATAATGATTCTGAAACAAACTCACCGGTGTTGTATTTTGTACAAATAACGGTAGGTCTTCTACCATCAAGTTTCATGGTTGGAGGTAATTCCACGTTACCACTAATCACCAAGTTACCCATTAATTCTAAATCCATTTTTTGATGAGTTAGTACTGCAATGTTATCTCCGATAGTCACACCATCTTTTTTAAACATTCTAGCCCAATTCACATGAACACTATCCTCAACGAAGTTTGAACCAACATTGTTTATGATGAATTTATTGTGTATGATGTATATGTCACTTTTTATCTGACTACCACTAGATAAAACCAAATAGTTTCTAGCAACTGTCCAATTACTATCTAAGACATAATTGTATTTAGCAGTTAAAGTATCATATGAACCAAATTTGTAATTTTCATATTGATTGTATGAAATTGCTGGAGTCATTGTACTAACGTCACTATCGACTGTGGTTGAAAAGTGAGTAAATAATTGTTTTTTAAATTGAAAATCAATTTGAAATGACCTAATATCTTTAGTGGTATCAGGTTTATACTGAAAAATAACATCAATTGTGTCATTTCTCTTTATGGTAGTAAAATTTTGATAGTTACCGATTTCTTGTGAGTAACCTGAGATTGTGAGTACAATCCCTAAGATAAGTAGGATTAGTTTTTTCATAGTATTAATTTAGTTATTAGTGCTTGGGTTGTCTTTTTTATTGCTGAACTAGCTGATTGTTGATTAAATTTACCACCTTCATCTATTATTAATGTAGAGGTTGATATCTCAGTTGATTTACCTTCAGCAAATTCTTGTTTTATTTTTTTATCACCCTTATAGAGTATACCTTTCATTCTGATAACTGTCGTTGTTTTATCTTCATGGAAAATACTTATACCTGAGTTGGTGGTCACAATATCAAAAAAGATTAGTTCAACTTGTAATCTATAAACCGCAGAAGATTTATCACCAACTAATGAGAAGGTGTCCTGTTCGATTATGATTTCTTCTATGATATTTCTTACACCGAATGATAAATTCTTATTACCTTCAAAAACACCAACTTTGATATTGTTGGTTACAGGCTCAATAAAAATTGTTTTACTGTTTTGTGCTTTTAAAGATAGTATCGGTAATAAAATAAGGGCACACAGAATAATATTCTTGATGAATTTCATTTTGATGTCTATTTAAAACAACCTACTGAATTAATCTTCAGAAGGGGTATTTTCACCTTTATTGTTTTTATTGTTAATCCATTTGTCTACCGATGCAATACCGAAAGAACCTAATGTGATTACCAAGAATCCATCAAAAACGAACTCGTGGATTGGCATTTCTCTTCCTAAAACACCAGTGGTGATGTCTACCAAAAGAGTTATTACCATCATTACGAATGCTCCGAATCCAACAACAGATTTCTCATTAATGGTGTTGTTGTCATTGAAAAGTTTAGAAAAGAAGTTTTTCATAGTTGTAATTTGTGTTTTAATTTGTTATTTGGTTATACATAAATATCCCGGCAACTATGATTACTGTATATACGGTAAAAACTTTTTTTAAATTTTTTTTTGACTTTTCTTGTTTTTTCGAATATTTATCTTTACCTTTGTACAAGATTTAAAAAAAGGAGAAAAATTCAATGAAACGATTTACACATATTATCACAATGTCATTTACAACCTGTTCGAAATGGGCAGAGGTGGCTGATATTCGTGTGTCCCGAGGGATGGTGTAATTGTTTTAATTGAAACGAAATACATGAAGACCTCGGGATAACCTCCCGAGGTTTTTTTGTTTATGGGCGCGATACCGAAGGCAGGTCGTCTCTTTTGCAAAGAGAATGTTTGGGTTCGATTCCCACGTGGTCCACAAGGGATAAAAGCACATAAGGATGTGCAACCGCTAGACGGTGGGAGGTATGGGTTCGAATCCCAAATATTCCACAAAGATGTTCTTTGACATATTGGTTTTACTTGGTGAGGTAGCTCAGATGGTAGAGCGTCGGCCTGAAGAGCCGAGCGTCGGGGGTTCGAATCCCTCCCTCACCACCAAAAATTGACCTCGTAGCTCAGTTGGCTAGAGCACCTCACTTTTAATGAGGGAGTCCCGAGTTCGAGTCTCGGCGGGGTCACAACAAACACACCGGATGTCGTATAATGGTTGAGTATATCTGCCTGTCACGCAGAGGGTCGGGGTTCGAATCCCCCATTCGGTGCACATAGTTCCTTAGCTCAGTGGGAGAGCATCTGCCTTACATGCAGAGGGTCGTTGGTTCGAATCCGACAGGAACTACAATGATGTGTAAATCATTCATTAATTAGTATTTTTACCTTTAATGAATGATAAAACCATCAAAATACACGAGTGTGGTGCAATGGTAGCATACGGGTCTCCAAAACCTTTGATGGGAGTTCGAATCTCTCCACTCGTGCTAACTTAAAATTTTATAACCATGAATAACCAAGAAACATTTGAGGCGGCAAAAATGAAATTTGAAGCTGACAAAATTAGACTTAGGGAAGAGAGGGAAAAAAGAATTAAAGAATATTGGGAAAATGATTTACCCAAATTTAATGAACCACATGACGTTCCTCAATTACCAAAAGTAAATGAAAAGGAGTGGAAAGAATTCTATGTCCCAAAACTAATTAAAGCCGGTGCAATACCAAAAAAAGATTTGATACATGGTCAAATTTATATTGGTGACCACAGGAATACTACAATTGCGAGATGGAATGCGGAAACTAATAAGTTTGACCATATGAGATATAAATTTGGTTGGAGAAAAGATGAGTGTAACCATTTTGAAGATGACGATGGATTCGCATTGTTTGTACCAATTAGATTGGGAACTCAAGAAGAATGGGATGAAAGGTTGAAATAAAAACAATGCTCTCGTAGTTCAACGGATTAGAACATTTCACTACGGATGAAAGGGTTGGGAGTTCGAATCTCTCCGAGAGTACAAAATGGTCAGTTTGGTCATGGAGGCCGGTTAGTCTGCAAAACTAACGGAGTTGGTTCGATTCCGACATTGACCTCAATATGGTGGTTATGGTGTAACGGCTAACACAATAGATTGTGGTTCTATTGATACCAGTTCGATTCTGGTTAATCACCCCATATTGGAATATAGCTCAATTGGTTAGAGCATTCGTCTGATACGCGAAAGGTTATAGGTTCGAGTCCTATTATTCCAACCAACATTGCGGGATGTGTAGAAAATGGTTATCTCGTCAGTCTCATAAGCTGAAGTTCCGGGTTCGAGTCCCGGTCCCGCAACATTTATAAAAAAACATTTTGAAAAGTGAGATTTCTTTCTTATATTTTGATTGTTCTTTGGAATATTGATATAGCGAGGTGGTAGCAGCGGTAGCTCGTTGGGCTCATAACCCAAAGGTCGGGGGTTCGATTCCCTCCCTCGCAACAAATGGATATAATCAGGGTCGAGCCACGTTGTGCCGAGATTATGTCAAGAGTTAGAAGGATTAGAGGTGGCCGTGACTACTCTAACTCGAATAGAAGCCTCCTTAGCTCAGCTGGTTAGAGCGACGCACTTGTAATGCGTAGGTCGTTGGTTCGAATCCGACAGGAGGCTCAAACTTTGGGATGTTAGTAGAGTTGGTCACAATGCCACCCTGTCACGGTGGAGGTCACGGGTTCGAATCCCGTATATCCCGCAATGAGGAAGAGATACTCAGGAAGATTGGTCACATTCTTTAAAAAAGTGATGGTGGTAAAAAAATCCTCGACCTTAATGAGGTATCGATTCGGGTAAACGGTCGCAATATCCAGCACCGCCGACGTATTGGGTTGACAGGTTTTTATGTGGTAAGACACTAATGAAAAAGACTCGCTCTATGAGGTACTCATATGGAGTATCAAACAAGTGGGAGGGATATGGTTCTCGAAACAGTGAGAGAAACCCGTTAAAATCTACTTATCGTAATCTCAGGTAGGGAATATTGGAGAGTTGGCAGAGCTGGTTGAACGCGGCGGTCTTGAAAACCGTTTTATCGAAAGGTAACGGGGGTTCGAATCCCTCACTCTCCGCACTTGGCCCCGTCGTCTAACGGTTAGGACGTTAGGTTTTCAACCTAAAAACGCGAGTTCGATTCTCGTCGGGGCTACCAAATAAAAAAACCAATATGTTAGAACAAATTTTAGAACAGTATCAAGATGAAGAAATCTTAAAGGCAGACGGATTTGATGATGCTGTTATTGGTATTGATAGTAAATCAACAAGATTAATTTATTCAGTTGAGAAGTGTATCAATATCCTAATGGAACAAGGAATGAGTATGACCGAAGCGGTTGAATACTTTGATTTTAATATTTCAGGTGCGTATGTTGGTGAGAAGACACCAATATGGTGTGATGACTTATTTTAAAAAAAATTTCTAAAAATATTTGATTTTTTGAAAACTTTTCTTATCTTTGTGATAGTTATTAAAAAAATGATGAACTTGGTATACATATTACAACCGTCAAACAACCCACTAAGTGGTAATGGGAGAGGTATATATTTATGTTTCCCGAGTTCGGAGTTAGTCAAATTGTAAGGATTAATAATCTACTAATAGAAAAACCCGAACTTCTTAAAAAAGATTTTCGGGTTTTTTGTTTTTAAAGATTTCTTCCTTATCTTTGTACTGTGGTTCTTTGACATGTTGGTTTAGTAAATGCCCGAGTGGTGAAACAGGTAGACACGCAAGACTTAAACAAATTTGAGTGCGTAGGTGGAAACACTTAATGTAGAACTTCTCAAATTCGGGGAAACCTTTAAAATGGTAATCCCGAGCGAAGTCTTAAATGTGTAGACATGTTAGATACTTTTTCCATTGTGTATATATTTATAGTGAAACAAATGTTTCATGAAAAAAATAGAAGATGGTGAAATTATCAAAGCATGTAGAGAAGAGTTAACGATGGCTAAGGCGGCAATAAGACTTGGATTACATTACAACACGTTTATTCGTAAAGCGAAAAAACTTGGTGTGTATAAACCAAATCAAGGCGCTAAAGGTTCGTCAAAACCTTCTCCTCTAAGTAAAATCCCAACTAAAGAAATTTTGATGGGGTCGCATCCACATTATCAAACTAACAAACTTAGACTGAGGTTGATTAGTGAAGGAATAAAAAATGAGGAATGTGAGGTTTGTGGAATTAAAGATTGGAATGGTAAAAAATTAAGTTTCGAACTTGACCATATCGATGGTGATAGAACAAATCATAGATTGGAAAATCTACGAATAGTTTGTCCTAATTGTCATTCACAAACAGATACGTATAGAGGGAAAAACATTTAAGAAACGTGTAGAGACTTAACGGGAAGAGCCCTAACATTTTAAGATGAGGGTTAAGAGAAAGTCCAGACCACAAACAGAGATGGTAGTGAAAACTATAGTGGTAAGAAAATCTTGTGGACTGTAAAGTTCGTGCCGGTTCGATTCCGGCCTCGGGTACAAAATTTACAATGATGCGTTTAGCGACGGAGCATTAGTTGGATGTGGATAATCTTGCGACAATCCGACTTAGATTTCAATATCAGGTGTAACGTAATTCCAAGAGTAAGCAGATTTGAGGGTTACCCATTGTAAATTTTATTTGTCTCCGTAGCTCAGTTGGATAGAGCGACTGCCTTCTAAGCAGTAGGTCATTGGTTCGAATCCAATCGGGGATACTAAGATAATGAACACTCTCACAATGAAAGTCGACGAAGTAGTTGTGAGGTCAAAAGTGTTATCACCCTCTGCCGATGCATCATTAAAACTCAGGTAAGCAGTTAAGATTGGAACGAGACGGGTATTCCAACATTATCTTTTTATAGAGTAGTTGACCAATTGGTAGGTCCCTTGCTTTGGGAGCAAGTGCGTGCAGGTTCGAGTCCTGTCTACTCTACTAAGTCGTTAACACGGTTCGAGTCCGTGGGTCGATGGGTCGACAGGGGAGGGAGATTAAGGTTCAATTCCTGTTCTGACTACGATACGGTGGTGACCTGTCTGCGACCGAAATGTGCACGAAACAGTGGAGGGTGACAAACAGGGAGAGTCCTGTACATAGTTGGGCTATGGTAGAAGGTCGGTTCGAGTCCGATGGAAGGTCATGGATGACGGGTAGCTCCCTGAAGAGGTTCGAATCCTCTCCCAACTACGAATGTGGTTCGAGTCCACTCGTTGATTGAGGTTATGGTAAGTCGCCCATGTAGGTTCGATTCCTACACTAAGAAATTAGAGTGGTGAGGGGAACAATCTGGAGGTGTGGGAAGACACACAAACTTGACACGTCGCTTAGAGGCCGAGAGCATCAGGCTGTTAACCTGACTGGGTAACCACATCGTAGGTTCGAATCCTACCGTGTCAGCAAAAAATGCCTTGGTGGTGGAATGGTATACACAGCGGTCTTAGAAACCGTGTCGAGAGACGTGTCGGTTCGAGTCCGACCCGAGGTACAAAAAAATGGTGTCGTTGAGCAATTGGTTGGCTCGCCTGACTGTAAATCAGGTCCTTTATTGGCTTGTAGGTTCGAGTCCTACCGGCACCACAAAAAAAAGACACAATGACAAGAAATAAAAAAATTCAAGACTTACTTGATTCTATAACACCCGAAATGAGGGAGAAAAGGAAACAAGAAAAAATTGAACGAAAGAAAAATATAAGTACAGGATTTCAACTTGGATACTACGTTGGTTTGGAAATTGTTAATCATTTTTTACCAACCCTATCGACAGATATGTTACAATCAAGACGTGTGATTGAAGTATCTGAAGAAGATGCATTGGAGAATGAAAGATTGAATACCGAATGGTATGTAACAACAAGACACGGTGGAGAATGGAATGGTGTTGATGAAAATGGTGACAAAGAAAAATGGGAGTTGTATCTTCAACATAACAAGATGTTAGATAGAAAATATTTACCAAACCCATTAAAATGTCACATGGGATTGTTGAATATTAAAAACATGGACGAATTCAAGAAAGGTCTAAGATTTGCATTGTGGGATTGTGATATGTGTTCATACAACATCGAACCTGAAAACATAAAAATCTATGATGATGAAGATATGGATTTTACGATAATAGAATTTGTTTTAGATTCGGTGGTGTAGCTCAATTGGTGAGAGCAGGACTCTTATACAGTCAAGGTTATGGGTTCAAATCCCGTCACCACTACCATCGGGCCCTTAGCTCAGTAGGTTAGAGCAAATGACTCATAATCATTAGGTCCACGGTTCGAACCCGTGAGGGCCCACAAAAAGGATTTAAATTCACGAATAATATTTATATAATAAAAGTATTATGGGAATTGAACTTAAAAAGAAAAAACAACTTATTGAAAGATTAAACAAAAGGTTGTTATCAGAAAAAGAAATGGAGTGTCCAAAACCAACTCAAGACTTAGAGTTGAACACTAATAACAGGGACAAAGCAATAAAAGCAGATTATATAAAATATGGTCCACTTAATATTGATGAACCCGGTGATTATTGGGAAAGTCTAGCAAATGAGTGGGATACCACAGTTGAAGCGGTAAAGAAATCACTATGTGGTAACTGCGTTGCATTTGATATTTCACCTAGAATGGACGAATGTATGCCAGGTCCTGTTTCTGATGATAGTGGTAGATTGGGTTACTGTTGGATGCATCATTTCAAATGTCACTCAGCTAGAACATGTAAAACATGGGCTAAAGGTGGACCGATTATTGAAGATTCGGTATCGTATGAGTGGCAAGAGAAAAATCAACAATAACCACCAAACATGTGGTCGTACCCTTAACTCCAAACCCAATAGGGAAATTGTTATGGGAAGACCACTCCAAGCGGGTATAGCACAACGGTTAGTGCATCGGCTTGCCAAGCCGAGGATGTCAGTTCGATTCTGATTACCCGCTCACTTTTCACGGACAACCAATATTTATTATTAAATAATGGTCGTCCAATGAGAAATAGAGAAAAAAAAGAAAAACAATGTTTGAATTGTGGTTGTGAAATACCTAACAGAAATGTTTATTGTAACAATAAATGTCAGTTTGATTATCAGAGAAAAAATATTTTCAAATCTTTAGAGGAAAATAATTTTGAAAGGTATACAAGGTGTGACACCATCCACGAAATAACAAAAAAATATTTGATAGAAAAATTTGGTGAGAAATGTATGTTATGTGAATGGGATAAAGTAAATGAATACACCGGAATTGTCCCAATCCAAATTAATCATATAGATGGAAATCCACATAATCATGATTTATCAAACGTTGAATTACTTTGTCCTAACTGTCATTCTTTAACTGAATTTTTTGGTCGAAGAGGTAAAGGTAGGAAAGAAAGATATAAGAAATAAAAAGAGATAAGCGAGTATCGCCTAGTAGGTATGGCACCACACTTCCAATGTGGAATAGGGTCGGTTCGAGACCGACTACTCGCTCAAATAATATTGTCCTGTGGTGTAACTGGCAACACGTCTGATTTTGGTTCAGAAGAGTCTAGGTTCGAGCCCTAGCGGGACAACAACAAAAATTATTATTATGAAAAAAACATACGACTTCTTGTAGATTAATCTACAGGAAAAATGAAAAAAGAAAAACTAGAATCAACAACAAACTCAAGAGTGTATAAAATACTCAAGAGACAAATGTTAGACAGTTATGAGGGACTTTGTCCAATTTGTGGACCTCATAGTGGATGTAACTTTTGGAAGAAGCATCGAGGAATTAGAAATTGGAAAGAGTACAGAAAAACTCAATGGAGAGATACCCAAGTTGGTGAAGGGGTCAGTTTGCTAAACTGATAGGGTGTCACAGCCGCGAGGGTTCGAGCCCCTCTCTCTCCGCCAATAAGTATTTATTAATTGTAAAGAATATGACATGAAAACGTTTAAAACATTGTACGGAAAACCGATAACAGATGTTATCACCTACATCAAAGACTACCTAGCGGATAAATCCGATGTTGAGATTCTGATTGGTTCAGATTCACAATCATTCAGTAATTCAAAAACTGTTTATGGGGTGGTTATTGCTCTGTACACTAAAGGTAAAGGCGCACACGTACTTTGTACAAAAGAAACGACCCCATTTGAGAGGGACACATCATATAGACTTATGAGTGAGGTTTGGAAAGCGGTTGAAGTTGCAGAACTTTTAAGAAACAACGATTTACCAAAAGCAACTTGGATTGATATCGATTTGAACCCTGACCCAAGATACAAATCAAACAAAGTTTTAAGACAAGCGGTTGGTTTGGTTGAAGGTATGGGTTACAAGGTAAGATACAAACACGAAGGTGCAATGGTAACATATAGTGCAAACCACTTAGTTAGAATCTAATGAAACTAAAAACCAACATAACAATTACAAATAGGAAATCAAGGTTCGAGTATTCATTTATTCGAACCGAAATTTCCGGTATTCAATTAACCGGTAGTGAGGTTAAATCTATTCGTTCCGGTAAAGCATCGTTAACGGATTCGTTTTGTGTTTTCAATGGACATGAATTATTCATTAAGAACATGAATATACAAAGTGATGGTTCGCATTACTCTCATTCTCCAACAAGAGATAGAAAACTTCTTTTAACTAAAAAAGAATTAACTAAGTTAAAAGATGAGTTGACCGATAATATCACAATCATACCATATCGTTTGTTTTTTAGTGATAATGGTATGGTTAAGGTTGAAATTGCATTAGCTAGAGGTAAGAAACTCTATGATAAAAGAGAAACAATTAAAAAGAGGGATTCTGAAAGAGAAATAAAAAATTTTGTATAAAGCTTGTTTTTTAAAAAACTTTCTTTATCTTTGTACCGTAATATTTATAACATCATGAAAAGACATTAGATTAACAGACTCGTAGTCGTAACCCGCAATGACTTAAAACCCGGGTATCAAATTGCACAATCGGGACATGCAATCTCTCAGTTCATTTTAGAACACCCCGAATTGTCGAAACGATGGAACAACAGTTTTCTCATCTCATTATCCATCGATTCAGAAAAAAAATTACAAGAATTACTTTTTAAGTTAGAAGATTCAGGTATCCCTGTGTCTCACTTTATTGAACCCGATATCGGGAATCAACTAACATCAATTTGTTTTCTCGAAACTGAAAGTACGAGAAGATACACATCCTCATTGCCTTTATCCTTAAAGGAATATAATAACAATAAACAATTTAATCTTTAAAATCATGAAGTAGATTAACAAAAAATGTGAAATTATTTTTCACTTCAACAAGAAACATTTAGAAGACCCAACAATCCCAATGTGGGTTGTGAAATGTCGTGGCGACACTTATTATGTTCATCACGTTGATGTCTCACCGGGTGTGGGATTCTCAACAAAAGAAACTCCCGATAACCCTCATACCAAGGGGAGTATAAAATTCAAAGCGAATTTGGAGATTGAGGAAAATAATAACATAATAACAGCTAAAATTTTTTAAAAATGAAAAAGACAACACAACACAACCCAACAATGATGATTAAATCATCTTTCTCGAACAAGATTCATAAGTTATTAGGTGAATGCACCGAACACAAACGATATTCAAATGAATGGTGGGAATGTATGAGAGAAAAAAGAACAAATAAAATGACTGATGAAGAAAAAGTGAAACTTTTCGATGAGATTAAAAAAACCTACGAAGAAACATCAAGAGAATTGCGAAATTATTTTCAGGACAGAAGTTTTAAGAAAAGAATTCAGAAAGAACGAGTTAAGAGAGGTTATGTACCCAAGAAGAAAACTAAAAAAGAAGATTTTGAAAAAAATCTTGAAAAATAATTTGGAGATATCATAACTAATCTCTAATATTGTACTGTGATTGATGGTAGAGATATTGTCAATCACAAATGGTCGGGTGACCGAGCGATTAGGTGAAAAGCCGCAAGCTTTTTTACGGTGGTTTAAATCCATCCCCGACCTCCAATGGCTCCGTAGTGTAGTGGTAACATTACGGTCTCTAAAACCGATAGTCGTGGGTTCGAACCCCACCGGAGCCACCAAGAAAAAAAAAAGTTTAAAAAAAACTTGACAATTTAAAAATGTTTCGTACCTTTGTACAACTACATTAATAAAACAATTTAATACGACAGATATGACAACAAGAAACTTGGTAGCCTTCCAAAAAGGTTTAGTTTGTCCTCCAAACGATGGTATGGACAATAGAATCGCGGTAGCAACAGTACAATCCCACTTAATGCAATGGGGATACATGTTAGACGAAGATGCCTTCTTCGAATTATCCAAATCAGATTTATCGTTTATCCAAAACTTCAATGACGAAGTTCTGAATCATTTGAAAAATGTAATGGGTGGAAAACGCAATTACCAACCATTATATAAAAACTTCCCACAAGAAGTTATGGTGATGTCGGACTTTGAGTTGTACATGAACGCAATCATGCACTATTGGAGTAACGGTCAATGGGAACCATCAACCCACACATACGAAAAGGACATTAAGTTCGAGAAAATCAAATACAATTTGATTAAGTATGGTACATCAGAAAGATTCTCAAAAATCTTCACTGATTTGGTGTCAATCAACACATCATTAACACCTCAAGACCTTGAGATTGTTAAATGGTTTGTGAACAGTGGTGATAAACTTGTTTTCCCGGAATCAATTCCATTCAAAGAAAACTTGTGTACATTGGCTGCAATGGGTATCGAAGGATTACCTGTTAAAACCACAACCGATGTGTTGAGAATTGCAGTTCACCTTTCAGGTGGTGATATCTCTTTACCTAAAGTCCCTCAAAAAGAAGTTAGGATGAACAGATGGTCATCTCGTACAAGTACGAATCCTGAAAGAGAGAAATTCAAATTCAAAAAATTCTCTCGTAAAGAAAGAAAATACATTTTAGGTTTACTTGAACAAACCAACTGTGATGCTCGTGAAATGGTTTTAAGAGACCAAAGATGGGTTCGTTTGGGTGAAATTTTACACCCGGGTGAATATAAAAATCAATTCCCTAAATCTTATGTGGCGTTCAATAAGATTCGTAACGAGAAGGTTACTTCTTGGTATGGTTTACTTAATGAATCATTCAAAAAAGGTTTGGAGAATGGTTTGAGAGTTTTATCTCAAAAACCGGGTGAATTCTCACGTAGAATTGATTGGTTGGTTCGTACATATCCAAAAGATATTGAACTTATCATGAAGTACTTCGGTGAGGCGGTAAAAGGTACATCAAACAAAGTATTGTTTGAAGTTTACTCACACTTTGAAGGTCGTACTGAACCTAAAACAAATAGGTCAATTATGATTAAAGGGGCGAGAAAACGTACCGAGTTACCTAACCTACCAGCAATTCCAAAACAAATTGTTGAAACTATCCACTCTAAGTTGTTTGAAACTCTTAGAGAAAAGTTTTCAGTATTGGAATCATTGGGTAACTGTTGGATTGATGAGGAATTGAAAAAAATACCTCTACCAACCAACATGAGAAGTATGAACTTCTCGACTAAACCTACAATCAGAGGTCAAAGAGTTCCACTTGACAACCCTGATGCAAAAGTAATCAGACCGTTTGTTCATTGGATGGACGAAAGAGGTTCTGAAGACTTAGATTTGAGTGTTACCTTTGTTGGTGAGAAAAGAAGTGATGTACTTTCTTTCAGTAACTTGAGAGTTGGTAAATCGGTTCACTCAGGTGATGTGAGACACAGAAAAGGACCTTGTGCTGAGTATATCGACATCGATATCCAAGATGCGTTGAAGAATGGTTACAAATATGCAGTTATTGACGTGAGAAACTTCAATGGTCGTGGTTTGGATACACTTGAAACATCTTTCGGTATCATGGAGAGAGAACATCCTGAGTCAAACAAAACATGGTTACCTGAGACAATTTCAAATTGTCAATCATTGGAATCTAAATCAACTAATACGTTAATCGCGATTATTGATTTGGTGACTAAGGAGTACATCATGTTGGATATTGATTCTGATGGTTTCGTAACCGCAAGAAGTGACTTTAAAAACACTCTTAAAGCAATTCAACAATACGCTGAGTTACCGAAAGTAAGTGTGTATGACCTTGTTCTTCTACACGTAGAAGGTCGTGGTAAACAAGTTACTCTTGACGAGAATGTTGACACATTCTTCAAGTACGAGGACTTCTGTTACTCTTATGAAGAAACAGGAAAATTAATGGGTGTGTAACATCACCCATTAAGTTCTTTGAAAATATTATATGTGGCTATGTGAGTCACCGAGAGGATAGTCTACCACCCATCACACTAAACCACGGAGTGGTTCTGTTTTGGGTCTTAGAATTGACAAAAGTATCGGTGCAAGGGTCTTACTTCTAACATACAACTATCAGATACAACGTTAGACACACAATCTCCACATAAACTCATTTGACGGCTATGTATGTAGTTACTTCTATCAACAATTGGATGTTTATTACTCATACTCTTTCCGTCCACCTTATTGGGTGGCTATCCATGTAACTTACTTCTATGATTCCGAAAACATCAATTAGTTATGGACTTTCCACTTTAAAAAACTTAATGGCTATGTGTTCAGTTACTTCTAAACTTCACTTTTACTGAAACATCACTGACACGATTTCCATTTACTTTAGTTCTTTGAATATTAAAATATTTGATGGCTACATTTTGTCTTACTTCTATGGTTATAATAGGTTCGAATCCTATAGAATCCTCAAAAGGGATTTTATTTTAGACAAATAATTACCATCTTAAAATCTTTTACCGGCTACGAGTTGAGTTACTTCTAAAATTCAATCCAAAAATGAAAACTCACTCGCTCATTTTCCGGTATACTCGGGGAGGTAGCTCAGTGGTAGAGCACGTATTACTGGTTTAATTTCTGTACATACGGCTATAAGCTTAGTTACTTCTAAGGCTGTTAACCTCGTGGTCGTGGAGTTCGAATCCCACCCTCCCCACCTTGAACTTTTGTACCATCTTCCCATATTTATTAATATGGGAAGAAAACAAAAGAATTATCATTACATTTATAAAACGATAAATCTTATAAATGGAAAATATTACATAGGAATGCATTCCACAGATAATTTAAACGATGGTTATGTGGGGAGTGGAAAAAGATTATGGTACTCAATCAAGAAATATGGTAAAGAAAATTTTAAATGTGAAATTTTAGAATTTTTACCTGATAGACGTTCTTTAAAAGATAGAGAAAAAGAGTTAGTAAATGAAAATATTTTGAAAGATTCAATGTGTTTAAATATTAAACAAGGCGGTGAAGGTGGGTTTTCATCTGAAGAACATAGGATATTTTTTTTTCAAAAGGCAAAAGAAAATGCTAAAATAAATAGTATTAAAGGGACTGAAAAACTTAAATGGTTATATAAAAATAATCAAGAATGGAAAAGTCGACTATCTAAAAAATTAAGTGAATCAGGAAAAGGAAACCAACACTGGTTAGGTAAAAAACATAAAGAAGAATCAAAACAAAAAATGTCTAAACCTAAAAATCAAGGTGAAAAAAATTCACAGTTTGGTACAATTTGGATAACAAATGGTATTGAAAATAAAAAAGTAAAAAAAGATTCTGAAATACCCAATGGGTGGTATAGAGGAAGATTAAAAGAATAAACAACATAATAAACAACAAAAAAAAACAACAATTATGGCAACAAAAACAACAGATGCTAAAGTTAAACAGTTATTTGACTTAGTACAAGAGAAAAAATTAGCAATTGAAAAAGCAGAGAGACCTTGTTGGAAAACAAGTGGTAACTTTGGTTATTCAGCCAACTCAGCACATGACAGAACACAAATCGCAACGGTTACTGATGTTCGTAAATTGGTTGAGATGTACGCTTTCTTGATGGAAAGAAAAGATAAATCAGAGAGTGCAGCTAATGAACTTGGTGTGGATTACAAATTCACATGGTTAGGGTTTACTGTTGAAGAATGGAAAGACGATTTCCAAACTCGTGTAAATCAAATTTCAATCCAAGAAAAACGTAAAGAACTTGCGGAAATCGAAGCTCGTTTAAATGCAATTATCACACCTGAGTTAAAAGCAGAAATGGAGTTAGAAGCAATTTCTAAACTTTTGGATGTGAAATAATTTTCTTGGTTTTGAAAAACCAAGTGGTGGAGCTGAACCGTTAATCCGGTTGTCCTGAGAAGGGGTTAGTTAAACTAACCTCTTCTTTTTTTGAAAAAAAATATCTATATTTAATATTATGAGAATAGTATGTATTTCCGATACCCATTCATTACATAATGGGATGACACATACATTACCTGAAGGTGATGTTTTAATTCATGCTGGTGATTGCACCAATGTAGGTAGAGAAAATGATGTTAGAGGTTTTATTGAATGGTTTAAAGGGATTGACGGTTTTAAATATAAAATCTTTATTGCCGGTAATCATGATTTTGCATTTGAACAAGAACCGGCTTGGTTAAATTCATATATTGACCCCAACATATTGTTGGAACATAATGTCACATATCTTGAGGATGGAAGTATTGAAATTATCAGTAATGAATTTTCAAGACCGATTAAAATATATGGTTCACCTTGGCAACCTGAGTTTTTCAATTGGGCATTTAATCTACCAAGAAACGGTATTGTATTGAAAGAAAAGTGGGATGAAATTCCAAATGATACTGACATTTTAATTACACACGGTCCACCACACGGTATCAGAGATTTTGTGGATGATAGGGCAGGAACATTACAAGTTGGTTGTGAATTATTAAGAGAACGTGTTGATGTGATTAAACCTTTAATGCACATTTTTGGACATATACATGGTGCATATGGTGTTGCTTATATTAAAGACACGGTATTCGTAAACGCATCAACTTGCACTGAAAGATATCAACCAATACATAAACCGTTAGTATTTGATTTAAAGGAAGAAAACGGTATATTTACAGTAACATATATTGATGATGAAATTTAATTTGGTTAATTAAATTTTATTCATTAATTTTGTAGAGTTCTTTGAATTATGGGGGGTGAATGGAATTGATTGGCGTTGATAGTGTACATGGGCACGTAGTCGGACTTCATCTACGACTTTAATAAATGGTGGAAAAATCTAAACGGCAACGTTTACAACAACATGGAAGTGGCAGGTTTACTTGCAACTTCTAAAGTGGCAGCCTAATCAAATTGGGTGTCACCCCGGGTCGACGGACATATAACCTAGGAACAGAAGTCCTTATAGTGTGATACCACTTAGAGTGTCAAGGGTTTCGTTCAGAGGACTACCTATAAATCTTCGAAAGAAGTGAAAGTGAACTCGACACAGTTTCAAGTAACGATGTCAAAATAGGAACTTGATATTTGTCGGTTGTGAATTAACCGAATAAACGTGTAGTCCATTTATGGTATGGCGAGCAAGACGAGGGTTAACTCGAGCCCCTTCACATCGAGAGGTGTGTCGAAAATCGGATGAATTCAGGGAAAACCTTTTTATAAGACAACCCTGAGCCAAGCCTGGTAGGAACAGGAAGGTGCAGAGACTAGTGGGTGATAGACGCTTCTATCGTAATACCACATTAGCGTCCGACATCCCATGAGGATGATGATATAGTCCAAGATTTGTCGAATCCCTCCACCTCCACTGAAAGGAGTCTCTTAAATGAGACTCCTTTTATTTTTTACTAAAATATCAATTAATTCATTAACTTGATAGTCTGTCATATCATTCTTCATCCAATTAATTGCTCTTGACACCCATCTAATGTTACCTTTTATATACCCTTTTGTGTTATCAATCCTATCTAACGATGCAGAGTATATCGGATTTTTTTTAATTTTACTATATGAAGATATTTCTAATTTTACACCACTAAATGGGCAAATACCATTTTGTTTATCCCATTGATTACTTAAATCTTCTATTATTAGATTAATATCTTTATTTCTTTTTTTTATGTTCCTAAAATGATATTTAAATTTACTATAATCGTCCCTTCTGTTATTACTGTGTAATGAAATATCATAACGATGGGTCACGTTCAATAAATTTTTAGTGTTATTAATACCAACACATTTTCTAGAACAAAAGTTAGGTCTTGATAATTTTTTGTTGCGATTTATTTCTGAATTAGACTTTTCAAACTCAATCCCACAATTTGAACAAATACATTTTCCCATATAAGTTTTTATTAAAAAATATGGAGATGGTGAGAAAAAGTGTGGAGATGTAAAAAAGAAACCCACCGAATTGGTGGGTTTTTTGTTTCAAGGACATAATGTCCTCGATATTGTCTTCGAGAGGTTTATAACGAACAAAGGAGTCAATTAAGACCCCCTTGCCGAGATGTGGAATACCTCCTTTCGTTTTTAGCTCTATTATCGTTTCGTGGCGACCAAACCACTTAACTCTTATAATAAATATCTCAAAAAGTTGAATTACACAAATGATTGTGCCAACTTTTTCAAAAAAGATAATGACATTGTATTTGTTTCTGATGGGGAAGACGATTCTTTTTCACCACTCATATTAAAGTCATTTTCATTTGAGTTTTGTGCAATGTAATCACTCATCATTGGGTCATCCGCAACTTTTCTTTTGAAATCATCATCGGTACTCATTTTATCTTCGAATGATGATAACGATGGTATACCGAAATGTGAAAGTAAATTATTAGCCATTATGAATTTTCTAAATGCATTTCTTCTATCACCTCTAGCCAAAACATTTTGCCACCACATTTTAATACCTTTTTCGGGAAGTACACCACGCTTTGCGTAATATTTACTTAATCTTTGACCTTTAAAATAATCTTTTAAACCACCACGAAATGTGTTACCTGAAACCACCGACTTACCACCTGCTTTTAAACCGGCAACGGTGTGCCCACCCAATTTATTTAACATTTCTTTAAGTGATGAACCCCATGAACCATTAACTTTACCAATACTCTCAACTGTCTTTGTTACCGATGGTGATTTTGCGTATTGAGATAATGATGTGAATTTTTTAGATAGTTGAGGATTTTTAGCTAAATACTCCGTTAGACCAACACCCGTTTTTAAAACCGCATTACCTTCTTTAGTAACCCTCAGTGCCTTTATTATTGGTTTAACAATAAAATCACCTACTGTCGGTACTAAAGCGATTAACATTAATGCTGCATATAATTTTTCACCTTTCATAAGGTAATAAATTATTAATGCGATGTCGGCAATTTCACCAATTACGGGTACAAAACCCGCAGTCATTAAAATATTTTCAACACTTAATAACGACTCGTTTAATTGTTTATTTTCTTCTAATATTTGTTTCTTTGTGAATTCCATTTTAATGTATTAATTTACAAAATTTAGATGATGCAACCTCACCAACGTTTGATTCACGAATTGCTTGACCAAAAATATTACCAACCGCGGTTGTAGAAATTCCTGTAATATTTAAACCATAATTTGTTCTATCAACACCAGCAATGTTACCACCAATATATCTAACAACCGCCTCGATTAAAGAATCTAATAAATCCCTCATTGATGGATTACACGATTGTTCATCTTTGAATATTTTTAATAAATCTATTGGATTATAATCTGCAAAAACAACTGCGGCTGTTGCTGCAAAGTCTTTATTTGCACCAAAAACTTCAGTTAACACGAAATTTATGATATATTCCTTAGCACCGGATAACATACTTGATTTAAACATTTTTGTAAAATCAAGTTTACTCATATCCCATGGATTATCATCCTCAAGTAAATTAAACGAATCTTCAATTTCTTTTAAAGAATAACCCTCATTAATTAAACTAATAGTAATTTCTGTGATTTTTTTCGATGCAAAATCACTATCTTTAATATCGGTTACTTCTATGAATGATTCACTTAACTTACGTTTACGTTCTTCAAGTAAAGTTTCTTTTATGTGTTCTCTAAGTTGCATATTATTAACTATATCTTATTTGATACCTCTATCACCACCCGAAGCGGTGTAACCATATCTTCTTTTAATTTTTGCTGCTCCACTACCTATACCGAAATTATATTGTTGTAAACAGAATTTAATTTGTTTTCTTTGTAGTTCGGTTGCTGTTCTTGTACCTTGTTCTTGGTCATTATCGTCAATCTCACTAAACAAGTTCACACATTGAGCCCTGTTCATTTTAATTTCTTCCGGTTGAGTTGGTGTTGAACCATCTGTTTTTGTTGTTTCACCCGTCTTGGTTGGTTCTCCTGTTTGAGTTGGTGTTGAACCATCTGTTTTTGTTGTTTCACCCGTCTTGGTTGGTTCTCCTGTTTGAGTTTGAGTATCACCCGTACTTGTTGTAACAACAGATTGTTTACAATTTTTCATAATACTATCGTAAACCTCTTTAGTGATTACTTTTTCACCACGTTTGGTTTCTAAATATTGTAATGTAATAGGACCAAAATTACCTGTTTGATATTTCTCTTCCATACCAAGACATTTTTGAACTTCTCTAATAATTTCACTTTTACAACCAAATACGTATGGGAAATTTGTACATTCTTTGTAAATTGATTTCTTTTTAGTTCCACCACTTCCCCCACCAACTTTTTTATCACCATCCCATATAATATCTATACCACCAAGATTACCAGGTGTTGTTGCAGAAGAAGAACCACCACCTTTTACAAGGTTTAATATTTCTTCTTTGTCGGTTATACCTTGTACCCCAACAGTTTTAACACCAACACTCTGAACATCTGCAGTGAAATCGTCACCCTCATCTGCTTTGTAGAATTTTAAAAATTCACTAATAGCATCTTTACCATTAAATGTTTTACCTTTTAAATTCGTTATTATTTTTTTTAAACTCGCTAAATTACCCGAATCAACCCAACCATCCAAATCATTAACTGCGGTGTCCACATAACTTTGCATTGTTGCACTATCAATTTGGGCACTTTGTTCATTTAAAGACATTTCATTCACAACCGTTTTACCTCCTTTACAAGACCAAGTACCTTTTTTGGAATTATCATTAGCCCATACTCTTCCATTTGAATAAAATCTAATTCCACCCATTTTATCATATTCGGGATTACCTGTTTTACTAACCATAACATAAATTTCACCATTTTTAGTTGTTGTAACAACACCAGATTTGTTGTTAATCAAATCTTGTAAACATGGTGACCATTGTCCACCAACTGTTGGTTCATTATCTGGCATATCTTCGGGTACGGTGTCTGAATTATCAAAAATCCACCACCATAATGCTAAAGCCCCAATACCAATACCAGCACCCCAAGTTAAAATCTTTTTCCAACCCCACTTTTTATTATTAATGATATCAAGTAATTCTTGTGCTCTTTTTGATAAAATATTTTTTTCTGTTTGAGTAACACCAGTACCATTTGTTGTGGCATTTAAATTTTTATCTTTACCTGATTGTGTTTTTTTATTTTTTCTTTTTTGGACACCCTTAGCTCGTGCGGCGGAAAAAGTTTTATCTTTCTTTGCGTTTTCCATTAATGATTTAATGGCGTTATCACTGTAACCTTTATTTTTTAACGCGATTTCCATTTGTTTAGGTGTCATAGCACCATAATTTTTTACAAAGGTTTGACTACCCACAACTTCTTTTGCTATGTCATTAATGATATTTGCTGGTGTCTTAGCCGACTTCAATAATCCTTGATTAAATAATGCAAGTGTTGCGTCTGTCATACCTCTATCGGTTCTTAAAGCATATAATAAATCATCAATATTTTTAATTGGTACAAATTTATTTGGTGATTTAGCTGTTAGACCGATAATTTGATTTTTATCACCTTTAGCAAATGACAATACGTCAGTAAATGCACCATATAATGCCGGTTCGGCACTTTTAAGTGCGTTCGCATCTCCACTAAATGTTTTAACCCATGTTCTATTAAATTCGTTGATTGGTTGAATGGTATTTTCCTCAACAACGTCATCATCTGATGAAAGTTTATTTTCGATAGATTCTATTAGATTCATGTAATCTCTAATCATTTGAGAGTCTTTATTTTTCATAATATATTTTTTTTATTTTGTTAATTTTTATTTTACCATTCAACACTATTGTAATCAGGTTTAATGCCTGAACCAGATAATGCCGCTGAAATTTCCTCATACCCTTTTCGTTCTTTATACTTACCGTAAGTGCCGATTGCCGATAGTGGCGCCAATGTATTTGCAACTGATTGTGCCGTTTTACCGCCACCAACTTTCGTCACAAGTTTACCTGGCGCGGTTACAACCTTACCACCAAAATTTATAATTGCGGTAATTGAGTTGACCAATTTTGTTATGAATTTTGTTAATCCACTCATTATACCCGAAAGAAACTTAAACATCATCGGTGATTTATTTTTCAAATAACTCGACGCCTTACCCATAATACCCGCAGCACTATTTGCACCATTAAGCATTTTTGTTAGAATACTTTTGAATTGCGGACTGGATTTGGTGGCCTCCGATAAACCTTTTGTTGATGTACCGAATTTTTTTAATAAATTACTAATAAGAGTTTTAGCTCCTTTAGCTGCACCACCAGCAAATACCAAACCAATAATATCCACACCAAGGAATAATAATCTTGTTATTAAACTATCTTCAGGGTTTTCATAATCACCCGATGACAATTCATATATGTCAAGTGCAACGACAATTGACCAAATAACAAATTGAGCACCTTTACCAATACCTGTTGCGATTAAAATAGCATCTAAAATCAAACCGATTGGGTGATATAGTGCTGACCTAATTTTTCTGGCCACGAATAATGCACCTTTTTTTACTAAATTAAGAACATTTAACCAATCTCCTTCTGAAATTGCCACACCTAATTTTTTTACACCCTCCCAACTTTTACTTGCAAAATCCGCAATACCTTGACCCGCACTTACTGCGGTATCTTTAACCCAATTACCTAAATCACCAATCAAACCCCAATCTTCTTTTAAAAGTTGTTTGAATGTTGATTTTAATGACGTTAAATTTTGAGTTGACTCGGTAATTAAAAATGAATCTAAAGTTCTAAGAACATCTTCTTTAATTTGTTGGGGTATAGTTTTTGAAACCTCAAACGAGTGTTTCATAAAAAATTTAAAATTTTCAAAGTTTTCCCAAATGTTTCCTATTTTTTCTTTGTTTTCAATATCGTATAGTTCATCTAAAAATATCACATATTTTTCGTCAGGAGATAACCAATCTAATATAACACAATCCAAAGAAGGTGAATTTTCATATAAATTCAAAATTCTTCTCTTTTCAGATTCTGTTATTATTATTTTTCTATTAATAGTCATTTTCGGCTTTAATATATAAATATCTTTAATTACACATTTATTTAAGAGGATTTGCTTTACCTCTTTTTAATGTTGAACCAACAATATCAGACCACTTTGTCACACCCACCTGATTGGCAGGACCTCTTGTCACACCACTTTCCCATTTACCAACTTCAGGATACCCTTCTTTAGAACCGGCACTTCCCGTACCCGCAGTAGGTTGAGCAGCAGCTGGGTCATCACCCTGCTCTTCAATTTCCTGATATTTTGGTTGTCCAAGCAATAATTTATATTGTCTTTCGGTTACTATAATTTTCATATACAATATATAAATACCCCAAAAAACATTTAAATGTTTTTTGTATATCATAAAAAATAAGTAAATTGGCTGAAACTTTAAATAATATGAAAAAGTTATTTTATCTATTAATTGTGGTATTTCTCGTTAGTTGTGAGAAATATGAAGAAGTTAGTGAACCCGTAATTTATATGGGTGGTGGTAAATGGATATTTGTTGATTATGATATTGTTGTTGTTAATTCACAAAGTGAAGTTGAAGTCTTAAAAAATGACACAATCTGCATCAATTCTTTCAGTGACCAAAGTGTGGTTAGTGGTGGAACGCTAATGTCTCAAAATTACAAAAACACCGCAAAATCTCGTAGATTTATTAAGAATAAAACTATGTGGGAATTTGATGGGTATCACTTATATTGTGAATGGTCAAATCAACCGGGAGGACAGATGCCATCACACGAACCATTTTGGGTGTCTTATCCAACAAATGGTTTATATACTAATTACACAAAAATGTCTATTTTAGACCAAACCTTGGGTCTGAAAACAGACTACACCTTCAAAACGAATAATGTTGGGGTTGCACCACCAAGTGAATTAATATTGATTAGTCCTGAAATTGTGACTGACCTTTATTTGTCTAGTGGAACGAGAGAAAAGGCGGTGACAGTTAAAGTAATACTTACATTTATGAGATAATTACTCATCGTAAATGCTATTGTCTTTCTGTGCAAATATTTTTATGTATTGTCCAGCCATAGCGTTAGCTTCATCTTCGATGTCACCACCAATATCTGCCGGTTTCACTTTTAATCTCCCATCTTCAAATTGTTTGTGATGAACCATTTCATGTGCAATACTTCTTAACACATCAACCAATGCTCTATTCTTTGAGTTTACTCGAATAACTTTCTTTTCATCTGAATAGTTGTAGTTTGCGGTGGTTTTAAGTTCACCCCTACCATTTTGTAAAATAACCACAGGACATTTCTTTAACCCAAGTTCATCTTTTACGAACTTGACAAATTCAGTTACTTTATTTTTTTTATCTTCAGTTAGAAAATCCATATCAATAAATATCTAATAGTTTTCATTTTATAAGTACTTTCATATATACAAATATCATCAGTTTCGTTATAATTACTAGTATGATAGATTGGTATGAAATTGAATATCTTTATCCCAAAGCGTTAGAAACGTTTTCAAAAATGATGTTTCCAAACGTTGGACTACCTTGTTTGTCTATTTTATGTTATTATGATGTCAAAAAGTTATATAGATTCTTTGATAAGAACGGAATATACTTAACAGTTGAAATGATGACTAAAAACAATTGGGTGTACAGTATTTCATTAAATGAAGATAAAATATTCTTCCCCTGTCAAGAATCAAAATCTAACAGAGAATTGATTGAGGTTGAGGGGTTTTATGAATGTTTTAGATTATTAGAAACTAAATTAAGAAATGAATAAACTATGGATGAGACGTTTTCATATTTACTACAATCCGCAAGGTTAATTAGTGGTAACAAAGCAACAGAAGAAGATTATGAGTTTATTACCGAACTGATGTTATCGGTCGAAGATGAATTAATTTTAAAATATTATTCAACAGTGACCATACCCAAAATAGGTTTAGATTATAATCTTTTCGTAAAATTATGTAGATACCTACTTAAACATTACGAGGAAAATGAACAATACGAAAAATGTATCTTGATTAAAGATAAGTTGGTTAATTCAGAAAAGTTGATTGAAATGGTTTCTCAGTCATCTAATTGAGTTTTCTCTTTCTTAGATAACATTCGTGAAAGCACAATATAACACAACCAAAAACAACCTGAAATAAAATAGAAAATTATATCTGCAGCCCAATATGAGCCAGTGACTTTCATCAATAACTTGAATAGGGCGTCGTACCCAAAGGGGAGAAAGAACATCGCTAACATTAGCGAGGTATCTCTGAATAAGATTAATCTTTTTTCTTTGTCTTTTAGTTTTACTATCACCTTCGGAATCCATAAATGGGTATTACAATGTTTATGGTCTTATGACCTTTTATAATGTAAATATATAACTTTTTCTATTTAAATCCAAGACTTTTTATTTTTTCTTAGCTGGAACACCAACATATACACCGGGTTCGTCTATATTTCTTACAATACCCGCATTTAATCCAACTATTGTGTTATCACAAATGTTTATTTTTTGTTTAACCGAGGAATTAGTACCAAGATAAACACACTCACCAATATTACAATTACCTGATATTTTTGAACCTGGTGCGGTTGTTGTGAAATCACCAATAACTGTGTCGTGACCAATCGTAGTTAAAAGGTTTAAATGGACATGTTTCCCAACCTTTATGTTTGTTGTTAATATTACACCTGCACAAATTATTGTACCCTCACCTATTTCAATTGAATCATCTAAAATAGTTGCACTATTGTGTATGTGAGTAAAAAATCTTGTTTCTTTTGGAAGAGATTCAACAACTTTCTTTTTGTCGGATGGGTCACCAATAGCAACAACAACTTCATATTCATTAGGATTAAATTTTGACAATGGTATAACCTTATCATTACCGGGTTTCCACCATTCATCGTGTACAAAAAAAATGATATCTTCTTGTTCTTTTTTAGTTAGGCTATGGAAGACTTCTCTACCAAATCCCCCATAACCAATAATTCCTTTTTTTATCATATTAGTTTTCTCTTCTTTCATTTGGTTGATAGTGTTTTATTCTATCGTGCCAAATAGGTGAAGCCAATAATAATGCCGGTTTTATTTTACCTTCTTTAGTTTGTTGATAAATGTGTGACATCCATGTTTGTTCAAATGGGTTAGCCCATTTTGTTTCAATAAACATCTTATAATTACCCTGTTTACTCACAATCATTGGCCAGTTTGCATAATAAACATCACCGTCAATATATGATAACCCATCCATATTTCTAATATTTTTGAAATTAGTTAATGGTACGTTAGGGTCAAGTCCCGAAACAGGTAATTTATCGTAATTTGGCCAATCTCTTGTTCTAATGTGTTGTGGTACATTATACCAAGAACATTGTTTGTCGTTATCAAAATAAACCTCAGTGAATGAAAGTTTTAGAAAATCGAAATCTTCTTTTAACATTATTCTGTGAACCAAGTTGTATAGATTTGGTATGTATTTTCTAAAACCATTTCTACAGAACTGTCCCTCAAATTCGGGTGGATTTGATGTCATATCATCTTCAAAGAAGAACATGAAGTCAGCATCGGATTCATGAAAATGTTCAGCAGCGGCTTGTCTTCCACCACAAATACCGGTGTTACGACCCAAATCAATGTATTCAAAATTATGTTCTTTTGCAATTTGTTTATTTAATTCTTTAGACTCCCCAATTGTTGAATTATCCAAAAGAAAAAGTTTAGGTTTAGTTAGCCATTCAGGGGTTTTTTTCATTGAATTAATCGTATGTAACAATTGTTCAGGGAAATTGAATGTCAAGACATAAAGATTTGTTTTAAATCTCGCAACATCTCTGTCAGTGTATTTTATAAACTTCTTTGCTTCGGTTTTGGTTGGTTCAACTATAGTTACATTATTATCAACAACTGCTTGGGTGAATTTAACAATTAAACCGTTACCATCTAATTCGAATCTTCTATATAAATGAGGTTCATTATATGACATCAAGGTGAAGACACTTTCTTCTGTTCCCATTAAACCCGAATTTAACGTGTTTGTTAACATTGAATAGTATGTTGCGTTAGCTTCGTTAATTTGATGTTTGTGACCACCAAATAAACCACCTCTACAAACATATTTTACTTCAGTACGAGCAATTCTGTTCATATCCGAGAATGTGAATCCATGGATTTCAGTCTCCGCTTGATATGGGTAACTTAAAAATAAAAATGGGTTACCGTAATTTGGTAATTTATCCAATATGTTATTTTCAGTTAAATGACTATGAGGTACTGTGTTTGTTATACCGGCATCCAACCAAAAAAAGTATTCGGTATTAAATGGATTCCATATTGTTGCATCGTTTAACATGAACATTTTTGATTGAACAATTGGATTGTACCACTCTAAATGTGCTTGTGGTGAACCAGGTAACCATCCCGCTTGATTAAACCAATTTGGGTTAGTTCTAATTTCTTGTGTTTTGTTCCAAAAAGGTTGGTATAAATTTTTTACATCATCTAATTCATAGATTTTAACGAATGTATTTTCCTTACTTCTTTTTTCCCAAACCAAATACTCATATTCTTTTGGAATATAAATAAATAAATTCTGGGGGATGTCCAAGAACATTTTGAAATGTTCAATGTAGTGTGAAAAATCTCTACCGGGTCTACCGATATTCCATAACCCCGTTACAATTGTTAGATTTTTATTTACTTCAAATCCTGTTTTTATTTCGGGTTTAGTCTCCACTACCCCATTTTTTCTTTTTTCTTCTTGAATAAAAAATTCTTCAATCTTACTATCACAAGGACATGCATTTTTTTGTGAATTAATGAAAGATAAAAATCCATCATTAAATCTTTTCATGTGTGAAAATTCACCCATGTGACAACCATTATTAGAGTTATTCTTCTTTATAACTAAGATATCATAATCCCAAAAATATTCATGTTGATTTAATATGTCTTTAAGCTCGTTGTGGAAATCTAAAAAGACATTTAACCCATCACCCCCACCACCAATATCTTCAATGATGTATAAACCATTGTCATTTAGTCTATGGAAAAAGTTTAGGAATGTTTTATATTGACCTTCCGCAGTGTGTAAACCGTCATCAATAATGATATCGAATCTCAAATCCGTCATTAGTTCATCACACTTTTCCTTATTGGTTGAATCTAAAAGGTATGTATTAATTCTGTCTTCAGATATGATACAATCCTCTTGAATATCGATGCCGTGAATATTTGCATTTGGAAAATACTCTTTCCAAACACGTAAACAAGATGATGGTTTAAAATCCTCATACTGTGATGCCCAACCAATAAATGTTGATGGGACATCAGGTATTGCAGTACCTAAACCGATTTCTAGTAAATTAAAATTTTTCTCTCTAAACTCATTAAACAACGCACCATATATTTCAGTATAAAATGAACTTTTCTTATCCGTGTTGTTTCTAATAACAATTTCTTCTAACACCTCAGTGTTCAGTTTCATTTGGTATAATGGTTTTAATGCAGTTAAATCCCATAATGCCATTACTTTTCTTTCACCTGTTTCGTATTTGTCAATTCTTGGTGGTTCTTCAATATAATCAATAGGTCTTGGTAAACTAAAAGGATAATCCATTAGATTTACCATGTAGTGTCTACCCACATCAATATCGTTGTTTTTGTAGTCCGATAAACCTGTACCGTTTGAAATATTGTACGTTGTGGTTGTTAGAAGGTACTTACAATTTGATTTCAAAATATTATTAAGGATAGTATTTCCTTCTAATAATGGGTAATGACCAATAACATCCCTAACAATCAATAAATCCGCTTCAGGAATTTCATCTCTTAATAAATCAAAATTGACGAATCTAATTTTATCGTTTCCGTATTTTTCATTGTTGACTCTAACACACTCATCAACAATATCACCACCGGTGTAACTTTCGAAGTTATCTGAAATTTCTTTCATCCAATTCCAATCACCGCAAGGTATGTCTACAATTGATTTAATGTTTTTTTCTTTGATTAAATCAACAAGTTTATTTCTTAAATCTTTAGTTTCTTCCAAAGTAGAACCAGGACCTGACCTACTTTCCTCACTACCGAAACCAAAATGTTCGTACAAGCTAGTAAAAACTTGTTTGTTCCCTGAATAATCTATATTATTTTCCATCATTTTTATTTTCTATAACAATTATCAATAAGTTTATAAAATTTATCCTCACCAACACCACCATTTTTTGCTCTCTCAACATTACACCCCTCATCACTTCTATGTTGTGTATGTCTGATTATTGGGAAAGATATTCCGACGTGGTTCTGCCATTCTTCGTATGTTTCACAAACCTTATCTTTTTCATAGAATGTAACAATTCTATCTACTTTTTTACCTGCAAAATATGCGGACATTAATAGGTCATCATTCCAATGGTTGTTTTCTAAAATGTAATTTTCAAAATCATTTTCAAAGTATCGTCTTTTGTATGATATACTTTTATAGTGTTGTAAAATATCGACTCTTGAGTCCCTATGAGTTGCGGAAAAATAGTAATCTCTACTATCTCTAAAATGTGATGCGAATGTACCATCTTCATTTCTTGACCTCATACCATCATAACCGACAGGATTATCCACCCATTTTGATTGATTTTTTACATGTTCTGAAACTAATTCTGAATTATAAACTAAATCATCGTCAACAACAATTATAATTGTTTCCGGATTTGTTACTCTTAAAATGGTTGGCAATGACTTAGTCACCGTACCATAATCTTCGGTTCTGAAAATCTTTAGTTTTTTATTTTCTTGTTCTAATTTTACTAACCATTCAGGAATAATATATTCCTCATTTGTTTTTTTATAAATGTGTGGAATATTAAAATGAACCTCATAATCATCATAAGTTTGATTTAATAGAGATTCTAAACAGTATTTTATGTCATAACTGTATTCACTAACCAATCTTGTTGGTATTGTAGTTAAACTTATAATTGGTTTGGATGATGAACCGAAAATTTTTTTGAAAATATTATTTACTTTCATTTGTGGTTTATGATTTGAAGATGTTTTTTATTTTATCAAAAAAGTTTATTTCTTTATTAAGTAATTGTGGGTACTTTGATAGATATATATGTTCATAATTCTTTTTGAAAAATTGAAAATGTTCCCAATCACTCTCATCGGCCTCAATTGATTTTGGATACCCAAACAAAAAATAATTATTATAAACATCCACCGAAATTTTATCAAAATGTTGGTTCTGTAACCATCTAAACATACATTGGTCATCTAAACAACCATACGGAAAACCTTTATTATGGTCATCTTCCATGTATTTCATTGCCTCTTCTAACATGGTGATTACATAATCTTTCTTACCTAAAAACACACCCGCATTTATTGACCTTTTATGTACAATTCCATATTTCTCTACATTTAAATTTTCGTAAACGTAAATCTCTTTTTCATAAAGAGGGTTATAATATCCGTGTGAAGGTAAACCAAATCCGGTGTGCATGTAATTTGGTTCACAATTAAACAAAACATCACATTGGTAGTAATCTAAAATTTCTTTTGGGTTGTCAATATTATTTAGAATTGCAACATCACTACCATCTGTGTAAAGAATATATTCGGGTAAAGTTTTATAATTTTCTTTGATGTACTTCAATAACTCTCTTGGTTTTGATAACCATTTTTCATACACAGGTACTCTTATACTGACAACTTGGTTAGGATTCTCAAAGTTTATTTTGTTGATTTTACTAATACCGTCACCATACGCATCATTAACCTGTAACGAAATCATATCTTTACTGAGTTTAATAACTCTATCGTTAAAATAACCAGCAGCAAAGATTGTGTTCACCACAGCACCGTGATGAACAATTTTAAGATTAAAAAAATCTTTGGGTATTGAATTAAATTTTTCTTCTATTGTGGAATCCATACATCAGACGTACTTTATGTATGGAAATTTACATTGTTTTATGATATTTGTAAAGCATTACTACATCAATTTATCCAAATTAATCAGACCAACCGTGGTTTTTAACCAATTTGAACCAACACAGTAATTTTCCCAATACTCCCTCCCATTTTTTGAAACATATCTTAAAAACTCTTCATCATTTTTAACTCTTTCAAATGCATCAATATACGCATCTGATAGTGATTTATAAAATGAGTTTATCGTTTCGTATTTTGTTGGGTCATAAAAGTCATGTTTAACCTCAACGTAATGATAATCAGGTATTAAAGGATTTTGAAACTGGTGTCTCGTGTTAGGTCTCACTAATGCAGTTCCTAAACCCAAAATTTGACTTATTCTACCTGAAGGTTCAGCAACACAATTGATATCCATATTTATTTTGTATTGGGATAATTTTATTAACCAATCTCTCATGTTTCTATCATAACCAATAACACTATTAAACCTATTGTCATTGTAGTGAATATACTCTCTAAACAAATATGGTCTTGATGATTGAAAGAATAATTTATCAGGGATTATTCTTGTGTCATTTTTTAAATTTTGATAATACAGTTCATTAATAATATCTTCTTCACCATTTAATATTACCGGCATGTTTAATGGGGTATATTTTAACGGTGATAATTCATAACTGTAATCACTAACATGCATTCCCGCATGTGAAAATATCTCAACACATTTTTCCTCTAAGTCCGACCATGCACTTAATTCATAGTAACCTTTATCCCATAGACTTATTACAAAATATTTTTTGTTCTCTTCGTTTTCGATGATGAATATGGTGTCACTAATACTTGAGTGTGTGTTTTTATCAAATGGAACACCCAATTCGGTTGACCATGGATTTTTTGATGACATATTACCTGACCATCTATGTATTTTCTCAAATTCAATAGTTGGATATTTTTCAACTAACATGTCTGCGATTTTAGAAAACAAAACCGGCCAAGAAACATATATACTACCATTAGTTAATGCACTTGAATTTGGGAATTCGTAATATAAATTTACTTTCATTATTTTATTTCGGTATAAATATGGGTATTTGTTGCTATTACTTTAAATCCATTACTTTCGTAATATCTAATCAGTTCTTGTTTATTTTTTTGAATAAAAGATGATGTTGTTCTTTCACAATCATAATCAAATCTGAAATCATGCCAAGCACCTCTACTTGGGTATCTATATTCACCTTTATCGTCTACGTATTTCTGTACCACATAAAACAAATTATCTTCAGGTCTTGGACAATGTTTACCGAATAATATATTTGGTTTATTTGGTAAACAAACATTACCCGGATTAAAAGATATGGTGTAATCAATATTATATCCGTAACACTGTTCAAATATTTTAACGCAATGTGAAAATATCCATTCATTAGACCAAATCAATGGTCCTTCTCCATTTTTAGTTATTTGCACAATTGGATTTTTTCTCTGTTCCAATAGTTCCAAGTATGAATCATTCCATAAATCGAAAAATTTCTGAGTATCCTCAATCGTTTCAAAATTAAAACCTCTTAACCACCCATCAAATAATGTAAGTTCATTTGGTAGTGTGAAATCTTTTGGGATAATATTGTTATTTAAATTATCCCAAAATTTCTGTTTCACATTTAAATTAAAATCTTGACCAAGACTTGGTGCGTAAAAAGTTTTTTCCGGTATTGTGTTAAAGAATTCAACAATAACATTTTCGTCGTTGGATAATATCAAATCACTATCAATGATTACAAAATTCTTAATTCCTTTTGAAATAAAATATGGAAAAACAAATCTGTGGATATCAAATGAAAAGAAATTATCGGTCTTCTTATAAAACGAATTCGAGTTTTCAAAATGGTCTTTTTCGTTTTCAAAAATATTTGGTATTACTTCATGTTTTACACTTAACTCATATTCCGACATGTAATCCTCAACAAAGAAAAAAACATAGTCATTGTGGAATTCGGTGTAAAACTTTTCATATGACACTTTATCAGTTAATATGTGAATTTTATCTCTCACATCATACGAAGATTGTTTTAACAAATCCAATCTGTATTTTAATGCGGGTCCAAAAACGTTTAATGCTATCATTTATACACTTTTTAAGAAATCTAATTTAACATCCTCAATGTTTGGGTTATTTGAATAATCTAAACCTTCAATTGGATAATCCGCAGTATCAATTTCCATTTTTTGTACGAATTTTTTATTGACAAATGAAAGTTCAAGAACTGAAGGGATTGTCATTCCATTATGTTCAAAATTATATCCCCATGAGTTTGCGTGTGTATGTTCCAAAACGAAATATGGTGAAATACGATTAAACATTTCCGCCAAACTCTTTTTATTTTCAAGACTATCAATCCAATGGATTTCTAAAACAATACCCATTACGGTGTTCTTGAGATTCTCAACATTTACGGTCTTGAAGAATTCCCATTCAGCACCTTCAACATCAATTTTAAGTAGGATGTTTTCAGTTAGACCGTATTTTTGGTAGTGTTCATAAAAATCTTTACAATTTTCCGCACTTCCCAAACCTTCCGGTATGAATTTTAAACCGTTTCTTTCAAATTCTTCTTTCCAACCTAAAGTGTGGTCAAAAAGATATGCCGGTTTGTTGTATAATCTCACGAATTCTTCTTCGTATCTAATGTCGTGACCAACACCATATGTCATTAATGCCGAACAGTTTTCTAAAACGAATTCTGAACAAACATAACCACCATCCTCATTTGGACCAATTCTTTTTTTCTTTTGAAAAATATTGTATGGTTTTAAAACTTTTATGAAATCTTCTTCCGTGTAATTGTAAGTAATTGGTTCTTCAGTTGATGATGTTGAAGAGGGTGAAACCAAGTTCACTAATTTTGTAAAAAAATTGCTTGCCATTTTGTTTTTATTTAGTTTTATTATTATTTGAAGTTTGTGTAAACGTATTTGTCGGTTACATTTACGTTTTTAAAAGGACCATCATAGTATAATCTTAACGGTTCTTTGTTATTTTTTATAAACGCAGAGATTGTTGTTGTATCTGAGTAATCAAAATTAAAATGTTTCCAACACTCTCTCGGTCCAGCATATATTGTATCCTCCACCCTTGTATAATGTCTACCAATTTCAATATTATGATTTTTTACTCTCATAAATTCATAACAATCATAAAAACCATAACCGTAGTTGTGTTCAAAAAACTGCATTATATGTGAAATAACCCATTCGGTTGATGAAATAATTACAGTATTCTGTCCTTGTAATTTTTCCGTTTCCATTGTGTAAACTTTATCTAAAGCTGAGTTCCAAATATTAAAAAGTAATTCCATTTCCTCAAGGTTTCTGAAATGAAACGCTCTCATCCAACCATCAATTGTTCTTAAAAATGGTGATTCTAATTTAATCTGAGGGAAATTGGGTTGTAATTCTTTCCAAAATATATCCTTTAATGGTTTTTGACTAATGTCTTCACCGTGCCAAGGACCATAAACCGTTCCGGGTGGTATGTGTGTAAAGAAATCATTTAACACATCAAAGTCATTAACCATTATGAAGTCGGTATCAACTAATGCAAAGTTTAATATCTTATTTTCAATCAAATATGGGAAAATAAATCTATGGATGTCATAAGGATAAAATCTATCTGTTGAGTTACCATAAAAAGTGTGAATATTCTTCAAGAACTCTTCTTCATCCATAAATTCAGGAAACACCTCATATTCTAAACTTATTGGATGATTTTTTCTGTAATCATCCATAATCACAAATGTAAATGAATCATGAAAATCTTTAAAGAAATTATCATATGAAAATTGATTGGTTAAAACCAATAAAAAATCTTTCGCAACAGGACATGCTTCCCTTAATAATTCAAGACGATAAGTTAATAAAGGTCCTGTTGCTTGAATAATATATTTACCGTTAGTTTGCATTAATTGTTTTTAAAAAGTTATTTAGTTTATTTAAATTCATACTCACGTTTGATGGTGCAATTGAGGGTCTCAACATTGGTTTCACATTTTCATTTGTTAACTTAGCTAACTCAAAAATACTCTTCAATTCTGTACCAACATTATATAAACCATCTGCATTGTTTGTGATTAATTTAATGATAATATAAGCAATTTTGTTTACATAGTCAAAGTTACCGACGTGATTAATCCACGCTTTTTCATAAGGAAACGGGTTTGGTTTGAATGAACATCTACATATTAAAAAATTATCATTCTTTAATTGAATGTATTCATCCGCCATGAGTTTATAATATGTGTACCAATTTTGTGAAATTAAAGGTATGTCATCTTCAGATGTGTTATTAATTGAATTTGTGTAAACATAATCTGTTGAGATGTGAATTAACTTCTTATTTTGACTTACACAAAAATCACTTAATTTAGTAACAGCAACGTAATTAATTTCACGATTACTATCCCTATCTTCACTGTACGTTTCCGTAAATGCAACACAATTTAAAATGGTGTCGTAATTGTACAGAATATGTTGATATGAGTCTATATTGGTAAAATCAATACCATTCTTTTTTCTTGAGATATAATCCCAACCTGTTTGGTTCACAATTTCTGAACCCAGAAGACCATCACCAATAACTAAAATTTTCATTTTGTAACTTCGTAGTAGTCCCCAATAATAAATTTCATTTTAGTGTATATAGTACCTTCGTTCTCTTCTTCTGTATATTTTGACAAAGGAATTACACGGAAATCACAACTCACTCTGGTGTTTAATGTATTGTTTTGTTTATTACCGTGTCTTAAATTACAACCATCCCACATTACCACTTGACCATACAAAGCGTTCATTGGTGAATAGTCACCTTTATCTTCTTCAGACTCAACCCAAATTGTGTTAGACATGTAAGCATCGGTAAATGGTAAAAAGAAGTTTATTTCTTCGGTATTATGTTTGTAGGTTTTATCTTTATGGAATTCAAATACACCTAAATTATTTACCAATTGTGTTCTGAATGTTGGTATTTTTTGATAAACAATATCCTCACCAAAAATAGGTTTAATAACTTCGTGAATAAACTCCACGTATGTTGGTAAGAATTTATCTAATTCAGAATAATAAAGTTTATGCCATTCAGTTGATTGGTCAGTACCTCTCACAAATAATTCATAATTTTGAACTTCGTGGATTTTTTCTAAATTTTCTTGTTTTAAAATTTCCTGCACAATTTTTCTAAATGGAAATTTTTCTGTGTTGTAATTTACGTATTTCATATGTTTTAATTAAATTTCTTAACCACACTCTCTATATAATCAAAAATTTGTTGATTGTAATGAGGTGCTGCACCAACAAAAAATACTTTATCTAAAACTTTATTGGCTTCAGGGTATTTTGAAAAATCATCCAAGAATTGGAATCCCGGATGTAAAAGTATATTACCAGCAAAATAGTTTCTTGTTTGAATTTTATTCTCTTCTAAATATTCAACTAATTTTGTTTTTAATTCATAATTCTCACAAATAAATGGTGTACCGAACCATGAAACATCTGATTTATCTAATGTCTTTACAGCAGTAACACCTTTAATGTTTTCAACAAATATTTTTTCAATAGATGATTTTGATATTTTTCTATTTTGCTCAATCTCCTCAAATTTATTCAATTGTTCAATACCAATTGCACCTTGTAAATCTAAAGGTTTTAAATTGTAACCCATGTTTGTAAAAACATATTTGTGGTCGATATCACCATGATATGAATCTAACCACTTATCAAATCTTTTTCCACATGTACCACAACTAAGTAAATTTGCCGAGCCGACACAATAACAGTCCCTACCCCACCAAGATAAACTTCTCATTATTTTTGAAAGTTCATCATCATTGGTACACACCATTCCACCTTCACCTGTTGATATGTGGTGGGCAGGATAAAAAGAGTTTGAGAAAGCAACGTAATATTCGTTTAAATACTTACCGTCCCACTTAGAACCTAAACTATCACAATTGTCACCAATAAGTTTTAAATTGTGTTTTTCTGCAATTTCTAATAACCTATCGAAATCAGGTGGGTTACCTAAAACCGGTGAAACGAATATCCCCTTTGTTTTATTAGTAATTTTACTTTCAATTTGATTCAAATCGAAATTCAAAGTACCCCATTCAATATCAACGAAAATGGGTTTTAACCTATTCTGATATATAACTGAAATAGTTGTTGCGAAACCAACAGGTGACACAATTATTTCATCATCATCCTCCCATCCATATCTTAATTTCAATGCATTTATTAAAACCAAATTCGCTGACGAACCTGAATTAACCATTAACGAATTTTTAACATTGAACTTCTTAGAAAATAGTCTTTCAAATTTGTATGTTTTTTCACCCGCGGTAATCCATTTACCATTTAATAATGTTGTAATTGCTGATGACATTTCTTTATCATCCCAATATGGTCCTGAATAATAAATTGGGGTTTTACCGGGGACAAACTCGTCCTGTTTATTGTAGACGAAAGGTATGTTTAAATTTTCTAAATTAATTGATTGTGCCATTGTGTATTTTATAGTCTATATATATAACTATATTTATTTTAAATTTATTTCTTTCCTTTCCACCCAACCTCTTTCTGGTGAATGAGCCCAAAATACTACTCTATTTGGTTCATTTTCGATATGAAACATTTCTTCGTAGTGAATTGGTCCATCCCCTCTTAAAAATCTTTTTAAATCATGACCATCAATATATTTGTTGTACATTGAAATACCATTTTCATCGTCATATGCAACCAATATAAAGTCGTAATCGTTTTCGGGTAAGTCTTCTCTATTAATATTTACTAAATAGTAGTAAGAACGTGTAAATGAATTTTCCCACTCTTCTTCTGTATCAAATTGTGGATTTGGTGGGAATTTGTCATCTATTGTCCATTTTTGAAACGCTCTTTTCTTGAAGTGAATACCAGCGTATTTTTCATAATCACGAACAGTTCTAACCGTACCTAAACCATAAGGACCCAAATCATGACCGTTATCTTCAGTTCCTAATAATTGTCTTATTCTTGAACGTGCAATATCATTTCCTTTCCACCACGTACTGTCACCTCGTTTGTGTTGGTCATCCCACACTAATTTACCGGCTCTCTCTTCTCTCATTGTTGCGTGCCATATGACAACTCTATGTGGATGGAATAAGTCATACCCATATGTGAAACTTCTAACCGATAAGTTAAGTTCTTCACCCGCAAAAAAGATATTAGGGTCGTGTCTAACTTCTTTCGCCCATTTGTTAGGACCAAAACAGAAGTGACCACTTAAAAACCTTGCGGGATATGGTTTAGTTAAATGTTGCCACCCATCACGAACACCTGATGGTCTAATAAAAATAGTACCATGTGGGTAGAAACATTCTGCTCTTGAGAACCATGGTTCTCTAACTCTTTTCTCTGGGTCGTTAAATGGGTCGTAATATGGTAGATAACCACAAATCAACGGGTTGTGACCATCTTCTTTTAATTCGTTATACCAACCAATAAGTGTTGAGTCCCAATTCTTCTCAAATCTATGGTGTGAGTCCAATTGACAAACAAATTCTTCATCTGTTAGTAATTCTTCATTTATGACTGCTCTTGCATAAGCTAAACCTTTTGCTTCAGTATAATGAATATCTTTTATTTTGAATCGAGGGTCGTTTCTATATTCATCAAGATTATCAAATCCGTCTTCGGGGTTAAATTGTCTACAAATACCAAAATGGATTCTTTCAGGGAATTCAGCGTTTTCTAAAGCACTTTTAATTGTTGGTATTAACTCAGGTTCTCTGTAAGCCGGTAGGTGTACTAATATTCTCTCCATAATTTTATTTTGTGTTTAATGTTCCTTCTAATCGATTACCCCAACCATGTTTTTCTGAATGTGGCCAAACATACCATTTAACCGGCATCTTAGTTGTTTCAAAACTTCTCCAAAGTTTACAGTAACCATCTTTATCATTTTTCATCATACGAATTTCATTAGGGTCAGCGTCCTCTCTATATATTTCGTTGTCGTTTTCATCAACAAACGATACTGCCCAAAATGTATAATCATCGTGAGGTACATCGTGGAAACCAATGTCAATACAATGTTTAAATCTTAATGAGAATGAGTTATCATATTCGATTTGGTCTTCAATATATGGATTAGGTGGTTCTTGAAATTCTAATGTGTATTGCTGCACTCCTCTTTTCTTAAAGGAAATACCTGAATATCTTTCATATTGTTCTAAAGTTCTGTTGGGACCAAAACCATACTCACCAAAATCTAAATCTTTGTTGTCATTCTCCATACCGAAAAGTTTTCTATTCTTGTAATGACTGTATTCGTTCTTCTTATGCCATATTGGGTCATCATCCCATTGTTTAACAGAATCCCTTCTTGTGTAATAGTGCCAAATCAATACTTTATGTAAGTGAAATAAATCATAACCCCATGTGTAAGCTCTAACAGAAATTGAAATTTCTTCACCATGGAAATAATAATCGGGGTCATGTTGCACCTCTAATGCGAAACTACCAAGTGTGAAACAAAAATGTGCAGAATAGAACCTAGCTCTAACAGGTGAGTCCAATTCTTTGAAATTATCAATTGAAGAGGGTAAGAAGTGCACATTACCATCAGGACTGAATCTATCAAAGTTCATTTTCCATGGTACATGTGTACGTCCTTTGGGGTCTGTGGAAGGTTCATATGAAGGGATGTAACCGGTTAACATTGGTTTCTTAAAACCCTTTTCTTGTAGTTTTTTTAATTCATTAATTAATTGTTCATCCCAATCTTTAACAAATCTGTGGTGTGAATCTAATTGTAATGTGTACTTTTCACCATTATATTGTTGTTGTAGAAGATATCTAGCCCAACATGGTCCTTTTGCTTTCTTATAGTTGATGTCAATAATTTTAAATCTTGAGTCACCTCTATATTCATCTAAGTTATCCCACTCATCATCATTTGAATGTTGCCAAGCAATTGAAAAAACTAAATTTTCAGGATACTTCGCCTTTTCTAAACAATCTTTAAGTGTTGTTTTTAATTCTCGGTCTCTATAAGCCGCGATTTGAATAAAAATTTTTTCATTATCCACCATACATTAAACTTTTTTAAAAAATACCAACTTGTTATGTAATTGTCAAGGAATGTTTTGTTTTTATCCTTTTTTTTCGTATCTTTTGAAAAAGAAAAATTGATGCATATAAACTATCAACCCATAGTGATTGAAAAATCAAAAGAGATTATTGAATTACTTAATGAAACTAACTTTTTCGAGGACTACGAAATTGAAAATGAAGAATTTGCATTCAACTTACTCTGTGAAAAACTAACTGAGAAGTTTATCAACGGTGAATTTAGTGTTGCAGATGAAGAAGAACCAATCTTCACAGAAGATGAGATGGATTCCATCCTAAAACAAATTATTGTTGGAAGTTTATTGAGTAATTTACAAGAAAAAGGTATAGTTGACTCAATTGAGGACGAAAACAATGAAGAGAGATTTTTCTTGACCGAAAAAGGTAAAAAAATGGCGGAGAAGTTAAAAGATGGGGATAAACTCTAAATTATTTCTTCTTTTCTTCGATGTTTACCTGATTTAATGACTTTCTATGCTCTCTAACCTTACTTTTCAACACTTTTAAGGTGTTATGTGCATTAGTAAGGTTTTCAGAGATGTTTTTTACCCTACTATTTGTTAACGTCTTTAATCCATCAGGTATTGAATCCTGTAATTTTCTCAATTCCTTCAAAGTTTCCGATAATTGAGATTCCAATTCGTCCATTTTAAATTGTACACGGTTATAATCGTTTCTATTTACCTTTGAAACCTCTTCAGATAATATTGAATTTACAATCTTTAATACTTTCTCTTCATTAATCATAATTGACGCTTTCATTATAAATATTAGGATTTATCCATTTGGTAATTCAGTATTTATTGTGTATCTTTTAAATAAATAAACCGAAAAAAAACAAAAAAAATGCAATTATTTGATTTTGATGATATCCTTATTGAACCAAATCTCTTATCTACAATTCGTTCAAGAAGCGAAATAAATGTAAGATTGAAAAATGGTACGTTACCACTAATGACCGCACCAATGGATACCGTAATTAGTGATAAAAATTACGATTTATTCAGAAATAACGGTATTATTCCGGTTTTACCTAGAGTAAAAGACCCCGAAATTGGAAATTTCGAAGATGGTGTGTTCACATCATATAGTATGGTTGATTTTGAAAGATTGTTTTTAACATCAACTGTTGAAACGTCAAAACCAATTATGGTTTTGATTGATGTTGCAAACGGTCACATGACTGATTTGGTTAACCTGACCAAACAATCAAAGGAAAAATATGGTGATAAATTAAATTTGATGATTGGTAATGTTGCTAATCCTGATACGTTTTATGAATATATTAAAGTGGGTGTCGATTATGTTAGAATCGGTATTGGTAATGGTAACGGGTGTTTAACAACAGTACAGACAGGTGTTGGATACCCAATGGCATCATTAATTGAAGAGTGTCGTAGGATTAAAAATATGAAACCTTTCTCATCTAACACAAGTATTGTTGCCGATGGTGGATTTAAAAAATATTCGGACGTAATCAAAGCATTTGCAATTGGTGCCGATTACGTGATGTTAGGTTCAATCCTAAATAAATGTTTGGAGAGTGCTGGTGAAACTAGTAAGTTGGATATTAACAATGAATATGAAAAAATCGACCAATTTAGTCAACATGCAAAAGATTTATTCAATGTTGACACACCGCTATTCAAAGTTTTTAGAGGTATGAGTACTAAAGAAGTTCAAAAATCTTGGGGAAAAGAAAATCTAACAACTTCTGAAGGTATTGTTAAAACACAAATGGTCGAATATACTATTGAAGGTTGGGTTAATAACTTTGAGTCTTATTTAAAGTCAGCAATGAGTTATACCAATAAAAAAGAACTCCACCATTTTATTGGTGGAGTTACGTATAATCATATTACGATGAATGCATTTAGACGTTTTGACAAATAAGATTACTCAACTCTGAATTCCTTATCTTCACTACCGGTAATTTCATTGTCTCGTTTCATACCTTCTTTAATGTATGTACGAATCAACTTTGAAACACTCATTTTTTTCTTATTTGCAACCTTTTCAATTTCTCGAAAATACGCCGGAACTACTCTGAATGATAACATTTGTACCAATTGTTTGGATTTCGGGGTTTCCGGTTTGTTTTCTTCTTCTTTAAAATCGTTATTTATCATGGACTTTAGTTTTTACTATAAATATTTGGAAATATCGATTTTTTTACGTAAATTATAAATAATAAAATCAAACATTATGTCATCTGAAAAAAATCAACCAATTCCTGCGGTTAAGATGTGTGAGGAAAAGTATCCTGAAACAACTGCAGAGTTCAAAAAAATCCTAAGAGAACAATATGAGTTGTTCTGTAAAAAACAAATGAATTATGGTCCCGATAATATTTCTGTGGGTACCAGATTAGAAACCCCCGAAGAAGTTAAACTATCACAAACGGGTCTTTGGTTCAGAATGAACGATAAAATACAAAGATTAAAACAATTAGTACTATTGGGGAAAGAAGATACTGTTGGTGAAAGTGTTCAAGACACATATTCTGACCTATCTGTGTATGGTATTATTTGTCAAATTGTTGTAAGAGGGAAATGGGGCAAGTAAAAAAAAATTAACACAAAAATAAAAAATATAAGGGGGGTAACCCCCTTTTTTGTTTTCTATAATAACGATAATTTGATATTTATATAAAAACGGGAGGAAATATGAAAAAAGAAACAAATAGTGTCTACATCAAAACTATCGATAATGTGATTAAAACCATATCATCGAACATTTCTGTTGAGGATTACTTTTCATTCAATTCAGAAAAAAAGGTGACTTCACAATATCTAATCCTTAAATTAATTGGGAAATCGGTTTCAATCTCAAAAAATCAACAAGATACGTTTAAATCATTAATTGGTAATATAATGAATAGGTGTGAAGACACTGAAAACTATGAGTTGGCTGAAGTATGTAAAGATATTAGAAACAACTATGATTCTCTTTTTGAAATGATTACCACGGGATTAAAAACTAAAAGAACAATCAAGACGAACAAACCAAATGATTAAAAAAAGAGATATCGATTATGAATTAAAGGTATCTTTCACCAAATTAGCATTAAAATGGTGTCAAACAAATCTTGGTGCAAACACAAGAAAAAGAAAAAAATTATTATTGGAGATAAGTGAAAAGAAAAGAAAAAAAGGGAAAGACATTTATTACGGTAACTATTGTTTCAATAAAAATAAAATAGTGATTTACGTGAATAATTGTGAAAACCTTTATGATATTATTTCAACAATAATACACGAATATACCCATTATTTACAATCAAGCTCACTGTATCGCTACTACGCAAAAATGTACTATTATTCACAAAATCCATACGAAAGACAAGCAAAAAGAAACGAAACAAAATACACTCAACCCTGTTTCAAGGATATAAGGAAACTAATTAATCAGTAACAATTATCGCTTCGGGAATTTCAACCAAAAATAGGTAATAAACTTCGTTAGTTTGTCTAAATGTTTGTTTAATTACATTATCACACTTCCAATATTCCTTTAAATCATTTACAAATTCAGGTTTAATCTGACTTTCTTTTATTTTTCTCTGAATGTAGTAGAGTTTGTCTTGGAAGTTAAGTAATTCTTTATTAAACATATCTTAGTGTGTACATTTTATCTCATATAACACCCACCTTCTTGTTGGTTTATTATTCGGAAATTTATAACATTTCCAAACATCGGTAGTTTCAAAGTGGATGTGTTTTACAAAGTAGGATGGTACTGTTGCACCTGTAGGTAATTTATATGAATTTTCGTCAAAAATCAAGTCAATTTTTACCATTAGATTTTCATCATCATCCCATTTTCTTTCTTGTTCTTCTAATAATCTCCATTCCCCCCTATTTAAATCTTGGTGTTGTAATGCACAGTTTAAATAAGAAAAGGTTTGTTTTAAATTTTCCATATTATCTGAAAAAGTCGCAGCAGGTGCTAAGTGACCTTTATCAAATAAATTATTTCTATAATCTAAATTATCTGAGGTGTGAATATTTTTTTCTGTATAAAAATCCATTGAACCCCTATTGACGTTTGTTGGTCTATTTGTTGAATAATATATCAACCATAATGGTTCTTCTAATTTTTGTGAGTATTCAACCTCAAAAACGTTATTTTTAACACGTACTGTGTCTTTTGATGGTTGGAACGCCATGGTCACCATCAGAACCATAGATAATAAAATTGTTGTGGCTAATAGTTTTTTCATATTTGGTTTTCTTGTATATACCTAAATATCTGCTCGGCAGTATTTTGGCACACAGGAAAATCAACATATTTAATATTATTTTCGTCAAGTCTGTTTTTTATTACGACATCAATTTCTTTGGATTCTTGGAGATTTTGAAATCTACCATTTTCATTGTAAGTTGAATCGTCTCGGGTGAGTAATATGTTAAAGTTGTTATATTTCTTAAAAAGATTAAATATAAACAAATCAAATGATTCATCATAGAAAGTTGCTGGGTATTCGGGTGATTCGTTATAAAGGTCTTTATACACAGTTCCCAAAATGATTGGGGAATCAACAATGATATATTTTACTTTCCCATATAACCTACTAATGTTTCTGTGTTGATTTGCGGTAACAAAGAATTGGTCTTTTATTGTTGAGTAGTTTTCCTCCCATGCGACAATCTTTGGGTATTCAAAAGTTAACTCCACATCCATGTGGTTTTTTTTCATCAATGTAAACAATTCGGAACTTTGAGTTGATTTACCAATACCGGGTCCACCAAAAAAATTAATAATAACACTCATTCAAGAAATATAAAAAAAATATGTCACAATAAAAAGGGGTATGTTGATATATTTATTGTATAAAACAACGTATGGATGTAAACTCTTTTTATACGGTTTTGATAACCGCAATAACAGTTTTAGGTTCTGCAAGTGCTTGGAGGTACTATGAAAAAAGAGCCATGAGAAAAGAAAAATCTGAAGACTACATGAAAGACGAATGTCGTGAAAGAATAGCAAAATTAGAAGTTCTCTTAGAGAAATCATCTACGGAGAAAGATGACCTAAGAAACAAAGTCTTAGACTTAACCCGAGAGGTTGCTGAACTTAGAATTAAGGTTGAGTTCTTGGAGGATAAAAACAAAGAATTACAGAAGAAAGCCACATCCACTACAAAAACAAAAACAACACCTACCACCTCAACAAGAGGTAGAAAAAGAAGTTCGAATTAATAGTTTTTAGTTAACGAATCGAATATCATTAAGATGTCGTTTAACGAATCATACGTGAAACATTCCGAATAACCGGAAAAACTTTCAAGAAGGGGTTTAAATTTTTTTACACCCCTTTTTTTATTTAGTTTATCTTTTATTTGTTCTTCCAACTTTTCAGCATCCTTAGTGTCGATTCGACGAAGAATGGTTTGTAATTGATAACCCTCATATCCATAGTCTTTACTAAATCTTCTTAAAATAAATCTCTTCGATGTTATCCCAACCTTAACAAAATCTTTACCACTTGACTCTTCCTTCATGACGATAAGATAAAGAGATTTTGGTAAAGAGTCGATTTTTTTCTTTTTCTCTTTTGTGTACTTGGATAGTTTCTTGGTTGCATATTGTTTTGCATCCTCAATCGTGTTGAATTCCTTAACATCTCTGTTTGGGTTTGGGAAATACTTCTTAAATCTCTTAGAATATACTAACTTACCACTATCCACAACATACTTCTTTGACTTGTGAGTCACCTTCTCATAAATGGAGTAGAATCCAACCTTTAATATTAATTTATCCATATAATAGTATAATACTTATATATACCGTTTTAAAAATTTTACAGAATATTTGTAATTATATCATTAATGTTTTTATATTTGTAGTAAAATTATGATGAATGGAAATAAATAAGAAATGTACGGGCTGTAAAAACGATAAACCGATGTCGGATTTTTACAAAAACAAACTAATTCATGATGGTCACAGTAATTACTGCATTGAGTGTACCAAATTGAATTCAAAAAAGTACTTCCAAAGAAAAAAGGAACGTATTGTTAAGATTGAAAATGAGAATCTTATGAAAACAGTACTTCTGAACACCCACACACAAGAAACACATCCACAACAGGCAGAAAATCTTATGAAAATATTGATGATTGAAAAGTTATGCAAATCAATATTAGATGAGGTTGAGACCTTAAAGAGAGGAGTAATAAAAGTAGATTCCGAAGTTTTAGGATAATTATATACAAACCCACATTTGTGGGTATTTATATGTATATAATTATTTTTAGACGATGAAATTTACAGAACTTCTATTTGAAACACTTACGGAGGAGGTTAAAAATAAAAAGCTCTTCACTACTTTAATGAATAAATGGCGTGAAGAAAAACCTGATATTACCGAAGAGGAAGGTGAGGAGCTTTTTAATAATTTTGCCAAGATACAAGGTAATCTAAGAGAAGACCTACCACAAGTGTATACTTTTCTAAGTAGATATGATGGTGAACATGGATATCAAAGATTTGACCCTAACCTTATTAAAGACATCACCAAATACACATATTCACAAATAAAATTTTTATTAGACCAATACAATACTGAGAGAAGAAATACTGAAGATATTTTTTCCGGTAGTAACACCGCACCTACACCTGAGAAAATTGAGGCTTCAAGAAAATTATGGTACGGAACTGATGAATTAATCTTAGATAAGGATGGTCTTAGAGTTTATAATATTCTTGACCAACAAACGTCTATTAGATTCGGTTATTATTATCATAAATTATATAAGATTGCAATCGGTGAACCTAATAAAAGTGATAAGGATATTCAACCGTGGTGTGTGACTTGGAGACCTGACATGAATAAATCTAACATGTGGGGCACCTACAGAAATAACAGAAGTTTCTATTTTTTGATTGATGATAATAAACCATCAACAGACCAATATCATATTTCAACAATACAAAGAGACACTAGTGTGGCATCAGGTTTTAGGATAACATCAATGCTTAATAATGGTGATAACGTAAAAACATGGGAAGAGATTGTTCAAATATATCCACAGTTAAATGGTGAAAAGGATTTATTCAAAGTAAAACCATTTACACCTGAAGAACTTTCGTTGAAAGATGTTTCAGGAAGAATAAATGAAACTCCGGGTAATAGATATGAGTTCAAAAGAATGGAAAGGGAGTTTAAAATGTCATTTATTGAAAATGGGGGTGCACTTCAAAAACCTGAATCTTGGAAATCGATGGATACTGAACTTAGAAACAAGTACATATTATATCCACATTTGGACAGAAATAGTGTTAAAGAAAGATACAACAATTTCGCATTTGTTAATGAGATTAGAAAAGTTGGTAATGAGTTTAGATTACTTGATAATACATTAAAACAAAAAGGAATAAAAGAAGGTGTTGCATACATTTTTGATTATTTAATGAGTTCTGAATTTAAAGTTGCTAGGGTAAGTGCGGATAATAAAAACATCAGAATTTACGAAAGTAGAGTTAATGGAAAAAGTGGTCTTTACAATGTGGGTAAAAATGATTGGGTTGAGTTTGATGGTGTGAGATATGAACCACTATACATGCATATCGACACTGATATGTATAATGACTCTGAAGGTGAAACATATATTGTTGAAATTTATAGTAAAACAAACACACCAACTGACGATTCATTCTATTCACTATACCTTTTTGGTGATTCAAATCCCGAGTTCGATTCACATTTCTTATCAAGTAAAAAATGGAAAGAACTTCTTAAAGAATTAACACCCGAAGATGGTGCTGAACCATCAAGTGACCAACCAAAAGATTATACAGACATAAAAGAAAAAAGGGGTTATTAAACCCCTTTTTTTTATTTCAATAATTCGTAGTATTCTTTAAAGTGTTTAATCCTATCCGCTAAACCAATTGTACCACCGTTCACTCTTCTAGTGATTTTAGTTACAACGGCATCGGTTGAACCTTCATCGGCCATTTTGTGTAAACCATTTCTACTGAAGAACCACGCTGCAGATAATAACGCATATTTTGTAGATACCAAATCGGGATTTGATAATACGTCTTCATTTATTGCTTTACCAAATGCAGTGTAGTTATCTTTACCGGTTAATTGGATATACCCTCTTCCACGGAATTTAAAACCTTCACCTGTAGACTCAACACCATTACCCATACGACCACCGTACACTCTTGCTGCAATTTTTTGTGGTTGTCTAGCATATGATTCGGCTAAGTTACCCGGAAAATATTTAGGAAAAATTCTTTTTAAACCATCTGCAGAATAATTAAGATTTTCTTGCGTTGCTTTAAATCCACCTGATTCGTGACCACATTGTGCTAAGAAATGTGCTAATCTAAGTGGTGTGTTAATTTGGAATTTTTGTGCAGTGTCAGGTATTTGTGAAATAACTGAATCAGGAATGTGACCTTTTAATCTTTCAAGTTTCAAACCACCAACATTTGATACTGGTGCGGGTTCGGTAATTACAGTTTGTGTACCACCAAACATTTTACCCCATGTCGACTCACCCACAATACCATCATCAAGTAATCCATTTTCTTTTTGCCACTTTTTTACTGCAGCTTCGGTTAGGGGTCCAAAGTTACCGGTATCGGTAACACCCAATTTTCTTTGAAGTTGTTTAACTTCTTCTCCTTTAGAACCAACTTTTAATAACATAGTTAATTTGTGTTTATTTGTTTATTTAACTATAAATATTTTGAAAAATATTACCGGTTCATTATCCCCAATTAGAAAGTATTTATATGTAAAAGAATTTCTCATGAAAATAATATTAAGTGAATCACAAGTTAAAAAATTAGTTAAAGGGATATCTAAAACCCAATTAAATGAAGGTGTGTCTGACAGTTACAGTAAAGAAATAAAAACATATTTCTATGATAGTGGTGTAACATATAAAGGGAAACAAATAGATAATATATCAAGACCCACCATAAACATGTCTTACAGTATTGATATTGATGCAAGAGAATGGGGAATTAAAGATATCTCATTGTATGGAATTGATGGTCCAAGTGAGATAGAAGTGGAGGTGGATTTTTGGGTTGATGAAGATAACACAAACAGCGAAGTTGTAACATTACCAATAAATTGGGAAATGTTAAAAACAAAAAGTAATGCCGGTGAGGGAATTGTAACTATTGGTGATGAGTTAGAAATAACTTTAAGGAACGATGAAAATGGTAATATTATTATTACCGAAATGGAATTGGAAATTTATACTTTATAATTATTTTTTTTTCTTTATACTTATTAATGACCTTGTGGTTGAATCGGAAGTGTCCCTGTGACATTTGAGTTGGAATTGATACCAACGAATTCGGGTTCAAATACAAAAAAATATAAGGTAAAATGAATAGAAGAATTTCAATTAACAGTGGTCGTGCTGTACCACAATCTTTTATTACCAGAGGTAAACAAAGATTAAAACAACACGTAGATACCGTTTATCTAAACAACGGTGATGAGTTCGAAGTCGAACTTTTTAATCCCACCCAAAATAAAGTATTAGCAAAAATCGAATTAAATGGTAAATCCATTGGTAATGGTATTGTGTTAAGACCAGGAGAAAGGGTATTCTTAGAAAGATATCTTGATGAAGCAAAAAAATTCCTTTTTGAAACTTATGTGGTAAATGGGAAAAATCAAGAGGTTCTAAATGCCATTCAAAACAATGGTGATGTTACCGTTAAATTTTATGATGAAAGTACTATGAGTCCGTTCTCAATAAACCCATGGTTGGGAAATAGTAATTTTGGAACAACTTCGGGCGGTTATGTTCACCCAACAACAACAATTGGTGATAACTATTATTATTCATCATCAATTACGTACTTAGATAACTCCAACTCAACAATAACATCGTCAGCAACATTATCTGATGATGGAAATAAAACGTTGAAATCAGTACTTAGACAAGTTGAGACTGGTAGAGTTGAAAAAGGTTCAGATTCGAATCAGAGTTTTTCATATGACAACACCAAATTCAAATCATATCCATCTTGGACTAATTGGTGGAAAATAAAACCACAGTCAACCAAACCATTGGTTAAAGAGGATTTGGTTGTTTACTGTACTGAGTGTGGTTCTAAGAGAAAAAAAGATAACCATAAATTCTGCCCACACTGCGGAACAAAATACTAATAATAAACATAATCACAAGGTCAGAAAAGGGGGAGTTTAAACTCTCCTTTTTTATTTTTAGAGGTATTTATAAAACATGAAGAAAGTATTATTAGAGGAGGAGTTATTCCGAATTAAGCAAGTAATGGGTATCATCAAAGAAGATTCTGTTGAATCTGATGATGACATCATGAAATCTTTGAAAAAAGAAATATTAGGTATTAAAGGTACTGAAGGTAAAGAAATCGTAATTGATTTGATTGATAAAAGAAATGAAGGTGAGGATAAGAAAACCGTTGTAATGAAATATGATAATGACGGTAATCTTGTAACCACAAATGTTTCAGATAGTCCTGTTGAAATGTCTGAAGATTTGAAAGACAATTTAAAAGTGTTAGTTGCGTGTACGATTTTGGCCACAGGTGCGGTTTCATGTAAAAAAGACACAACGGGTTTTGGTTATAATTTTGCAGCTAAAACAACAACATACTATAAAGACAAAGGTACACCAAACAAGACCGTAACAATATCAACTCCATGGGGTGAAGAAGGGGTTGAAGTTGATAGTACAATCTTTAAAAAACCATTTTATACAATGGGACAAGGTGGTAAATTTAATAGACCAATGACACCAACTGAGGCTGAAATTATGAAAGCAGGTATTTCTTTACAACAAGAGAGAAGTATGAATAATAAAAAAGGAACTCCCGATAATGAAGTATATAACTACGACCACGAAGATGCCGAAGTAACCGGTGGAAATTATTATGATGAAGCCGTAGTTAATTTCGAATCATGTAGAGAACACCCATTATGGAAATTAGGTTTAAGGTATTTTGAAATTGAAGGTGCTGACGTACAATCAATGATTGATAAGGCCAATGAGGAAGTAAGAAATCAAGAATGGATAAAATAAGTAAGGGGGTTTAAAACCCCCTTTTCTTTTTATAATTCACTTAATCTATCTACTAAATACGCATTATAATCACCTTCATCAATATCAGGATTCCATCTATCATCAAGATAAAATCTTGGTTTTTCATAGTAGTCACCTAACATTTCTTGAAACACACATGATGGTTCATCACCACAAGTCTCAAAGAATTGGTCGATTTGTTCTTCATCGTAACCCATGTTGTTAATGATATCCCCTAAATTAACTCTAATAGTTGCACCCTCATCATTTAATTTAAGTACATCACCATATTCACTTAACGCGTCTTTTAGTTGTTTCATAGCGTAGTCGTAATATTCTTGCGACGCAGTATCATTATATGCAGTACCAATAGCGTTTCTTATTTCATGGTCATCATCATATTCCTCAATTAAATCTTTTAAAGACATATCGGGGTCATAATCGTCACCCGCCTTATCTTTTAATAGTTCTCTGATGGTCTCAATATTTTCACTATCTGTGTTATATTCAATTGCAGATTCCCACTCACCATAATAATCATCAGTTAATTCCCAAATATCACCGGATAACAAAGTTTCAATGAACGTTATTTTTTTAGTGTTTCCTCTTTGGTCTTTATATTGTCTAACCGTCCAATCACCATCAACATAATATGGAATATAACTTGCTTCAACCTCCCAATCAAATACCATATCAGGTTCTTCAAAATCATCTATTATACCCATCTTTTGTAATTGTCTTTTCAATCTACGGGTATTAAATATTTCAGGTTTTGATTGGTAGATTTTTCTGATATCATCTTCCGGTAAATCAACTATACTGAAGTCGTTTGCACTATCATATTCTGAACCGAATCCTTTTATATCAGTATTCATAATCAAATCGACGATTTGTGGGAAATACCTTTCATCAGGTTTACTATTCTTAGGTCCTTTTAATTGATAAATAAAACCATCACTATCACCAACAGCTGCGGTTAAATGACTTCTATTGAATGTGTAATTATCTTTTACTTTTCTAGTTTCTCTTAATGAATATATTGTATTTGAAGAACTAGTTCTTCCACAGTGACCCATTCGATTACATTCTTCAGGGGAGTTGTTTGTTTGTAAATCCACCCAATAAAAACCGATACCGTTTTTATCGCGATAATCCCTTATCACTTCATTTTTCTCAACATAGTTAATGTCACCTTCACCTGTCTTTAATTCATCGTGCCATTTTCTTGAATCACCGTATAATTCTTCGAATCTGTAATTCTTATACTGTTCAGGGAGATTACCGTTGAATCCGATTCTAATCCAATCCATTATAGACACTATGTTACTATAAACGGCTCTAACACCACCACTGGTGTTTAATGCCTTCACACCCACTTCTTTTCTGTAATTAGGGTCTTTTTTAAATAGGTCTCTAATTCTTTGCTCTTCTTCTTGTGGTAATGTTGCCGACATTCTTTCTATTTGTTGTTGACCAAAATAATCAATCAACTTATTACCCAACCAAACAGATAAACCACCAGCAAGTTCTGATAGTGTTTCTGCATTATCTTGACTGAAACCTAATTTATTAATTAGGATATCTTTTTTACTTGCCTCAATTATCAATTCTTCAACTAATGATAATGTTTTCATATAAATCTTTTAAAGTTAAATACACTTTCAAAAAGTGAATAGTTAGTCACATACGATGGTAGATTCTCAACCTTAACCGCACCTTGGAATTGTTTATTGGTGTCCTTATTAACATATATTATGTCTACAGTACCATCCTCACAATCAACCTTACCGTTATTATCAATTTGAACTATTACATGTTCATTCTCAAAACGCAATTTGCCACCGAATAATTTTTTAATAATTTCGGATAATTGTATTCTTAATTTAGTGCATTCTTGAACACCTTCGTAATCATCAAATTGGTTTTCAAAATATGTTTCAATAGTATCTTTTAAATTCTCGTATTTTACTTCAGTGTAGTTGTAGTCATAAATTCCTTCGTATTCTTGTTGAACATCGTTGGCTAAAATATAATCATCCAAAACATCCTCAAGATTTCCATTTATCGATGTTATATTTTTGTTTGCCAAGAATAACATGAAGTATCCAACATTTACCTCAACAACTTGTAAACCCCTATAACCACTTTTAGAAAAACTAATGTACTTTTCAATATCATCTATTGCGGTTTGTAGAGCATCTTCATAAGCTCCGACGTTTAATCTGATATATTGGTCGTAATATTCATCTACTATTTTACTATCCTCGTAAAATCCTTCGAAAAACTCAGATTTAAATTGTTCGTAATCACGAATACCATAATTGCTATCTAATGTTTGTTTGTTTTCTTCGTAATATTCTTTGAAGAACACCTCAAGTCTTTCTCTTTTATAATCATCATCCCAATTACTTGCATCATCATATATTCTATCACCAGAATAATATTTATCCGATTCATAATATGATAATGTATTTTCAGTCGATTCTAAATAACTCGATAATTTATCAAATGTAAAATTGATTTTGTTTTTGTAAATATCAGTTGGTTCTACTAAATTATCATCAACAATTAACTCGTTAATTCTTTCCTCATCTAAATCTGATATTGACTTAATTAGTGGGTTAGTTTCAGCCACTTTTTTAAGTATAATATCCATTAAGTCAGTCACACTATCCGAAGACAATACCTGCATTTTACCAATTTGTTCCTTTATCTCACTTTCACTCAAATTAGGTTTAGTAAATGATGGGAAGAAATAATCACGAATTGAGATGTTTTCATCTAAGAATTTACCGGTATCGATTCTTTTATCATTAATATCCATGTATTGGTTGGTTTCAAAATGGAATTGATACTTTTGGTTAAAATCGGAATTATTAATAATGATATATAAATAACCCTTTTGGTTGTGGTAAGAAAAACGACTTTCCCTGTCTCGATAATTAGGGTTCAATGACTTAGGTCCCCATGCGGTACACCATTCGGTATTGATACCCAAATAACACGCCCCTTTCTCAGTTAATGGTACAAAAATTGTCCATTTATCGTCTTGGTGAACCATTTTATAGTCTTCAGGTGATAACGCCTTTAAAACGGTTGATAGGTCTTTTGCGTCCTTGGTGTAATATGATTTAACAACATCGTACAGGTCGGATAGGGTTTTTATTTTGTTAACATCCAAACTAAGTTGGTGTTTATAGACATACGTCAAATATTCTGTTGCTTTTGGTAAATCCTCAATCTTCAAATTACCTCTCTTATACATTGTTAAGAGTAACTTACTGTACTTACCAATTTTCTTTATTTCCTCTCCCGACCTCGAAGTATTTGGGTCACTAAATACAATCTGACTAAAGACATCATACGGTATGTCTTTATAATACGAATTATATATCTCTTGAGGTGTGGCCTCAAGCAACATTGATTCTATTAAGTTAATTATTTTCATTTAAAAAGTATAACAATAAATATCCGTATTATCGATGTTTACCTCACCGTTTAGAACAAATAAAAAAAGGGGGAAGAGTAGCGAACCTTCCCCCAACTCCGTGAACTAGTCCCGGTCCTAATGTGGGTATAAACCCAGTTATTTTTCTTTAATCAATAATTCACCTAATACTTCAATCTTACCTACCAATTCTTGGAATGGTATTTGTCCAATCTCCATATCGTCTTTTGTTGATTCGTAAAGTTTATCTAAAAGTTTTTTGTATTCTTTTTTAGCATCTTCCATGTTCATTTTACCTTCAGACGCTTTCTTGTAATAAGGTAGTTTTACTTTGAAGTGATGATACGTCAATAATGATAAACCACCTTTTTCTTTTGCGGTGTCACTAATTTTTTTAGCACCACCCATTCTTGTATCCGCAAACTTTTCAAATTCCTTTGTTTCGGATTCGATAATTCTCTTTAATTGTGATTCACTCAAAATTACTTTCATTATTCTTCGTCTTTGATTCCTTTTACTTCTTTATCGTACTCTTTAAATCTGTCAGGATTTGACATCATTGCACTTTTTGGGAATAGTCTCTTTTTACGAGTATTCGCTAAAGAACGAGACCTTTCATCAAGTTCCTTATCTATAATTTTTTTTAACTGAGATTCAGTGAATATGTACTTTTTCATATAATATAAATACTTCGATTTACCGGTTACTGCATAAAAAAAAACTCTCAGTACGAGAGTTTTTAATATGGTTAATTAATTTATTATTTTTTCAAAACTTGAGAACTTAAACTATTGATAATAGGGTTCTTTGTGAATTTGTTAAAGGTATCCTTTAATTTAAGTTTACCCTCATTTAGACTGATATCACCCATTTCATCTTCCATTCCCATTTCAGTATTCATTTCATCAGTTGTCATTTCTTCACCATCAACGAATTTACCGTCTTCAGTATCGACATTAAGTTCATCACCCATCGATTCTTCATCGTTGAAAGTTACACCTTCGTTTAATTTTTTCATTGCTTGGTGTTGAATCAATTTCTTCAATTGTGATTCAGTAACTATAATTTTCTTCGCCATTTTATTTAATATGTTTGTTTATAAATATCACGTTATTTCAATTAATACCTACCTTGTAAATAAACATACACAACTTCAGGTACTTTTGTGCAAGTTTGTTTATTTCCGGTTGAGTCATAACACTCAATGTAAGGTAACGTTTCCACGTAATCTCTTATTGATTTGGGTGCGATATAATATCCCTTTTTGTCTTTCATAAGTAATCTTTTCACAATGGATTCTCTATGATAAAGTTTATCTCTATCGTAGTACTCCATTATTAAGGATTCTAATTCAGACTTTTTAAATTCGATATTCATTATATGAATAAATACATTAATCCTCGGTTTTTTCAGTGGTGTACTGTAAAAAATATCTCACTCCGTGATGAATAATAAACTGAATAGGAAAGACCGTAACGGTGTTAAGATTTGGTGTCCACACTTCTGTAACACCAACACCTTTATTTTGTGGCCTCATGATAATTTTTTTACTGAAAAATTTAATAGTTCTTAATTCTGACATATATTGCACACTTTATTATGTGTGTTGTGAAAATTTAACAAAAAAATCGAAATTTGTGTATCTTTTATTTTAGATTACTCTTTACCATTTTGTAAATTTCATCCCAATTTTTCGATATAGATTCTTCATCATTTGAATTCGTAAGAATCAACGTAACACCATTATCGTGTTCTACCGGCGTTAAGTTATTTAGTTTTTCATGTAAATCGTCTTTGTCTATAAAACCAAGAACACCTTTTTTTTGATAGTTTTCCATATTTAATAGAAATTCTTCTTTATTCCACGGTAAACTATAATTTGGGTTTTTATAAAAGAATTTTCTATTTGTTTCAGGATTCATCAACTCAACCCCATTGTTTCTTATATCATTCTGTGCTGACTTTATTGTATTAAACAATTTTGCATAATGCATTAGCGGTTGAATGTGTCCTGAACAAGATGGTGTTGTTGGGATAGATTTTGAATGAAAAAGTTTAACCAAATCTAATAGACTTTCGTCCACAGTCTTGTAAAATGAATTACTTTTGGGTAAATGATATTCTCTCGGGGTTTCATAAAAAAAATACCACGGACTCTTTTCCGTTTGTAACCATAACCCTTTGTGGAACTGATTGTGTGGTATTAAATCTGATTTTATTTTCATTACGTATAATAAATATCCTAAAAAATTTTGGAATATATAAAATATAACGTAACTTAGCAACGTTAATGTAAAAAACAACAAAGACATGAAACAAGTAATTTTTATCCTTTTGACATTTTTGGTTACAAACTTATCCGCACAAAGTGTTGACTCCTCAGACATTATGGTTTACAACGTGAAAACCGAAACAATCATGGCGATGAGAACTTGTTTTATTGAAAATGAGTCGATTGAAGAAATATTACCATACTATCATGTAAGTTCAATTAGTTTGTACTATTCCAACTACATGAACACTAAACCCGATTCAATTTTCTTTTTAACCGATACAGGATATGTGAAATACCCAACAATAGGTGAAGTTATTTTTGATAATCTATCGGGAACTGTTACATATCTATTCCAATCATACTTAGAATCTGACGGCACATATTACACCGGTTCATTCACCACATCAACTAGTGATGAAATAATCAATGTAATCATCCCTAATAAAGAATTTATTATTAGTTGGGAATCAAAAGTTAAGAATTAACCTCGTTCTTGGTTCGGTATTGGACTACCTAAATCGTAGGTATTATTGGCTGCACGTTGGGTGGAATCTGATTTTTGAGGTTGAACGGAACCACTTCTAATAACACCGAATGTTACATCAATAATGTTTTTAGATAAATCACTACTTACATTATTTTTAAAATTAGTTGAATTAACTAATTTTTTGGCCTGTTCGGGACCATATGCTGCATTAAAAAATGAGTAAACTCTTTCTTTATATTGTTTGGTAATCTCCTCAATGAATATATTGGTGAAATTATTATATTCTGTTGAAGCGTTTTTAACAGCATTATAGTTTTTAGCGTATATACCTCTTACTAATGTTGGATTTTTAGGTATTGTTTTTAAAAGATTTGATATTGATGTTGAATTGTAGTTTTTAAGTATTGGTTGACCATTGGTATCTTTTTTTACCCTAAACTCAGCAATTTCATTTGAGGGAATGAAATATGAATCTAAACTATATAACGTCTGTGTTAAATACGTCGCAATCTCCTCTTCGGACATTCCCGAGAACTTGTTTAACATTTTATAGACATAACTATCACCTTGGGCGTATTTAGGTAAAACGTTATTAATTTTTAAGATATAAGCGGTAATCATTAAATTGAAGCCATTCAAGTATGGTGTCATATTACCAATAATCGATGCATTAAATTGATACGACGAACTTCTTCTAACCTCTTCAGAAAAACCTATTGTGATTCTGTTTGGGTAACTCGTTTTACTTTCAACCAGTGCTCTTGAAAGTGCGAGTAATCCGTTACCTGACGCAACAATTTTGGTCATTTTCCAAACGTATTTAGGGTCGGTCTCATCTCCATAGTTTGTTTCAAATACTTTCGAACCCGAACCACTTAGTGATTCAACTTTTGGTGGTGTTGCGGTATCTAATTTAGATGGGGTTTTAACAGTTTTGTTTGGGTTAAATTCTGTTTTTGTGAATCTATTAATTGTAATTTCAATAAAATCCTCACCACCTTTTGGTGACTTTTCGGTTAACATTTCAAATAGACTTAGGTTTCTAACTTGTCTAAATGTTTTACCAATCTTATCTCCCGATAAAACCCATCTACCGGTAAAGTTAGATTGATTCGCATTTAAACCGGCATTTATTAATACAGATGGACTACTAATTGGTTCTTTCGATGTCGTCCCTTTTATTTCTGAAAATGAAACGGTTTGTTCGTTAAGGATATTCTTAACGATTTTAAGTAAATCATTCTCGTTTAATTTAATTATTTTCTTCATACTTTAACTGTGCTTAATGTTTCTACCTATATTAGTATATTCTGACATATTAGGGGATGTTTCGACCATCTTCTTCACAGTGTTATATAATACTTGAGCATTTTTGGTTAACGGTCTAACCGGTTTTCCGTCACGAATGTTCTCACAATGAATCATTACCTCTTTCTTAGCAATTAATCCTTTCATTTTATCGGGATATATGTCGTTCACAATACTGTCCCAATGTTTATCCAAATAACCCAATATCGCGGATGATATCATTTTATTATTCGTTTCCTCAGAAATAACATTTTCAACAATTTTAATTAATTGTGACTCGTTTAATATAATGACTCTTTTCATAATTTATAAATATCTTGTCCCGGTTCCGGCGCCCGAGGTTCGTTTTTAAATAAGTATTCCTCAACTATATTATTAATTAACCCAATACCTTCGGGATTACCAATAAAACAATCGCATCTCAAGAAACTCTTAGCCACAGACTCAGAACCTTTTTCCTGAATCATTTTACGAACTTGTTCCTCAGACGATACCAAACATTTATTAAATCCCATATACAATAAATAGAAAAATTTTCTTATTATTTAAGTATGAGTTCAATATTATATAAGGTCATAGGTATTTCCGAGGATGAACCGTGTGAAGAATGTATACCGGGATTCACACTTAGGTTAATGGAACTGGGTTTTATAGAGGGTGCATTAATAGAAATAAACGATTACAAACACGGATTTCATGTAGTGAGCTTACTCAACGATACCGGTGGTGTGGAGACGACCTACGTTATTAAAGACCACGAATTAAATAGAATCAAAAAGGTTAGAGCATAAAAAAACCTCCCGAGAGAGGTTTAATTATTTTATAATTAATTCGTGTTTGTTTTAAATCCAAGCCAATTCTATCACACCTTTTAAAACCATTCTATCCGCATCACTCTTAATTCCCGTGGTGTCACCTGTAGATTTACAAACTACATCCATATCGTAAGGATATTCTGTTTTCATTACAGTTTTAGTCCAATTCTTGGCCTTCATCACGTCTTCTTCAGTAGAAATACCCTTCCATCTGTTCCACGTTCTACATGCCATAATTTTTAGGTCTTTATCATTTAACGACTCACCGGTTCTTAACTTAGTTACTTGTTCATCAAGACCAAATAAGTGAAGACCTTTATCGATGATGTCTCCGTGTTCAGAAACACACTCTCTGTACATTTTTTTGTCAGACTCTGGCATTTTCCCAATTGTGTCAGGACCCCATACACCATCAGTAGGATAAACCTTAATCATGGTTTGGTACTTTACAATTGCTTGTGCCGATTTCGAATTAGGGTAAGTTCCGATAGAACCATCCATCTTCAACGGTTGACCTGTGTCATCCTTAATACCTTTCTTATTTAAGAAACACTGAATCGCCATGTTTAGTTTATAGGTTTCAGATTGTTCAAATAGAACACCTTGTTTATATCCATGGGACATGTGACTTTCAAGTATTTGTTTTTTTTCTTCCTCAGTTACAGTGAATTTACGCATAATAAAAAACTTTTTTTCTATAAATACTTGTTTATATCGAAAACACACCTTACTTTTGTGAAACATTTCAGAACAATCGTAAAAATTACCTGAAGTAAAAATGATGTATTTCATTTTATAACCAAACGGTTGAGGGTTCTGAAAAAAAAAATCAAAAAAGATTTGGAGAATTGAAAAATTCTTCTTACCTTTGTAAAACAAATCGGGAGAAATCCTGAAAAGTTCTTTGAAGATAGTAAGTTGTAGAAACAGTCTAGGTCCGTAGGGCTACTGTTGTATGTGAGGAAAGTGACTACGGGATTCCTTCGCATTTCAAGTGTAAGTGAAACATATTACCGCAACAGTTATAACGACTTACAATCTTTTTTGAAAAAAAATCAAAAAAGATTTGGAGAATTGAAAAATTCTTCTTACCTTTGTAAAAGATTTGAGAGTCACTGACTCGAAGGTCTTAAAAAAGATAGTTCTTTGAATTAAAAATATTGGGCGGTCTATAGTCCATAAAATAAACCACGAAAGTGGTATAAAGTGACTCACCATTGGTTAATGTGGGTTGCGGTATCGAATAGGGGTAACCTTGTTTGGTACTTGAGTAGACAAGCGAGATATCATTTGGTCTGAGTATTCGAGGGTAACACTGTAGAGGAAATGACGAAATGACGGGGCGATGTGGGTCGTTCCGTTGAGGAGGGAACTCCAATAAGAATAACTCGTAGGATTATTGTGAGAAATGTAGTTATCCGACTATATTATCGCGTGATTCAATACAATGGTAATCTTAAAACCGAAAGGTATGATGATGTACAGGTGGTGCTGTTATCGTCCTTGTTTAAACTCTACCAAGAGTTTATCCATGAAGGAGACCAAAAGTATGGAAATGGGGACATTTCAGAGGGTAGTTTAGTATCGTGTCGTTCAAAAGATGACATGGCTGGTCGGCGAGCCACTACCTTCATCATCCACAAAACCGCAACTTTGAAACTGTTGATTTTCAAAAGTCAAATCAAAGGAAAAGTGCTCGTCAGTCGTCGGAAACAGGTGACTACATAGTAATGAGATGTTCATTGCCGTAGAGGGTCCCAAGCCCGATACGATTTTTATGAAAGTTCTCTAGTCCCGCAAGGATTAATCGGGGAGGCATTCTCGAAGAGTGACGATTAGTAAGAGAGTATTCGATGACTCAAGGATTGGTTAATCTAATTGACCGTCACTGGTTGTTACTTCTCAAAAGGAAGTGGATATGAAGGGAATCAAATAATCCTTCTAAAGACAACTAATAAAACTTGTAATCTCAGAGTTTTTTAATTTAAATCAGACTTGTTCTGATTTTTTTTATGCCCTTTCGTTAACGACATATTTTTTCACATCCGAACTGTGGATGTTGATGAAACAGTTATCACTTCTTTTAAAGGATACATAGATTTCTCCGAATGGAGTTACATAGGTTTGTACCGGTATCATTTTTACACCGTCATAACTGAATTTTAGTTCTTCAATTTTTGTTGAGTCTCTCATTAACTAATTGGGTTGTGTTTATCTTTATCGTATTTCATTCCGATGCCATAATCGTCACTGTAATATGTACTGTTACTGATACTACCTTTTGAGTCGATTGTACTAATAACAAATCTACCGTTTCTCGGGTCGGTGGTTATATCGTGAATCTTACTATCCCCACGAATACCCCCAACAAAATCACCTTTCTCAACATATTGAGGTGGCATATATAAATAGGAATTTTCGTTTGGATGGTAATTCTCTTTTCTAACCTTAAAGTACGTCTTCAATATCTGAGGATAATACTTATCAAATACCGCAACCATCTTCTCACTCGGTTTATCATTATATATGTCTTCGATTGCCGATAAGAACTTAGCACCTTTAAACTCATAGTTTCTCAAATCCTGATAGAATTCAAGTTTTTGTGTGTATATCTCGTTGGTCTTTTTATTCAAGTAGAATATGGTAAGTGAATTGTTCGGTGAGAAATATACATAAGGAAAGTTTTTACTCTTATAGAACTCGTAATTATCAAACGGTGTTGTTCTATATGAAATGAACCAATTATTATCATTAACGATTGTATTCATTGTATTGTGAATATCGTTAACAAAGTATTGTGCAATTTCCTGTCTTGTCTCCTTTAGTTTTTTCAACCATATAGGTTTCTGTGTCTTGATGTATTCTTTAACCAAATTAAATACCTCATCAGGGATAAGGAACTTAATTAGATTCATATCCACGCTGTTCTGTTCACCGGTAAAATCAAGTTGATTATCCGACATATCATACCACCCTTTAAGTTCCTCCGCATCGGGTGTAAATGGATGATAGTATGCAAATTTATATTCTGACTTGGTTGTGTTCTTATGTGGTGAACGTATAATGAAATAGATTAACACCCCATTCTGCATGTAATAGTTGAAGTGTTCATCTGTGGACGGAACTGCGGTACACCATTTGGTGTGAGCACCATACTTACAAGATGACTTGTGGGTTAACGGTGCAACCACAACAAGATTTTCATCCTGATATATTTTGGTACGGTCTTCTTCCTTGTTTCTGACCTCTTTTATAATACCCTTTAATTGGGATTCGGTGATTACTACTTTCATGTTATTATAAATATTCTCAGATGCAAATAAAAACCCCCACCTTTGGGGTGAGGGTTTATAAAACGACCATTTAGAATTAACCGTTATAGTTTTGCCAAAAAGAATACAACTTACTGTCGGAAAGTGGTTTTTTGGTTTTTGGTAAGTTTTGATGATTCATAAAACAATCAAACGCAAATAAGATTTCACAAATAACCGGAGTCACACCTTTTGAGTATGAACTATAACCGTTGTATTTCCAAACATTTTTATTTTTTGGATACAATGTGTTTAGTACATAATGTACACCATCCACTTCAGTTGAATCATTCGTTTCGGTAATCTCGTTTATGTAATTATTGACCAATTCACGGAAACGAGGATTGTTAACATTATATCTCTTTGCCACCATTAAGAAAGATGCGGTAACATTCATACTAAGTTTACGGTTATTTTTACTGTCCAATGCATTGTTCATTTCATCGAGAGCAAATAACTCATTTTTAAAGTACCTCAATTGTTCTTTTTCAGATGCTGTTTGAAGATATAAAGGTCTTCCATTTTTATCTAAATTATCGTGGTCATAACCATAACGACAAGCCAGCGCCAATGTTGATTTAAATTTACCTTTTTTAATCATATCAGTGACTGCAACATAATCCATCTCACGAAGTAATCCGGTCATTTTATCAGATGATGTTTCTACCGACTCATAACTGTCAATACTGTAGTATGTTTTATCAGCCTCTTCTTTTGTATAGAAATCATAAATTGTCACATCCAAATTTACAGGTGGTATAAGATTTGGATATTTTACCCAAACTTCCGCTCTGGTGTTACCATCCAATCGGAATAAGTCACCTTTTTTGTAACGACCGAAAGATGTCATTGCTCTACCTACTTTTACTTCCACATGTCCCGGTATGAATCCACTTGCGAGATTTTTTGACACTTTTTTCACGCGATGTTCCACTTCTCTGTTCATTTCATAAGGTGGGACGTTTAAGAATTTGTCAACTGACCATTCTTCTCTTCTGCGATTGTATTTTGTGTATGTTTTTAAATCCACAGAGTTTTGAAATTGTTGTACGATTTTCATTTTTTTTTATTTTTAAAAGTTAGTAAGAAATTTTGATATTGAATTTTGTAAGATTGTTTATATTATTGATGAGTTTTTTAACGTCTCTTAAAGAAATTATTGGATTTAGGTAATACCCATCACCCACATCGACTGTTCGGGTCTCACTTTTTAAAGTACTCAAATACGCCGGCCAAAATGCGTGTACAATTGTTTTTGGTCTTAATATTTTAACCAATTCTATTAATGTTTTACGGTTATTTGATTCAAATAACTCCCCATAATACTTCCCATCTTTATTATAGACTAAGAATTTTATTCTAGTGCTTGGGTTTCGGGGTCTTGTGATTTGTTTTTGTGGTGTAAAATCAAAGGGTATTTGATAACTTTGATACATACTTGTAATTTGTCTGTCTATTGTGGACAAATAAGACATTAAACCTTTTGTGGTGTTATTGGTTAGGATATTGTGTTTCTTTAATAACCAATCTAAATCAAATGCACTTATTGAGGTGGACATTGGAACTATTTTATTATTCATGTTCGCCCACGACGTTCCATTCATTGGTGTTAAGTGAATTGCTGGGTTATCTGTAATTGCCTCTTTAGGAACAATATAAAATTTTGGTTTGAAGTTTTTAACCCTATCCACAAAACATAGAATAAAATAATCAAAATTTTGGTGTGTTCTGATGTTTGTGATTCTGTATTTATCTCCATCATTGAGGTAGGATATTTTAATCTCACAATACTTCTTTTGACCCAACATTGTATATTGTGCATCACCACAATCTAACTTTGGGTTCATCTGTTTCATCCCACCATTAGACATTTGTATGATTTTCTTTGCAAATAAGATACCATACGTGTTTGGATAACAATTACGATATGCCAACATAATAAATTCATCTAACGGGGTGTTGAAGTCCTCATCAGACATTTTGTTTTGTTTTGAGGATTTTTCTAAAACCTCCCTTAATAATTCATTCATGACTATAATTTATTTTTTACGGTACAAAGGAAGGAAAGTTTTTTGTAAAAACAAAATTTTTTTTCCATTCCATTTTTAGGGTAGGGGAAGGAAAGTCTAAAAATGGTATAAAACCCTTCTTTTTATTATGAATTATTTTTTTGGTAAATAAAAAAAATGTGATAAATTTGTTCACTAATATAATAATATCATGAATACACCAGCACAAAATGTAGAGAAAACCCTTAAAGGGAAAAAGGTATTGTTCTTGGAGAACGATAACGTATTGGAGAATGAATTTGATAAATAATAAAAAACCTCACCTTTTTGGGATGAGGTTAATATTATTTTATGATATTAATTTCGGGAAGGATAAATACCCTCAACGCAAATTATAAATCGAATACCCATTGAAGGTGGATAAATCGGAATGGGTACATTTGTTGGTGTGGCGGGACCATATACATTAATAGTTGATTCTCCCTGAGATGGTTTAGGTACTTGTACATTAGAAACACCAATAGGTAAATTAGAATTGTTAATCGTTACAGTTGATGTACCTAAATATTCCCCCTGATTAATAGATACGTTTTGACCTATTGGTTGTCCAACTCCAACAGGCACTCTCCCTCTTAGGTCAGGTAGTTCAAAGGTTTGTACTCCATTTCCACCATATTGTGTCCCTAAGACCGAGAATAATGCTGGATTTGAAGAAATTGACATCAACTGTCCTTCACAGAACATCCATCCTTTAGGTGCAAAGTTTCCTGCAAACATTCTAACTTCTCCGATTAAGGCATCCACTTGTCCAAATACCGAACTTGTTGAGATTCCAATTAATAAAATTAAAAGTAGTCTTTTCATAATATATTTTTTTGATAATGATAATAAAAATCAAAAAATATGTAAAGGGAATAAACCAATAATTGGATAGGGTCATAAAGAAAAATCGGAAATCCCGATTTTTTGAAAAATTTCCCGGAATTTTTTTTTCGTGTTTTGGAGATTATTTTCCACTAAGAGGTTTTTACTGTAAAATATTTTCCACTATAACCCCGATTTTGGAAATAGGGGGTAAAATAATAAAAGAGTTATATTAATAATCAGGGTTTAATATGATTCTTTTTTTCGGTGATATGACAATGTGTAAATCAAATGACCTTGCATGATAAACATAGTTACCCCAAATCTCTATTTCTGCAATATTGGTTTTTTGTTTATAACCCAGAGTTGTTGGGATTTGATATCCAATTGATTTATCGTATCTCCTTAACCAAAAAGGAGAAAAGAAAAATCCTTTATATTCTACTATGTTTTGCCAAAAGAAATATGAATTTTCCGTGGTTATTGGGTGATATGTAAAACCAACCCTTGGACCAAATATAAAGTCACCTTCTTTGAATGTTCGTTGGTAATATGCAATTAACGCCATTCCGTTAGCGTTGGCGGTTATTCCGGGTACAATTTCTTCTATACCATCATTTTCATATATTTCTTGACCATGTAGGTTTACAAAAAAAAGAACAAATAATATAGTAAACAACCCTTTCATATACCAATAAATAGGTATGATTACCTAATAAGAATGTCATTTTAATATCATATATTAAATTCGGATGATGTTCCATATTTCTGAAAAATTCTGGAAAATTTTTTTTTCAGAAATAGGGTATACTTCTAACTTTTCGGATTTTTTCCGGAAAAATTTCTGCTAAGGTATTGTCCCCCCTATTTAGACCCCCCAAAATACCATATATAAGGGGGGATACGGGAGGGGGG